CTTTACTCCGTATAAAACGAAAAAAGGACAGACTATGGCTCACATAGTAATGTCTGATAAATATAAAAATCTAAAAAGAGCCATTGTTTTTGCAAGTATGTATCCAGTAGCCTTAGCTAAAATGAGGGATGGCATGACATGCAAACCAATTACTAAAGAATTAGATGATGGCACTTTAATGATTAAGGAGATAAAATGACACAAACACCAGAAGAAATATTCCAGGCTATGAATGCTTCAAGAATATTAGTAGCAGTTTTAACTAAATTAGGTTCTATTGAAATTCCAACCCAGTTATTTATGGAAGCTAATAATCAAGATAAGCAGCTTTCAGTATCTTATAATGATGAAAATTTATCATTTGAATTCAAGTTGCGTGAAGAAGATGGTCAAGGAGAATATGAACTCCCTACCGACTGATTACGGATTAGATGCACTTTCTGCACTTTTGCATGAAACAGCAAAAGATAAAGGATTTTGGGATGGAGAATACTCTTATGACAAAATTGGCAATAAACTTGCTCTTGTACATTCGGAAGTTACTGAAGTTTTGGAAGCTATCCGTAAAGATCAGGGGTCTGAAAAAGTTGTAGAAGAAATTGCAGATACAATTATTAGATTATTAGATTTATATGCTGCTATGCGTAATGAAGAATTTGTTATTCATAGCCTTGACGAGGTTTTGCAAAATAAAATGGATAAAAATAAAGTTAGGCCACCTCTTCACGGAAATCGTTTTTAATGATATACTATACTAAAGAAAGAAAATAATGACACTACAAATAGACGATATATTAGCAAAACTAGATACAAAAACTAGAAACAGAGTTCAATCTGCAATTGATGTTAAGGTTGAAAAGCAGAAGACTCCAAGCATTGGGCTAAACCTTGCATTAAAAGGTGGTCTTGGCTTTGGCAGACAAGTTTTAGTTTGGGGAAATAAGTCGGCAGGTAAATCGTCATTTTGTTTACAGATGATTGCAGAAGCACAAAAAGAAGGAAAGGTTTGCGCTTGGATAGATGCTGAGCATTCATATGATCCATTATGGGCATCAAAACTTGGAGTAGACTCGGAAAAACTTGTATATTCTTCTGCAAAAACAGTTAATGACATGGTTGATGTTGCAACACAACTTATGGAAGCCGAAGTAGATATAATTGTAGTTGATTCTATATCTGCTCTTCTTCCTGCAATATATTTTGAAAAAGATTCAGATGAACTCAAAAAACTTGAGGATACAAAACAAATAGGCGCAGAAGCAAAGGATATGACCCATGCGGTCAAGATGTTAAATTATGCAAACAAAAATACATTACTTGTTCTCATTTCCCAGCAAAGAAATCAATTTGGGTCTATGCATGCCAGCCACATACCTACGGGAGGAATGGCAGTCAAATTCTTTTCCTCCACAGTCATTAAGCTTTGGTCTTCCGAGGCTGAGGCTAATGCTATCAAATCTGGCGTTAAAGTTGGCGATAAAATTATTGAACAAAGAGTCGGAAGACCAGTTAATTGGATTATTGATTACAACAAACTTGGGCCCCCAAATTTATCTGGACAGTATGACTTCTATTTCCAAGGAGAAACATTAGGGGTAGATGGCGTAGGAGAAACTTTAGATGTTGCAGAAATGTGTGGAATAGTAGAAAAAGGCGGGGCATGGTATACCGTAAATGGAGAAAGATTACAAGGTAGAGCAAAGGCCGTCCAGTATCTTAAAGATAATCCAGATGTAGTTAACAAATTAAAGGAAGAGATTGATGCCAAATATTAATGAATTCATTGGACCAAAGCCAACAGAAGGCGACATAGAGCATTTAGAAAAAGTTATTGGCTCTAAACCTTGTTTTAAATGCGACCTAGATGCTTCTGAATATTTTTGGGATAAAGAGAATTTTATTATGACATGGACATGTAGCTCTGGGCATAAAAATAATTTAAAGGTAAATCAATGAAAAATTATACTTTTGAAAAAATTGTAGTTGCTCCTCAAATAGTTATTTATAAAAATATTTTTAAATATAATAAAGAAATGATAGATATGCTCAATTCTAAAAATTGTATTATTGGCGAGTGGTATGACTGGTTTGAGCAAGGTTCTCGCAAAGAAGTTTTTGAGTGGAATAATTCTATATTAAATTCTGACTCAGAAGAAATAATAAAACAAAAAAATATAATTCAAGAATTTTTAGATATTTTAGATTTTATTAGAAAAGATTACTTTGATGAGTTTAATTTACGTAATTCAATTTGGCCTAAATTTATAAATGATTGGAACAAAATGTTGCATGAACCAACTTATTATGATTTAGATTTTTTTAAATGGTCAGATGATAAATTAAAGAATAGAAATTTAAAAATAGGTCAAGTTATGATGCCATATCACGTAGATGATTGGTATCATGAAAAAGATTATTCTACAAAAAAATTGGTTGCTACAATTAATATATATTTAAACAGCAATTATAGCGGTGGAGAAATATGTGCATATGATTCAATTTCTAATAAGAGCTATGTTTATAAGCCAGGCGAGGGTGATTTGGTTATAATGCCTTCACATTCTCCATTTTATCACGCTGTTAAATTTTTTGAAGGCGCAGATAGATATTTTATGAGATCATTTTTTAAATATGAATATGTCGGAACCAGCTCAGAAGAAGTTGATGTATTACAAGAAATTAAAAAATATGTTGATAAAGATTTACAGCAAATAAGTGTTAATGCTGAGGAAATTATAGTTTCATGATAAAAGATTTAAATAAAAAAGAAATTTTTCCAGGGGTGTTGGTTTATAAAAATATGTTTAAAGATATTAATAATACATTTAATATAATAAAACAAAGTGAAAATATAAGCCAGGATACATATATTACTAAATGGCAGGATTGGGGAGTTTTTGGTAAAATAGCAAAAACTGTTGATAATTTTTATGACATAAAAATAGAAGAAAAAACAGATCAATATGAAATTATAAATGAATTATTTAATAATTATAAAAATGTAGGACAAGACTATGTATCATTTTATAAAGATAAAATAAATTGGCCAAGCTTTGTAAATCATTTTGATTTAAGTTCGCCACCGTGGACTCGTGTCAAGGCAGACATATTAAAATATGATATTACAACAGAAAGAGATATGGCTTTATTTTATCATGTAGATCAAAACCTATGGAAGATGTCCTCTGGTGATCTTAAATTTGTATTAACTGTAACTGCATATATGAATGATGATTACATTGGCGGAGAGATATCTTTTTTAAATGATCAAACAAATGAAATACTTACATATAGACCAGAAGCTGGAGACATTATAGTATTCCCGTCATTTTATCCATACTATCATGGAGTACTTCCAGTTACTAGTGGCAATAAATATCTCTTTAGAATGTTTCATAAGTGGGAATATGAAGGAGATTCTGAATGGAATTTACTTAAAGAAAAATATGGAATTGAAAAAGTAACAGAAATTTATAACAATGAAATAGAAAAAAAAATAAAAATTGCTGAAGAAAAATTGTATGATACTGATAATCCAGATTATAGCTATGATCCTAATATTGTAATGCCTTATAAAAATGGTAAAATTTATAAAGAAACATATGTTGATGGGAGAGATAATGACTGAAAGATCTGAAATTAAAAGAGATAATGCAAAAGCTCAAAAAAATTCTGGAAGAGGAAAATACCAAAAGGGTGATGCAAAATGGTATAATTTTGTTGTTGATTATAAAGAATCAAAATCTTCTTTTAATTTAAATAAATCTGTTTGGGCAAAAATATGTACAGATACATTTAAAGTTGATAGGGATATGCATCCATTATTAAAAATTATTATTGGAGAAAAAGATAAAACAAGACTTGCAGTTGTAGAATGGTCTGTGCTAGAAGATTTAGTAAAGTTCAGGGAGGAGAAAAATGTATAATGTAGTTGCCTATAGAGGAACAAACGGTAAGGGTGCTAAATTAAGACAATTAAAATTTCAAAGAGAATGGATGCATTCTAGTACTTACAGTTGTTTCCCAATAGCCCAAGCAAATGTTTTTGGATATGGTGTTTATTATGATGAAGATATATCTTTTAAATGGAATGGTGATAGAGAATCTGCAGCAGTTGGTATTTTAGGAAAAGATCATATATGGTCAGATGCAGGAAGAAGCGAAGGTACGGTAAGCTTTGTTACTAATTTAGTATTTAAATCAGATCAAAATATTAGTTTATTAACAATGCCAGTACCAAATGAACCATTAGAAGAAGCAATGGTCTTGAGTACAATTTTAGCTACATCATTTTTTACAGGAGAGCTATCTATTGTATGGAGAATAAAACCAGAGTTTGCAAATAAAGAAATTTTAATACCAGCAGGAACAAATATTGGATGTATCCTTCCGATATCAATAGGAGAATTTAATAATTCAACAATAACAATTTTAAATGAAGATTTTCCATACCCAAAAACTAATGACAGAAAAGAATATGTTGATGCATTGCATGCATCAGTAAGAGAAACTGGCAAAAGATTAAGATTATATAAAAAGGGAATGGATGAATTCGGTAACAAAATTGGATCTCATGAGGCAGATCCAATAATTTTAAATGTTAAAGAAAATTAATTTTAAAAACAATAAAACATTTATTGTTTTTTATTTAAAAAGGAGAACGTAATGCCAAATCCAACTATTACATTAGTAGGTAGGCTTGGTCAAGATCCATCTCCAATTGGAGATACTGGTCTTAGACTGCGTGTGGTAACACATGATAGAGTAAAAAATGAAGAAACAGGAAAGTATGAAGACTCTGCCACTTCCTGGTGGACCGTAAAGCTTTGGGGTAAATTTGCCGATCAGGCAAGATACACTATAAAAAAGGGTCAAGAGATAACACTTACTGGAACAATATATGAATCAACTTGGGTAGACAAGTCTGGTAATAATAGAAGTGAACATGAGATAAAAGTGTATAAGCAAATGGAAGGACACTGCGTAGCTGTAACTTCTTATACTTTACAAAAAGATCGTTCCTCAGATAGATCTTTTGATGAAGTAGAGGTTCCATTTTAATGAAAGAAATATTTTTAACTACTATAGTAGGAGCAGTAGTCGGTGGAATTTTTAGTGCATTTAAATTACCTATACCAGCACCGCCAGTATTTGCTGGCTTAATGGGCATTGTTGGTTTATGGATTGGGTATGCACTAGTTACAAAGGTTATTGTAGGTTAATATGTCAGACGTGAACACCTTGGAATTAATTAATAAAATAACTGAATTTAATGATCTTCATGAGTATATGAAAGACGAACAGTTAGATAAAGCTTTATCAATTGTTGTTAAGCTTTTAATGAATCCAGATGTTCCCGCTGCCAAAGCACCGCAGTTAATTATTGAGTTGCAGGCAATGTCTACAAAATTCTCTATGATGGCTGCGGTGTATTCTACAATTGCAAAAGATAAAGCGGGCACTGCAAATAACAATAAAAAAAATATATATTATTCAGCAAAGGAGTCAATAGATAAACTTGTGGATGCACTCAAGTATGTCGTAAGATATAATGGCTAGAGAAATAGTAAACAATTTAAAATTTAAAAAAACTACAGGTAATTTTGATCCATCTTCATTTTCTAAAATGTTAAATGAGGCATATCTATCAACAAAAAAGCCAAATCAAAAAACAACAAAAACTAGTTTTAGTCCAAGCTCTTTAGGTTATGGACATGGTAATTGCCCTAGGTATTGGTATTTAGCGTTTTCTGGAGCAATGTTTATAGATGAAAATGATTCTATTGCAATTGCAAATATGTCACAGGGTACACAGGCTCATGAAAGAATACAAAAAATGATTACAAAGATGGGCGTCATGAAGCATGAAGAATATGAAATTATTAATGAATATCCACCAATACGTGGTTTTATAGATGTGATTCTTGATTGGAATAATGAAGAGGTTATTGGAGAAATTAAAACGGCAAAGCAAGAAAGTTGGGATACTTATCAAGGTAAGATGAGTCCAGCTCCTAACCATTTGCTACAAATATTAACATATATGAAATTGCGTAATGTTAAAGAAGGATTTTTCTTATATGAAAATAAAAATACGCAACAGGTATTAATTATTCCTGTTCAAATGAATGAAAGAAATACAAAGATAATTACAGAATTATTTGAATGGCTATGTTCTGTATATGATAATTTTAATGATGGAGATTTGCCATTACGTCCATATAAAAAATCTGCTTCACAATGCAAGAATTGCCCAGTTAAAAAAGAATGCTGGTCTATGGAAGAGGGACTAATAGAAATAGTTCCGTATGAGCCAATTAAAATATGATATGCGGTAATAAAGATTGTGCTATAGAGTTTGAGCCAAAAACTCATAATCAAAAATATCATAATGATGAATGTTGCAGAATTGCAACAAATAAAAAAATTATGGAAAAGTATTATGAAAAAAAAGCAATCAGATCTGGAGCAAAAAGAGAGTGTAAATACTGTAAATCTAATTTAAGTAGATATAATCAGTCTTTAGTTTGTTCTAAATGTGAAAAAAATAATATTTCAAAGCATAGGAATAAGATCAGGAGGATGTTAAATGACATTAGCCAGCCTGATTAAAACTAAAGCAAATAGGGTATTGGGAATAGATGCATCTACAAATTCTATTGCATTTTGCCTGCTTGAAAATAATAAACCAGTTAAATGGGGTAAAATTAATTTGACGGGAAACGACATATATGAAAAAATATATGATGCTAAATGCAAAACCTTTGCAATGATAGATGAATTAAAATCAGATTATATTGCAATTGAGGGAGCAATACTTGTCAAATCTGCTGATGCTGTGATAAAATTATCTTATGTCTACGGTGTTGTTATTGCTGAACTTATGTCTACTGGCTCTTCCGTTATTACTGTATCCCCTAGTTCTTGGCAGGCTCATATCGGAAATAAGAACCCAACGAAATTTGAAAAAGAAAAATTAAAATCAGAAAATCCTGGATACGCAGATTCTTGGTATAAGAATAAAATGCGAGAAATTAGAAAAAAGAGAACAGTGGATTATTTTAACAAAAAATATAATTTAAGTTTAGAAGATTTTGACGTAGCAGATTCATTCGGAATTGCTTATTATGCTAATGAAGTGTTGACTAAAAGATGATTATACAGATTATAGGACTTCCTGGTTCTGGGAAGACAGAGCTAGCAAAAGCTTTAAAGGAAAGAATTAATGCAATCCATTTAAATGCAGATGAGGTTAGATCAACTGTTAATTCAGATTTAGGATTTAGCCCTGATGATAGAATTGAACAGGCACGTCGTATGGGAGAAATGGCAAGGCTAATTGCTAAACAAAATGTTGCGCCAGTGATTGTTGACTTTGTATGTCCAACAAATGCAACAAGATCAGCTTTTGGTAAACCAGATGTTTTGATTTGGATGAATACTATCCCAGAAGGAAGATTTGAAGATACAAATAAATTGTGGCAAGACCCAGAAGATTTTAATATTTCATATATTGATTTTGTAGATGATGTAGGCGCAAGAGCAAAAGATATATGTAAGATTTTTAAATTGCATGACTGGTCAGAACCCACAACATTAATGCTTGGTAGATATCAGCCATGGCATGAAGGTCATCATGCTTTGTATATCGAGGCTGGAAAGAGAACAGATCAAGTACTTTTAGGTGTTAGAAATACATATAATACAAGTCCAAAAGATCCTCTCACATTTGATCAGGTAAAAGAATATATTGCAAAAGATGAATTTATGGACGGAGCAATGGTATTAAGATTACCTAATATTACCAATATTGTTTATGGTAGAGATGTTGGATATAAGATTGAACAGGTCAAGTTAGGAGAAGAAATTGAAAATATTAGTGCTACTCAAAAGCGTAAAGAATTGGGTATTTGAAAATAAAATTGCAGATGCAGAAGCAAGACTATATTTAGGAGAAATACAAGATGAGAGTAACGAAAAGTAGGTCTTTTGCTAAAGCATGGAGCTACAGGGTTTTTGGAACCTTAACGTCTTTTATTGTAGTATATATAATTACAGGTGAAGCTATATTGGCAACTGCTATTGCTTTTTGGGAAACTGTATTAAAAGTAGGTGTTTATTATTGGCATGAACGCATTTGGGACAAGATACAGTGGGGCAGAAAATGAAGTTATATAAAAGTAAAGATTGGCTATATCGTAGGTACATAGTTCAAAAGAAAACTATGGAGGATATAGCAAAAGAATGTGGCGTAACTGTTATGACCATATATAGAGCATTAAAAGAGAACGGGTTAGTTAAATGAGTCTTCAGCCAGTATTTCCAGATTCAGGTCAATTTCAATGTGATGATTTATATTTATTAACAGTTGGAACTGAAGCAGGTAAAGAAATATTAGAAACTTGTCATGAAATTGCACACATGCTGGTAAAAAAGAATATTGCCTACGGCAATTCAGCCCTAGATCCTGTGCGTATATTTTCAAAGGCGGGACCAAGAGAGCAACTCCATGTCAGAATTGATGATAAATTAAATAGATTAATGAAAGGTACTGATTATCCAGGAGATAATGATATTGATGATTTAATTGGATATTTAGTATTGTTAAAAATAGCTAAATCTCAATCCTAGTCAACTAAGATATGGTATAATAAATTTATATGGAAATTGAATTAGCTGATCATTTTGATCGTATGAATAGGGTTGTAGAAGAATTATTAAAGGGTAATAACCCTACCCAAATCGCCACCTTAACAGGGTTTAAAAGGTCAGAGGTTATAGGCTATATAGACGAATGGAAAGAAGTCGTTAGAAGCGATTCTGGAGCCCGTGAGAGGGCAAAGGAAGCTATATCTGGCGCAGACCAGCACTATGCAATGCTTATAAAAGAGGCTTGGAAAACGGTAGAGGATGCAGATCAATCAGGTCAATTAAATGTAAAAGCAACTTCTTTAAAATTAATTGCAGACATTGAAGGTAAAAGAATTGGTATGCTACAAGAGGTAGGTCTATTAGATAATGCTGAACTAGCAACACAAATTGCTGATACAGAAAGAAAACAAGATATTCTTGTTAAAATTTTAAAAGAAGTTACAGCTACTTGTCCAAAATGTAAATTAGAGGTAGCAAAAAGACTTTCACAAATAACTGGCATTATAGAACCAATTAACATAGAAGATAATGAGGTAATAACAAATGTTCAATAAAAATATTTTTGAAAAAATTGGTGAGGAAATATATGTTTATAAAAATTTTTTAAGTAAAGAATTTTGTGAAGATTTAGTAAATTCAATTGAAAAAATAGAAGACAGTAATTGGGATCTAATAGGAGAATCGGGTAGATATTTTTCAAAACCTGGGACTGTCAACTTTGAACCAATTTATGAAAAAATTATAGAGTCCATAAATTTAGAAAATGGTTTTAATATACAACATGGCTCACGTGCATTAAAAATGATAAAAAATTCTTTTATGTCTCCACATGCAGATAATGTTGAATACGATTCTTTGGAGAAACAGGCCTTAGAATATGTTGATGGGGAGCCATATGATTTAAGAGAAAATACGCATTATGGAATGGTCATTTATCTTAATAATTTTGAAGGCGGAGAATTAGAATATGTTAATCAAAATATTATTTATAAGCCAAGCATTGGAGATTTTGTTATACATTCAGCAAAAGAAATTTGTACTCATGGTGTTAAAAAAGTATTAAGCGATGTTAGATATTCATACTCAAATAATATTTATAATTTTGTTAAAATAAAAAGTGGTTATGTCCCATATCCTGGGGTTGGCAAAGCAAATTATGTTTCAGAAATAGAGCCTAAAAATGTTCTTAATAAAGAAACATGGTTTAAGCCTTCAAATGGTCAATGTTTTATTTTTGAAAACGGAATATGGAAAGAAATTCCAAGGTAATAAAAAATGGAATTAAATTTTAATGATTTAATAGATATATTAGACGGAGAAGAGTTTGATGAAAGACCAGTCGATTTACGAACATTTGTTACAAGCCCAGACTATCTCGGCCTACCTCCGCTTTCGGAGTACCAGTATACACTCATTGAGAAGAGTAGCCAAATCTATAAAGAGTCTACCTTAATTAAACTTTTTGGGGATACAGAGGGAAAAAATAGATATAGGCAAACTTGTAACGAGGTAATAGCACAATTAGGTAAGGGTAGCGGGAAAGACTATTGCTCAACAATATCAGTAGCCTATATAGTTTATTTACTATTGTCTCTTAAAGATCCAGCAACCTACTATGGAAAACCCCCTGGCGACACCATAGACATCATTAATATTGCTATTAACGCACAACAAGCTAATAATGTTTTCTTTAAAGGGTTTAAAACTAGAATTGAAAGAAGCCCTTGGTTTATTGGAAAATATGAAGCAAAAGCTTCTGAAATTAAATTTAATAAAAATGTAACAGTATATTCAGGCCATTCAGAAAGAGAAGCTTTTGAGGGCTATAACGTCTTGGTCGCAGTTTTGGATGAGATTTCTGGTTTTGCTCTTGAAAGTACAAGTGGTCATGATCAAGCTAAAACAGCTAGTGCTATTTATGAAATGTATCGTGGATCAGTAGATTCTCGTTTTCCAGATTATGGTAAAGTTATTTTACTTTCATTCCCAAGATTTAAAAATGATTATATTCAACAAAGGTATTCTGAAGTTGTTGCAGAAAAAGAAACTATAGTTAGAACTCATATATTTAATATAGATCCAGATTTACCTGAAAATACTCCAGGAAATCAGTTTGAAGTTTCTTGGGATGAAGATCATATAATTTCTTATAAGCTCCCTAAAATATATGCATTGAAAAGACCTACGTGGGAAGTAAACCCAACTAGAAGTATTGATGATTTTAAAGTACCATTTTATAGAGATCCAGTAGATGCCCTTGGTAGATTTGCATGTATGCCTCCAGAAGCGATAGATGCTTTTTTTAAATCAAGAGAAAAAGTAGAAAAAGCATTCAGTAGTCTTTCTTTAGCAGTAGATAATTTTGGTAGATTTGAAGAATGGTTTTTGCCCCAAGAAGATAAAGATTATTTTATACACGTAGACTTAGCTCAAAAGCATGACCATTGTGCTGTTGCAATGGCACACATTAACAAATGGGTTAATGTAAAAGTTACAGATAATTATTCTCAACCTGCCCCGATAGTTGAGGTAGACGCAGTAAGATATTGGACACCAACATCAGATAAATCTGTAGATTTTACAGAAGTTAGAGATTATATTCTTGCTTTAAGATCTCGTGGTTTTAAAATTAGAATATGTACATTTGATAGATGGAATTCTCATGACATGATGCAACAATTAAGGCAATATGGAATAAATACAGAAACTCTATCTGTGGCTAAAAAACATTATGACGATATGGCAATGGTTGTTTTAGAAGAAAGATTAAGTGGTCCACACATTAAATTATTAATTGATGAATTGCTTGAATTAAGAATTATAAAAGATAAAGTTGATCACCCAAGAAAAGGATCAAAAGATTTAGCAGATGCTGTATGTGGGGCTATATTTAATGCAATTAGTTTGACTAGGCCAGATTTTGGTAATGTTGAAATACATACCTATTCTTCATTAAAGTCAAGAGATAGAATAAATGAACCTGTATTTGAAGACAATAGAAATATTATTCGTGCTCCATTACCAAGAAAGTTGGCGGAAGCACTAGATGGAATGGAAATATTATGAGTATATATCAAGATAAAGCTAAAGAGTGTAAATGTTGTGGAAAACATGTACCTCTTCCAGTTAGATTAAAAGAATTTAATGGTATAAAAGTGTGCCCAACCACATTTGATAATATATTTGAATATAAAAGAATATGGAATGAAACTGGTAAAAGACCACCAGGAAATATAAGAAAACATTTTTCTGAATATGTTCAGCAAATAGTTGAACAATCTATTGACAAAAAAGAATTAGAAAATATATAATTCAACTAGGCACCAGTAGCTTAGTTGGTTAGAGCCCCCGACTCATAATCGGGTAGTCGTAGGTTCAAGTCCTACCTGGTGCACCAAAGGAGAAAACATGGATGACGAAGAAGCATTAAGACAAATGCAGTATTATATTGATATTGGAGCAATTAGGCTAGCTGGATATAATGAACAGGGAGAACCTGTATTTGAGTTAAATGAAACAGTTACAAAAAAATTAGCGCCAGAATTATGGGAAGCACATATGGAATACGTGGATAGCAACCTCACACAGTTATTTGAAGAAGGTTTAATGAATGTGGAATACGATGAAAATCTACAGGCAACAATGCATTTCACAAAAGAAGGCTATGATATTGCAGTTGAAAAAGGAATAATTCCACTGGAGGAAATAGAATGAAAATTAAAGTACTATATTACTTTTATAAATTTATAAAAATTTTTAAAAAGAAAAAAAAGAGAGATGGGTTTATATATTAATCATGAATGTATTTGATGATAATAATTCTTTATATTATATATCAGAAACTAATTATAAAAACAGACATGAAAATGATGATAATTTTTTTCAAAGAAAAATGTCTGAGCCACTATCAAAAATAATTACTTTAGGATGTTCAAATACATATGGGGTTGCAATACCAAAAGAATTCATTTGGCCAAAAACTATTGAAGAAAAAACTGGACTTTCAGTGTCTAATTTAGCATTCCCTGGGAACTCGGTAAAAGATTGTTTGGATATTTTTTTAGAATATATAGATAACATTGGTATTCCAAAATATGTTTTTGCATCTTTTCCAGATCCTCTTAGATACCAGCATGTAGTTGATAGATTTTATTATAAAAATTTTTATAATGATATAGAGGCAAGAACTAAAACTTCTTATTTAATTAAAAATGGCCCAGAAGAAAAATATTTAAAGCTACCAGCGAACCCACATAGCACTATTGCTCCAGAAAACGGAATACAACAATTTTTTTCATCAATTTATACTATTCAAACAATTTGTAAATTATTAAATATAAACTTTTATTGGTCTACTTGGGATTATAATGCTTTAAATATAACTAAAAAGTTTTTACGTATAAGTAATAAACTTGAAAGAAAATATTTTTTATATGAAAAACACGCTCCAGTGTTTCATTATACAAAAACAAAAGAGTATAAAGTTTTTAATCAGCATAAGCATTCAGAAGATTTATGCTACGTAGACCACGAAAGTAAATTATTGGGAGAAGATATTTATTATATAGGCTCGGATGGCATACATATGGGCGTTCATTGGCATGATCATGTTGCAGAAAGTTTTATAGAAAAAATATGAAAAATGAAGAAACGTATAATAATGATTTGTGGAGGCATTCAAGATATCCAATAAATGAAATTGGAAGAAGCCTTTTTGCAAAAGGAGATAATGTAAAAGATATAACAGGATTTTGGCTGGATAAAAATGAAATTAAAAATGTCGATTTGATAACTCTTGGATGTTCTTTAACATATGGACAAGGGGTTCCAAGGGGCACTAATTGGCCATATTTAGTTTCAGAAAAATTAAAAATTAGTTGTGCAAATATTAGTGGGCCAGGGCAGTCTGTAATGTGGTCGGTAAGTACATTTTTTTCTTACGTTGAAAGGGTTGGAAATCCTAAAATTGTATTAGCGCTTTTTCCAAATTTTAGTAGAATGCAAATTCAATATTTAAAAAATAAAATGAAATACAAACAACAGGGTATAGAAAAAAATGATTATGAAATTGTTGAAGCAATAATTGATTTAAATCCATACGTTGGAAAATTTGATTTTGACAATAATTATTTTAAAGCCCCATTAGATGTACAAGAAATTTTTCCAGTTGAAACTACTTTTAGTATTAGTATTCAATTTATTAAAATGTTAGAAATTTATTGTAAAACTAATAATATAAAATTATTGTGGTCGACTTGGAGTACTGAAGAAGAAAAATGGCTTAATAAAAATATAAATAATATAAGATTTAAAAATTATATTAATATGAATTTTAACCAATGGCATGTTTCAAAAAATTGGGAAGATGTTCTGTGTAAAGATTTCATTGATGATAATTGTAAAATTAATTATAGTAAAGAAAGTTTATTTAATATGTGCGAAACAATAAATTGTCATGAAGATTTAAGAAATAAATTTGGAAAAGATTTTGATGTAGCTGATGATAGAGAAAGTTTAAAATTTTTTGCTCATTGGGGCATTCATAAACATGTTCATGTATGTGAAAATTTTTTAAATGAATTGGAGAAAAATGAAAACAATATTGGGGATTAATGAAACCTCTCATGACGCATCCATCTCTTTAATAAGAGATGGAGAAATTTTATTTGCTGGACATGCTGAAAGATATAGTAAGAAAAAAAATGATTGGTATAACAGTAAAGAAATATATACAGATATGCTTAATTATGGTGTCCCAACGCACATAGCATATTATGAACACCCACAGCTTAAAAGATCACGTATATTTTTAAAGGGTGGTGCTGCTGACTGGAAACCGAATATTCCAATGGATCTTCCAGTTAAATATTTTAGTCATCATTATTCTCATGCCTGCGCTGGATACTACACAAGTAAATTTAATGATGCTGTAATAGTAGTATTAGATGCCATAGGTGAATATAATACATCAACAATTTGGGTTGGTGAAAATGAAAAAATTAAGTTAATAAAAAAGTTTAATTACCCATTTAGTTTTGGATTATTTTACTCCGCCTTTACTTCTTTATTAGGCCTTATGCCTAATCAAGAAGAGTATATTATGATGGGAATGGCAGCATACGGAGACCCAAATAGATATTTTAATAAAATAAATGCATATTTTCCATCCATAAAAGAACAAAAATATAATTTTCATCAAGGTATAAATGATTGGAATGAACACATAGGAGAACAAGAGCAGTTTGATATTGCTGCTGCTGTTCAAAAAGTATATGAATTAAGACTAATAGAGTTTATGAGATATGCACAGGCAAAAACTGGAAAATATAATTTAGTTTTTATGGGAGGGTGTGCATTAAATTGTTCTGCAAATACTAAACTTTGGAATATATTTAATGATGTTTGGATTATGCCAAATCCAGGAGACGCAGGTTCATCTCTTGGTGCAGCTGCAGCTTTATATGGTAAACATATAAATTGGAGTAACCCTTATCTTGGCTACGATCTAGGCAGTAACTATCCAGTAACAGAAATTATTACTTCATTGATAAGAGATAAGATTGTTGCTGTAGCATCTGGTAGAGCAGAATATGGACCAAGGGCGTTAGGAAATAGAAGTATTCTTGCAGACCCACGTGATCCTAATATTAAAGATAAAGTTAATTTAATTAAAAAACGAGAATCATTTAGGCCTTTTGCTCCAGTAGTAATGGAAGAACATGCAAGTAAATGGTTTGATATGAATTTTACAAGTCCATACATGCAATATGCAGTTAAATGTTTACAGCCAGAAAAAATACCTTCTGTTGTTCACAAAGATGGGACTTCAAGAGTTCAAACAGTAAACAAAAGTCAACACCCAGATCTTTACAAAGTTTTAGAAAACTGGTATAGTATTACTGGTGTGCCTATATTATTAAATACAAGCTTAAATATTAAAGGCCAGCCTTTATTGAATGATCAGTTAGATATTTTAGAATGGGAAAAAACTTATAATACAAAAATTATAAGATAATTTTTATAATAGAAAGATGTAGATGTCAGAAGAACAAGATTTTGATGGTTGGGAAAATTATTTAATACAGGACATACAGCTTGCTGGATATGGAACATTAAATGAAGATATAATACCTATTGAGTATATAAAAAATAATTTAGGGTATAGGAGTCAACCTTTTGAAAACCAAGCTGATATTTTATTTTTAGGGGATTCCTATACAAGGGGAGATGGATTACCCGAAGGACTTAGATATGTTGATATGCTTTCAAAAAAATTAAATTCTAGTTTTTCTTCTCTTGCAGTGGGCGGAGATTCTATGGCTGGACAAATTGCTAAATGTTTTTTTTATTTTAAAAAATATGGTCATCCCAAAACAGTAGTTGCATTATTCCCAATGCATAGATTTTGTTATCCCTATTTAGAAAATGAAATGCAAAATCCAGAAAGAAATGCAAACCAGGCAAAAATGTTTAATTCCCCTGGCGTAAAAGAGAATTATATTTTAACGGCAGATCTTTATGAATATGAGTTGTCAAAATATTCTAAAATTCCTTATACTCCACAAGAAGTTATTTCAAATAAAATTGCTTTCTTTTATGATAGATTAATGTTGAATGCCCTAGAACAATATTGTGAAACAAATAATATTAATTTTTTTTGGAGCACATGGTTTCAAGGGTACCAGTCACATATGTATAAAAAAATTGAAGACAAGTACCCTGGTTATCACAAAAATTATTGTTGGATAGAAGCAAATTCTTGGTTTAGGAAAGGAGATCTTGTTCTTCCTAATAATCAAAAAGAAATTAATTGCCACTTAGATTTAAGTAATGAATTATTATTTAATATAGCTGCAGATAGAATAAAAAATAATGGAAGAGGGGCACACAACGGATTTCATTGGCATATTCATGCAGCAGAAGATTTTTACAATATTATTATAAAAAGATTGTCAAAACTATAATTTTTTGATATTATAAGATATTCAAATGCCCTTGTAGCTCAGTGGATAGAGCGAGACTCTTCTAAGGTCTGCGTCGGAGGTTCAATTCCTTCTAAGGGCGCATTGGACCATAGCTCAGTCGGCAGAGCGCAGAGCTGTTAACTCTGATGTCCCAGGTTCGAGCCCTGGTGGTCCAGCGGGAATGATCCCACTTATATAAGGAGAAAAATGAAAACAGTAGGAGATAAACTAGGTAACTTTGCTGTTACTGGAGTTAAGCCTGGGGCTTTGTCATATGACGATTCCTCATTTGAAGTAATTACGCAAGATTCTTTTCCAGGAAAATGGAAAGTAATTGCATTTTATCCAAAAGATTTTACTTTTGTATGCCCAACTGAAATTGTCGCATATGATGCATTAGTAAATGATTTTAATGATCGTGATGCAGTTCTTATGACTGGATCTGTTGATAATGAATTTTGTAAGATAGCATGGCGTAACGCACATGATGATCTCAAGAAAACAAATTCTTGGTCTTTTGCTGATACCGCACATCAGTTAGCAAGTGATTTAGGAGTTCATCACCAGTCTGGAGTTACTTATCGTGCAACATTTATTATTGATCCAGATAATGTAATTCAACATGTAACATGTAATAATTTAGATGTTGGTAGAAATGCAGATGAAGCGTTACGTGTACTAGATGCTCTTCAAACAGGAGAACTTTGTGCATGCAATAGACCTCTTGGAGGAGAAACTCTATAATGTCTTGGGTTGAGCAACTTAAAGAGTCTTTACCAGATTATGCAAAAGATATAAAACTAAATCTTGATGCTGTAATTAATCGTAGTACAGTTGATCCTGAATTGGCCACACATCTAGCTTTAGCAGCTTCTTTTTCAACTGGTAATGGAAAACTAATTGCTTTTATTGCTGCAAGCTCTACAAATGAAGTAGAAAAAAATGCTGCCATGACAGCTGGTGCTATCATGGCACAAAATAATGTATGGTATCCATATATTGAGATGGCTGATGATACAAATCTAAAAGGTCTTCCAGCACAATTAAGAATGAATGCTATAACATCACATGGAGGAACAACTAAAGCTAATTTTGAAGCATACTCATTAGCATCTTCAATTATTGGCAAATGTCATTTTTGTGTAAAAGCACATTATGAGACATTAAAACAAGAAGGATTTACAGTAGAGCAATTAAGGGATATTGGAAGAATTGCTGCTACAGTAAATGCATTGGCTAAAATTTTAAATTCTTAGTCAAGTGGTCCATTAGCTCAGTTGGTTAGAGCGCTACCCTGTCACGGTAGAGGTCGACGGTTCAAGTCCGTTATGGATCGCTAAGCCTCCTTAGCTCAATAGGTAGAGCAACGCACTTGTAATGCGTAGGTTGACAGTTCGATTCTGTTGGGGGGCTCGCAGGTCCCTATAGCTCAGTTGGTAGAGCAACAGACTTTTAATCTGTGGGTCGTAGGATCGATACCTACTGGGGACACGCCTCTATAGCCCAATGGCAGAGGCAAACGACTTAAAATCGTTTCAGTGTTGGTTCGAGTCCAACTAGAGGCACAAATGGTATAATTTATGAAAGGACATAAATGATAATACATCAAAAAAATTTTTTAAAAAAAACTCCAAACTGGCAAAGTTTTTTAGATAATTTAAATTTTCATTATAATAATCCATTAAATTTAAGGCCAGATGATGGTGCTGTTGTTTTAAATAAAAATAAAACAACTAACATATACATGTTACAAAAATTAGGTCTTCATTGCTGGCATGTAGGAACACAAGACGGAATTAATTTAGAAGAATTAAAGGAAATATATAATTCTGTATTATTAAATAATAGAGTTGCAAAACAATCAGTTTCTGCAAAAATGGTATTAAATTTTGTCGGTAATGAAGAATCTTATAATATACACAAAGATCCACAACACGTAATATCAATGCAATGCATAGGGAATATAGAGTATAGAATATATGAAGATTTTGATTTAGATTCTAAATATAATGAATCTGATTTAAAATATGAATCTTACCACATATCAGCTGGAGACATATTTTATATGTCACCAGGAACAATACATCAAGTTGTTGTTACAGAGCCAAGAGCAACAGTATTAATAGATTTTTTTATAAAAGATGACGGTGAATTCTCGATAGATATTGTAAATCCTAGTTAGACGTTTTTTAAAAATTTTGCTATAATATATATAGGCCGCCAAATGGGGCCTATATAACTTATTCGCTTAAAGGAGGAATAATGGTAACTCAATTTGCCATGGATCTTTTTAGAGATCCTTTTTTTATCGGGTTTGATAATCTAACCCGTCTTTCTAATGTCTATCGTGAGGCTAATCATCAATCTTATCCGCCATATAATTTGGTAAAGATTGACGAGGATACCTATCAGTTATCACTTGCCGTTGCTGGTTTCAGCAAAGATGAAGTAAGTGTTTCTGTAGACAATGGAAGTTTAATTGTTAAGGGTGAGAAAACCGAAGAATCAGAAAATCAGATTCTTCACAAGGGTATCGCAACCAGAAAGTTCACACGCACCTTTGCTCTTGGAGAGTATATGGAGGTGGATCGTGCTGAAATGGCAGACGGTATTCTTGACATCTTTGTGGAACGTAACATTCCCGAAGAGAAGAAGCCAAAAACCATCAAAATCAAATAAATTGAGTTAGGTATCGATACTTAACTCCGTCCTGAGCATGACGACAAACTGCTCATTAAAATTAGGAGAAAAATGCCAAGATATGAGTACGCATGTATTGAATGTGATTTCAATATAGAAGTAACAAAAACATTTGAACAAGCAGATTCATTAGAGATTTGTGAAAAATGTGGCAACAGAATGAATAAAGTTTTTGGAACATTTGGTATTAATCTAAAAGGCCCAGGATTTTACAGTACAGATAATCGTAAATAGTTCAATGATATAATTAACTTGTTATAAAAGTTATAACAGGGAGTTATCAGTTGACTAGGACTAAATTATGGAGATTATCCTTAGCCGCCATTTTAGGCTTTGGTTGGCTATTTATTACCCCTGCTTATAGTGATGATCCATTAAGTTTAGCCGCTCAAGATATACAAGAATTAAATGAAAGTGTATCTGATTTAAATTACAAAGATGAATTTATATCATTAATAGATACTGCAGAACAAAAATATGATGACGCAGTAGCCGCAAAAGAGGCTAGAGATGATGCATATGATGCATACGATGTAGCGGTAGCAGCAGAAGCAACAGCATTATCAGAGAAAAATTTAGCTCAATCAGCAGTAGATGGGCAAACAGTAACAGTTAATACAGCATTATCTCAAAATAATTCTGCTAAAGATGCTTTAGATATATCAGCAATAAATTTATCTACTGCTAATACGAATCTTCAAAATGCTCAATCAGCAGTACAAAATGCTGGAGGTCAAGGTTTACAATATACAGTTTATACTGGAGTAAGACAATATTCATTTTTATGGTTAAGTAATCAAATGGTTCCAGATCAAATTTTATGTACTGGCGTATGGAATTCAAACTCTATGAATCTTCCAGTTTGTGGAAATAGATATGAAAATTTTGTTGTTAAATTTACTGGAACAATAACTGTACCATCACATTGGACCGAAACAAAGTTTGCAGGCTATACTGATGACGGGTTTAGAATGTATGTAAATAATCAACTTGCAATTGATAATTGGGTAGAACAGGGAGCAAGGTGGAGTGCATATTCTCCAATATATGATGTTAGTCAAAATAAAACATTAAATGTAGAAATTTGGTGGTATAACGGAGGAGGTCCAGGATCTTATCACCTTGGATGGGCAATTCCTGGAGGATGGACTGGAGCAGGATGCGATTATACTGGTGGATGGGGAGTAGGATTTAGTTGTAATTTAAATACATTTTCTTCTGGTAATGCACCTACACAAGCACAAGTTGATGCATACAATGCAGCTGTGACTGCTCAAGCAGCAGCACAAACAGATTATAATACTAAATTAACAACATATAATACTAAGCTTGCTACATACAATACAGAAAATTCTAAATTAACTACATACAATCAAACATTAACAACAAAAACCACAGCATATAATACTGCTGTAACAAATACAGCAAATGCTTTAACTGCTAAAAATAATGCTAATAGTGCATATGATCAAGCAATTATTGATTTAAATGATGCAATTGATGATGCTTGGAAATATTATGAAGAACAAATGGCTAGGGAAATTGCTACCGCTTTAGCGCAGGCTGCTGCAGCTGCAGCAAATCAACCAACCCCTGTTGCAAGTCCAGATCCAGAGCCTAGTCCAGAACCTTCACCAGAACCAAGTCCAGAAGTTTCACCAAAACCTAGTCCTGAACCATCTCCTGAGCAAACAAAACCAACCGATCCCACTCCTGAGCCAACGCCTGAAACCACAAATGAACCGAAGCCAGAACCAACTGTTGATCCTGAGCCCACTCCTGAGCCTTCACCAGAGCCTTCACCTCAGCCAACGGATATAAATCCAGAGCCAACTCCTGAACCAGAGCCAACTCCAATTGAACCTTCTGAAGAATCACAAGATAATGGTATCATAATAGATAAAGATTTAAAAGAATTAATTCCTGAAAAAGGAACGGGAACCACAGAAGATTTATCTGGAGTTATAGCTAATTTAACAAGTAAAGATAATAAATTAGTTATATTATCTAAAGAACAAATTGCTGCAGTTAGCCAAACTCTTGTTGCATTAACACAAGAAGCAAAGGCAGAAGTTGCACAAGATTTAGGAATTAAATCTTCAGAAGTTGCAGTAATTGCTGAAGCAATGAAATCTAATCCAGAATTAGCAACAGCATTTGTAGAATTTAAAGATAGACAGGCTGCTGCTGAAAATGCAGCAATGCCATATACATTAGCAGATGCCACAACTGAGGTTCAAACAGAAGCATTTTTGGCGGATCCAATTGGAGCAGTATTAGATATAGATTTAAGTAAAGTCTTAAACCCTTCAGAATGGGGTAAGGATATGACAGATGATCAAAGAGAAAAAGCGCAGGAAGTAGTAATTCCTGTAATTATTGCAAGTAATATCGTGGCAGCAGCCATGACTAGGAGGATATAATGAAAATAGTAAAGGCTATATTTAATTATGCCTGGGAAGTTATTAAGGAGAGCATAGCCCAAATATTCACCCTTCTTGGCTTTTTTATTGCCTGGCTTACCCTTACTGGCACAGCCCAGCAGGTAGTAGGGATAGCAACATTAATTGCTACAGTTATTTGGTTAGCCACAATACCATTAAGAAAAGAAGAATAGAAATGCTATAATAGCTATATGAAAAAAATAGCTGCTTCCTTGGTCAGCACAATGCTGGCTATAACACTTACATCATGTAATTATGATGGGAGATATCGTTATGAATGTCAGGATTCTGCAAATTGGGAAAATCCAGAATGCAACCCACCTATTTGCGAAACTAGCGGGACATGCTCAAGAGATTTAGTAGGAAAGACAGTTTGGGATGAATATCAGAAATCAAAGGTAAAAAATGGCTAAAGAAAGATTAACCCCACAAGATTTAGATGCTAGATTAAAATTTATTCTTGGAATAACACTTGGAACAATTTTATTATGTACATCATTAGGCATTCTTTATGGTCTTCTATTTGTTACGCAACCAATTGGTGCACAATCAGAAAATGATAAAATGTTTTTCAATGTACTTGGATCTGTTGCAACATTTATTACAGGAACATTAGCTGGTTTATTAATTGGACAATCTGGTGCTAAAGATATTATGAAAGCACAGCTTGATAATAAAGAAATGGACGCTAAAAACACACAAGCAGATAAAAAGCTTGAATCTGAAATTAAAATGGCAGAAGATAAGTTAGATGCTGAATTAGATGCAGTAAGAGCTCGTCTTGAAGCAAAACCAGACGGTCAAATGCCAGCAGAGCAACCAATAGATTTAGATTGGGATAAAGATTAATTATGCCATGGAATATTAAACAAGGTGCAGCAGGATGTAAAGGATATGCTGTTGTAAAAGAAGGAACAAATGAGCTAGTTGGCTGTCACGAAAGTGAAACCAAAGCTAAAGCACAATTAAGAGCTTTATACGCAAGTGAAGTTTCAAAAGCTAATCCTTGTTGGGAAGGTTATGAAATGGTTGGTTGGAAAAATAAAAATGGGAAAAAGGTTCCCAATTGTGTTCCTAAAATTAAAAAAGGAATTTTCGGAAGAGGTAAAAATTAATTATGGCAGATGAATTTATTGTACCAGCAGAAACAGCAAAAGCACCAAAGGGAAGTGCTGCTCGTTTAATCCAAGTTGCTAAATCTCAGGTAGGATATATCGAGGGACCAAAAGACAACGAAACAAAATATGGAGCGTACACCAAGGCAAATTTTCAACCTTGGTGTGGTAGTTTTGTAATGTGGTGTGCAAACGAAGCAGGCGTTAAAGTTCCAAATACAGTTTATACTCCAGGTGGTGCAGCAGCATTTAAGAAGGCGGGCGCTTGGATTGATGGCGATCTTGCTGATCCTGAGCCAGGAGATATTGCTTATTTTGATTTTCCCGCAGATGGCGTTGATCGGATCTCTCATGTCGGAATTGTTATTGAAGACAACGAGGATGGAACTGTATGGTGCATTGAAGGTAATACTTCAAGCAGCAAAAAGGGAAGCCAAAGAAATGGTGGAGAAGCTTGTAGGCAACTTCGTGCATTTAAAAAGAATAGCAAAAAGGTACCAATCTCAATAGTAGGATTTGGTCGTCCTAAATTTAAAGCATAATGAATAAATATAGCATCAAAATAGAAATAAATGCAGAAGTTGAAGCATTTAGCGAAGATGATGCTAAAGAATATGTTTCAGATATATTTGGCATTGATGATGAAATAAAATCAGTAAAGATAGTAAAAATTAAAGAAAAATAGTTGACAAACCTATTTTTAGTCCTGTATAATATTATATAGGTTCAAAAAGTACAAATTGGACTAATGTTACATTTAAACGAGCACGGAGTAGAAATACTTAGAAAAAAAATATCTAATAAAGATATAGAAGCCTATTGGGAGAACTATACATTTATTATATGGAAAAAAAATACAGGCGGGTATTCAAATACAAATGGTGTATTTAGAAATGATAGCTGGGGGATAGCAAATAAAATTCCTATCAGCTTAAAAGGAACTTGGGTATTTCCGCTAAAATATGTCAAATATTTTAAATGATTTAAATACGGACGAAGATAACCTTAATTGGTGGCATTTAGCAGCATGCCAGGGAATGGATACAAATTTATTTTTTGATAAGTACGAGCTTGATCCAAAAATAGCAACTAATATAGATCAGTGTTGTCTATCATGTCCAGTAATGGCTATGTGCTACCAAGCTGGTGTAGAAAACAATGAGTATGGTGTTTGGGGAGGCATTTATTTAAATGCTGGCGGAGTGGATAAAATGAGAAATACTCATAAAACAAAAGATATTTGGAAACAAGTTAATAAAAAAAATGGTATTTAATAACGATAAACACCATTTTAAACATGGTATTAATTTATGGACTGGTGAACCTAACAAGCCAGTGTTTTACAACGAAGAGATGAGAAAAAGGCTTAGGGAAATGAATAAGCCACTTCTTTTAGAAATGGATGTTGTTAAATATCCAGAATTTCTAGCTTTAAGATTATATGAAGATAACTTTATACAGTTTACAGGAAGTAAAAAAGAACAAGTTATAGATTATGTTATGAGAGTAAAAAAGATGATAGAGTCCTACGGGGTAAGATGCGAACTTGAAGGGGTACCAAGTGCAAAGGGAATCGGTTAGAGTGTTAATACATTCTGAAAATCTTTATGGAGAAGCTGTCTCTATAGGATTATTTATGTCAAAAGTTAGATATTTTAAAGATGGTAAAATTCAATATGAAGATATTGAAAATGAAGATCTCACCTTCATAGAAGAGGAATAATGGAAAAAATACTTTGCTATTCATGCAATAAGACTAAGAATAAATTATCTGTAAGGCAATCTACTTTAATGCCTATTAATTTATTTATGTGCCAAACCTGTATTGATTCTAAATATGAGCCACGCTGGGTAGTAATACTAGCAGGCAGATCAAGTGGTCATGAATTTGTAAAAGAAGTAATTCAGAAGAAAAGATATATCGGTCAAGAAATAACTGCTTCAGAATTATTAGTTTAAATCTAATTTTACTGTATAATTAGTACTATAATGGATATTAATTATGTGACAGTTGTATTGTCTCTTCTTGCAGCAATTTTAAGCGGTATGGGTACGGCCATAATAGCTGGGATCAGGGACTCTAAAAAAGAAAAGGTCAGGCGGGAAGAGCGAGAAAAAGACCACCTTAAATTAGAAATAAAAGACCTTAAAATAGACCTATATAAATTAGAAAAGGAATTAACTGAGTGGAAAGATAAATATTATAATGCCATTCAGGAATTAATTGGGCTTAAAGCTGAATTAGAAAATGCTTTGACTCAGCTTAGCCATATTGAAATGCATGAGGATATAGACTCCGAATTTTATAAATAGTACAATAGGGTATATGACCTGTATAGTAGCCCTCTCAGTTGGTAATAAAGTGTTTCTTGGTGGTGACTCAGCCGCATCTGATGAAAAGTCTGGTTTAATTTTACAAACAACAGATCCAAAAGTTTTTAAAGTTGGTCAATTTGGCATAGGCTTTGTTGACAGTTTTAGAATGGGTCAAATTCTTCAATACAATTGGACTCCTCCAGTTTATAAACCTACTGCAGGTTTTAAAAACTTAGATAAATTTATGAGAACTAAGTTTGTTGAATCAATCAAAGAAGCATATCAAGAACATGGTTACGGAAGGTTTGGTCAAGGAACAGAAGATGGTGATGAGGGTGGGATTATAATAATTGCTGTTCAAAATACTGGTAGAATTTTTACAATGGACGTAGACTATCATGTTTCAGAAGTAGATGTAGAATACTTAGCAGAGGGAAGTGGACAGCAAGTGGCATTGGGATCTCTATTTTCAACAGGTACTATAAAAACTCCACGTAAACGTGTTAGGATGGCATTAGAGTCATCTGCAAAGTTTATAATGAGCGTAAGAGGTCCCTTTACAATTATAGAAGTATAGGATATAATTATTTAATGGAAGAGCCACAGGATGTAAATAATCTAAAACCAGACTATAGTCAGGCTATGGATGTTCGTGGAGTTCCCACTCATGTTTGTCCTTGTGGTTGTGATATTTTTAATTTAAAAGTAATTTTTTATAATTTTGAAATTGCAAGTTATTTTTTAGACATGGAATGTGCCAATTGTGGTACATTAGCAACGGCTCCAACGCCAATAGATAGAGATGGATCGGAATGAGAAAGTCGCAAAGAATTAATATATTAGAACTAGAGATTTATAAGCTTAGAATTGAATTAGATTTGGTACATGAAATTATTAATAGCATTATTAATGCTCAGAATGCTCCGCAAGAAAATGTACGTATGGATTCTGGTAAATGGTATCCAAGACGTTTGCCCCCACAACAGTAATAACTATTGACAATCCAGTAGTATTTTAGTAAAATACATACATGAAAAAACTAATAACGGCTCTAGTAGCCACACTACTACTTATAACATCGCTACCTGCTCATGCAAATAAGGCAGGATTAAAAAACAGTACTCAAGTCCCAACATTAGCAGTAATTGATACTGCTGTTGACTTTACTGTACCATCAATTAAACAAAAGCTTATTCACGAAGTTTGTATTTTAGATTGGCCTTCTTGTCCAAATAATACAAAATTTATGGAAGGTTCAGGGTCAACTTATTTATTTCAGTCTATATTAAGCACTTCTAACTTCAGCCACGGAACGCAGATGGTTTCAATTGCAATCGCTAATAATCCAAACATGAATATTTTATTTGTTAGAATTATTGGAAACACATCAACAGGTAGTCGTCAAACTACTGGAACAAATACTGTGCCAAATGCTTTGACATGGATTTTTAACAATAAAGAAAAGTATAATATTAAAGCTGTTTCTATGTCACAAGGACATCATAATTTACGTAGCGGTTCTGCATATTGCCCAGCAACTCCAGTAGATAATATTCTTAAATCTTTTTGGGATGCAAATATCCCAGTATTCTTTGCTGCTGGAAACAACAGAGACTCTCAAAGAATTGATTGGCCCGCATGTTCTCCTCTTGCAATTGCTGTTGGAGGTGCAGATGATTTGGGTTCTTCAGGTTCATTTATATCCAGAACAAGTAATTATGATCCTAATTTAATTGATATGTTTGCTTCAATATCAAGTCCAGTTATTTTCCCAGGAGGTCAAACTGGATACGCATATGGAACATCTGTATCCACACAAATTGCAGCAGCAAAATGGCTACAAATATCTACTGCTAAGCCTAATTTAACTGCACAGCAAATTCTTGATTTGATTAAGTCTACATCTACTCCAATTAAAGGAATGCTGCCTAATCAAATAGGACAATTAATTAATTCAGAAAAAGCAATTAATAGCTAATTAATAACAGCAGGGGGTTGACCAACCCCCTGCTTATTTAGTAGAATATACGGATATGCAAACTTTTTTACCACATCGTGATTTTGACAAAACTGCAAAGCATCTTGATCGTAAGCGTTTAATTAAACAAAGCGTAGAAAATCTACAGGTGCTAAAATCGTTGGCTGGACTATATACTTCAGGCGCATGGAAAAACCACCCCGCCATAAAAATGTGGGCTGGCCATGAAGATTGGCTTTTTCAGTATAACGAATCAATTATTAAAGAAATACTAATGCGTGGTTATAAAAATAGTACTCGTGTTCAATTTGATCAAATATATCAAGATAACTTTTGGGGTGTAGAGTCAGACTCACCTTGGTGGCTCGGAGATGAGCGTGTTCATTACTCACACAGAGGTAGATTGTATGAAAAAGATCCAGATAGCTACTACTTCTATTCTGAGTTTGCGGATTTTAGGGAACTAGGATATACTTGCTGCGTGTCATGTAGTTATTATTGGCCTACTCATGTGGAGGCATAATGATAGTTACTGACGAAAATTTTGACACTATGATTAACTCTCATAAATTAATTATGATAGATTTTTGGGCGGAATGGTGCAGGCCATGCAAAATGTTTTCTCCTATTATAGAAGAAGTTTCTCAAGAAACTGGAATATGGTTGGGGAAAATTAATGTTGATAATGAACCTATTAAGCCCATGGAGTATGAAGTTACTAGTATTCCTACAACTATTCTGTTTAAAGATGGAAAGCCAGTTAAGCGAATTGTTGGAGCAAAACCTAAACACATAATGATGGAAGAAGTAAAAGAATGGATTTAGAATTTGATGAATGGATTAAGTTTGGTTATGATAATGGTTGGATATCAGATGTATTTTGCAATACCCATGAAGGTCCGCCGATAACTGAAGAAGAGTCCCAGCAATGGGAAGATGGCGAAGATCCATGTTCTTTTCATGTAAGAATATGGGAATTAGAATAGAATTCTGATTCACAATATAGAATCAGAGTATATAAGGAGAAATAAATTAAATGAAATCATTTAAGAAAATCGCTCTAGCCATGGTTGCAGCCATGACTACCGCAACAATCGTAGCAACACCTGCAAGTGCTGCTGTAATGACAGTCGCTGTAGACCTTAACGGAACTGCTAATACAACAGCATCCGCTATTGCTACACCAGCTTCATTGCCAGTACCTGCTGATAACACAGTGGATGCAACAGATGCACTAAAGTTTGTCGCAACAGTTGATACAGGAACATCAGTTTCTGTCGTAGCAACAAATGCAACAATTGTTTCTGCATTACATACATCTGCTGCCCCAGTATCAGCATCGTCAGGATCTTCATCTTTGACAATTGCTACAGGCACAGGAACAACCGCAACGTTTTATGTATATACTAAAACGACAGCAATTGGTTCAGTAGTAATTACTAACCAAGGAACAACATTAACATATTATGTACAGGGCACAGCAGGAAAGATTAATACTCTTTCTGTTTCCGCCCCTGCAACAGGTGCTGCTGGAACTAAGCAGGACATCGTTGTAACGGCAACAGACGTATTTGGCAATAAGGTTTCTGGAAAGGGACTTACTGCAAGCGTTTGGGCTTCAAGCGGAACGCTTGATTCTGCTACTGCCACAACAGGAGCAACACTTGCTGATTTCGGAACAGCAACATTTAAGGTAACACTACCAGCAACAGGATTTACCAAGTCTTTGATAGCAGTTACACTTACAACCTCTACTGATGGTGCAAGCACCGTAACTGGACTAACCGCTCCAAGTGTTAATCCATTTGTAGAAATTGCAATTCGTGATCTCGCTGCAGAACTAAAGTCTGCACAGGATGCACTTGCTGCAGAAAAGGCTGCTCGTGAAGCAGATAAGACTGCTGCTGCAACTGCTGCTGCAACCGCAAAGGCTGTTGCTGATGCTGCTGCTTTAAAGGCTGCTGCTGATCTCGTAACAGTTAATGCAGAAGTTGCTAAGCTTAAGGCTGAAGCAGTAACTGCTAAGGTCGCTGCTGACAAAGCTCTTGCAGATGCTACTGCTGCACATGCTGCAGAACTTGCAAAGGTTAAGGCAGATAATGATGCTGCACTTGCAGCAATGAAGAAGGCATTCAATGCTCTCGCTGCAAAGTGGAACAAGGCTAATCCAAAAGCCAAGGTTGCTTTAGTAAAGTAATCTAATTATTAATGGGGCGGTAGAGATATCGCCCCATTACTTTAAATATGATAGAATTAAATAATATGGAATGGGATCATTTTCACATAATAAAACAAAAAGTATTAAGTGAATTGATAAATGAATTAGAAAATTTAGAATTTCCACCTGAGTGGAGACCAAGAGAAGTTCTTGGGTTTATTATTAGAAAGTTAGAAGAGAAAGAAAAAGCATGTTAAATAAATTAAAAAAGTGGTTCGGGTTCCCTTTGGCTACAGAATACCAAAAGGAAATTGAAAAAATTTTAACAAAAAGATTAGGGGAAACAAATATGGAAGAAAATAAGAAGGCACCAGCCAAGAAGGCACCAGCTAAGAAGGCACCAGCCAAGAAGGCACCAGCCAAGAAGGCACCAGCTAAGAAGGCACCAGCCAAGAAGGCACCAGCCAAGAAGGCACCAGCCAAGAAGTCTGGCGGATCAGGAAAGCCTCAACAAGCACTATAAATTATGGAAGTTGTTAAGTTAACAGAAAAAATTTGGTATTATAAAAATAAAAAAATAAATACAGAAATTTTTTTAAAAGAAATAGAGGATTTGTCTAATTCATCTGTTGACTTTTACTGGCATAATTATACAAATGAATATAATCCAGATGGCACTAAAGCAGAAAGTTCAGTAATAGGTGAAGTTTTTTGTCTTAAGCCAAATGTTGATTTATATGAAAAAATATTAAATGTATTTATTGATTGTATTAAACATTATTTAATTCATAATAATGAACAAATATCAATGGAAAATCTTGATATAAATCCAGTAGCCTCAAGATGGGATTACTCTAATTGTGTTTTAAATATAAGAAGATATTTGCCAGGTTCTACAATGAGCTCTCACTCCGACGGCATTTTATCTTTAAATGGTGGGGGATATACAGCATTATTTTATTTAAATGAAGATTATGATGGTGGAGAATTAAAATTTAAAGACGATAATGTAAGCATTAAGCCCGAAGCTGGCTCTGTAATTATATTCCCAGATGGAACAGAGCATGAAGTTTTACTTGTTAAAAGTGGTATGAGATATATTACAAACGGATATTTATTTAGAAAATATCCGTCTCCTCAAGGTATTTTATAGTAAGCTAATGAAATATCATTGGATGATAAGGCATGAAAACAATGATCCAAATTCTTTAAAAAAAGTTTTTAAAGAATTAAATGATTATGGTTATTATTCTTGTATGCTAACATATCATTCTAAAAAAAATGATATGTTAATTAAATTGGCTCATGCAATAGACCCTGAAATAAATTTAAAATATACTGTTGCAATGAGAACTTACGCCATAAGCCCAGAATATCTTGCCATGATAATAAATGGATTTAATGAAATATCAAATAATAAATTAATTTTCAATATAGTATCTGGTGATATTCATAAAGATGAAACCAGCATAGAGGATTTAGTAGATTCATCTTATTTATTATCTTCTCAAGACAGAGTAAAGTATACTGGGAAATGGTTAGAAAAATTTACTAACATAGATATTATAAAAAATAATTTACCTGAAATGTTTATGAGCGGAACATCTGAAAAAACTTTTAGCTATTGTGAAAAATTTAATGGCATCTGCATGGTTATGGTAGATTATTTTTTAGAAAATATTAATTTCTTTTCAAAATTTGATAAAAAATGTGTCAGTTTACAAATTTGTATACGAGATACTGATGAAGAGGCTGAAAATATAAAAAATAATCTTTATAAAGACGGAAGATCAAAATGGTGTTATTACTATTCTGAAGAAACTTTAATTAAAAAAATTGAAGAGTTAAAAAAGATGGGCGTAACAGATTTAATGATTACTGGGATGCCTTTTGACCCAGAGGTTGAGCGTGTTCATGAATTTGTTAAAAAGATGTCTGAAAGATAGGGGGTCTAGTGGATATTTTAGAAATATGCGATATTCCTGGCTGCGGTCAAAAAGCTACAAATATGACTTCTACAGAAACAAAGATTATTCAAGTCTGTAGAGACTGCTATAACACGATATACAAAAAATGATATAATATAAAGATGAGCGGACTTCTAGACCCGCTTAAATACAACCTATAGGAGAAATATAATGTCAGAAAATTTAGACGGCTTTAATAATACTAAGCCAGCAGGAACCACTCCGTGGCCTGCAGCGTCACAGTCCCCAGCGTCTGGTGGATCATTTGGTGCAGGTCTTTCTTGGCCAGCAGCAGAAGATAAATCTACACAGGACAGTTCTGGTGTAGGACAAGGCGGTAAGTAATAATGTGCGTCGAATGCGGTTGCAATAATGTTGGTAGCCCAGTAGGCGTAACTCCAGTATCTTTAATAGATATGACAAGTCAAGGCAATGCAGGATTGACTCTTGACATGACTGCAACACGTGGACAAAGAGAAGAATTTATTGAAGAAGATCCAGTTCACGAAATGCGAGAAGGTATAGAGGACCCAGATTAATGTGTAAAGAATGTGGATGCGAAGGGGTAGAAGAAACTCAATATGAATCTGCCGCTGATCGCAATGTTGTAACTTCTGATTCTGTTAAAGGCAGATAATGTCAGAACAAAATACAGTAACATCAGGAAGTGCTACAAAAAAACACCCTAATCAGGGCAAGTTTAAACCTGCTATAAAAATAGATAGAAATAAACACGGCATACGAAGAGAAACTGTTTTACAACCTAAAAGAGTTGGAAGAAAAAAAGTATAATGTCTTCTGGACAACGTAGAGCAAGTTTTCCTTTTAATGCTACTCAAATTAAAGATGGCAAGATAGTTAGGCTTAGAAAAGACGGAACAGTAAAAGCTGTTCTAGATGATTATAAGCCTAATCATCCTAAGAAAGATGTGTCAAACAAAAAGTAGTTCAACAGATTTAGACATAGATGTAATAAATTCTATTGATAGTCAAGTAGATAAAGTAGAAGATTTAGGATTTTAAAATTAAATTTAGAAAACTCCTTGATGGTTCAGAGGTAGAAGATTTTGATCACCCAATAGACCTAATCATACATACTAAAGCCCCTTCTAAATGGAAGATAATAGATATGGAAACTGGGCAAGAGTATATTGGAGCTTCAGAACCGCATCAAACTTTTGCAGAAATTTTAAGAAAAAAAGTTTTTATTGGCAAAATAGGACAATGGAAAAAAATTAAAGGTAGAGAAGTTTATGAAAAATAAAACTTTATATTTTTTACATATACCAAAAACTGCTGGTAAATTTATTTCTGCTAATATAAAAAAAAGTTTAGATGATGATTCTTTATCTTACATAAGTACACATTATCCAAATAATAAAAATTTTTTAAAAAATAAAATATATATATCTGCTCACGCTGGAACTTTTGTGTTGAATGAAGTAGAAGATTTAGATGTAGCAACAATATTAAGAAATCCAATAGAGGCAAGGTCAAGCTATTTTACTTTTATATACCCGTTATATTTAAAAGAAAGAGAAGAATATAAAAGTATTAAAGACGTAAAAGAAAAGTTTGTTTATTACCTTTTCCAAGATAAAAATTTTTTAATACATAATAATTATCAATCAAGATTTATATGTAATCCAGCTGATAAAGATTCTTGGGATTTAAAAAAATTTTTTGAAAATAGCGGACCTAAATTAATGAAAAAATATTTTGATGGACAAGGGTTTGATTGGTTTGTGGACAACAGCAATACTTCAATTGAAAATGCTAAAGAACAAATAGATAGTTTTAAAATAGTAAATACCCTTGATAACATAAATTTATTTTGCGATAATATAAAAAAATGGTTTTTAGAAAATCATAATAAAGAAATTAAATTTAATTTTAATGATAAAGTTAATGTTACAACATATAATTTTGATAACCAAATATCATCTCATTTTGATTTAATTAAATCTTTAAATGTTGAAGAGATTAATAAATTTAATGATTTAAATAAAATAGATATTGAAATTTATAATTATATTAAAAATAAAGAAGGCCAGTGATGAGAAGAGATATTGTTCCTAAAAAAGAATTAGAAGCATTTAATTTTAAAATGTTTAAAAAATACGAAGTAAAAAATATACATGATCATGTTGTTCTTTTTACAAAAGAATGGGAAATAGATACATCTAGGCAAAATGTTAAGTACGACGATAGGCGTAATCCTCATTTATATACAAATACATATGTTATACAAGATCACCCTTTAGACTGGAAATTTGGTTCTAGCCCTTCCCCTGTTGTCAAGGATATGTTTTTATTAAAAATGATAGATGATATAGTTAAAGATTTAGAAGATTTTAATGTTGGCAAAGCAGCTAGAATTTTATTAATAAAACTTAATTCTGAAAGTGATGTTGCAACACACGTTGACGGCGGAGAATATTTATCAACTGTAAGAAGATATCATATACCAATAATAACAAATGAAAATGTATTTTATATAGTTAACGATGAAAAAATTAATATGAAACAGGGAGAATGTTGGGAGATAAACAATTTTAAACCACATTCTGTTTTAAATAATAGTAAACAAGATAGGGTTCATTTATTAATTGATATTATCCCAGAATATTCATTCAAAACTTATAATAATCTTCCTGAAAATTCTAAAATTTATATGATAGAAAATTTTATAGAAGAAGAAGATGCAGAAAATTTTATTAATTACATATTTAAAAATAGTTCTAATAAAGAAAAATTTCCATTAACTCGTGGAGAGGTAGAGTTTAAGAGAGTTAGACACGAGGCTAATATACCAGAAACCGTACCATTATCAAATCATTCTGAGCAAATAGAGTTAATAAAAAAATACACTTCAAAAATGATATTAAATTTTAAAAATTTTTTTAAAGATGATATATTGTACCCAAGTGCTTTTTGGATGACAATGTTAGGAAAAGATACACGCTTGCCCTACCATGCAGATAATCACATTGGAGCTGAACATCTTTACAGAAGTGCTGTAGTGTACCTAAATGATGATTTTACTGGTGGATATTTAAAATTTAAAGATTTTGATTTAACTTATAAGCCTAAAAAATATTCTGCTGTAATATTTCCATCAAATTATTATCATATGATTACTCCAGTAACTGATGGAATAAGATATGCGTTGCCTATGTGGGCTTCAAAAGAAAAAAAATACGATATTTTTGGTGTCGATAGTCCAATTAAAAGTGATCCAGAAAAATATTTAAATTCTAAAAGGTACAAAAATGGATAAAATAAAAATAATTAACAACTTTATAGAAGAAGAAGATGCTATTTTTTTAATTGACTGGATAGATAAAAATTCACATAAAGATAATCTTTTTAGAAAAAGAATTGGTGTTGCTTTTAATGAGGGAATTGCATTAAGGGCAGTTTTCCCAGACGAAAAAGCTCCAAATTTATTTAAAGATTTAGAAAACGTTATTAATAAATATTCAAAAAAATTTATTAAGTTTTTAAATGATGAATATAATTTAAAAGAAAATTTATATTTTTATGGAGTTTCTATAACAAAATTATCTGAAGGTATACAGTTAAGAATGCATCAAGATATACATAATTCATTTGCATCTCTAAATTGGAGTTGCGTTATATATTTAAATGAAGATTACTCTGGCGGAGAAGTTACATTTGTTAATAATTTTAATAAAAAAGAATTTATTTCTTCAGCATATGATTCAAACTTTTATTTATATTCAGATATAAATAATGGTTTTGTCTTTAAGCCTAAAAGTTTTGATGCAATTGTATTCCCAGCAGATCAGTGGCACGGAGGCAAAAAAATAAATAGCGGTGTAAAATATGCTATAATTTTATGGTCAGTAAAAGAAAAAGAATATGAATTTGAAGGTTTTGAATCAGAAAGGATTTGGGATAATGCAAAATAAAATTTATATGATCGGGGATTGTCACCTTTCTAGAGTTCAAGAACATTACGTAAAGGAAGAAAGCCAGTTAGATATTTTATTTTGGGGCAAAGCAGCAAAAAAAATATGGGATATAGATTTTGAAAGTATGAAAAATGAAAACGAAATGTCTTCTGGAAAAGAAATTAGAGATTTTGAAGGCGATGGACAAATTGGTTTTAATGAAATAAAAGACGATTCCATAGTATTTTCTTGGTTTGGATATGTAGATATAAGAACTCATTTAACAAAATATAATAATGCAGAGCTTGTTGTTGAAAAATATATTAATCAATTGAAATCTTATTTTAAAAATTCAAAAATATACATTATAGAACCTTTACCTCAATTTACAGAAATGATTTTAAAATATGAGGGCATTAGCCCATATTATACACATGAAGAAAGATTGGAACAAAATAAGAAATTTTTAAATAAACTTTATGAACTATGTGATAGTAACAATATAGAAATTTTAATTACTCAAAAAGAAATTTTAGAATGTTTAGGTGTTAGGGAATTAACCCCAAGCATGACTCACAACCTGGCGCCACATCCAGTAGACGGCTTAAAGCAAGAGTATAGTAAAAAGCTTTTTGATTTATTTGAACTTAAAGCTAGGCAGGTTTTAAATCTTGATACAAAATAATTTAAACAGGGTAATGGTGTGGGATAATACTGCAAAAAATATCACAGATTTAAAAATTAATATTTTGCAAGAATACGAAAAAAGAAAATATGATTTAGTAGAGCATCACACTGGTTATAGAATGGTAATGGATAAATCAATGCCATCAACATTAGATTTAGATAATTTATTTAACCCGTACCTAGAAGAGTATATAAAAAATTTTAATTTAGATAAAAAAGAATATCATTTTTCGGAATGGATTTTAATAGGCTGGACTGTTCCTGGTAGAGGTATGGAACTTCATAATGATCACATTCAGGATGTTTCTTTAGAATTAATAGATCATCCCCAGCCAATGCTTACTGCAATATTTTATCTTGCACATAATTGTGAAGGCGGGGACTTAGTGTTCCCAGATTTAAATCTTAAAATTACTCCTAAAGATGGGACTCTTGTAATTTTTCCATCAGAAGAAATGCACGAAGTCATGGAGTATATATCTGGAGAAAGAATAGTAATTCAAAAGTTTGTTTTTAAACCTTGACAATTGGCTATATAATATAGTATTATATAGCACAGGCAAATATTTTTTATATTTGTTTTTATAATAAGGAATCAAAATGTCAATATATGATTATAGCTTTACGGATAATAAAGGTAATTTAATAGAATTATCAAAATTTAAAGACAATTTACTTTTAATTGTTAATGTAGCCAGTAACTGCGGTTTTACTGAACAGTATAAGGGGCTACAGGAACTTCATAAAAAATATGCAGACAAGGGTCTAGTAGTGATAGGATTTCCTTGTAATCAATTTGGTAATCAGGAGCCAGGATCTAACGAAGAAATTAAAAATTTTTGCGAGACTAGGTATGGCGTAGATTTTATTATTTCAGAAAAAATTGATGTAAATGGAGAAAATGCTCATCCTTTATTTAAATATTTAGTTTCTAAAGCTGATTTTGATGCAGTTCCGTGGAACTTTACAAAGTTTTTAGTTGATAAAAATCAGTTTAGATCAATGTCTCCAAATGTTACGCCAGAGCAAATTGATGAATGGGTTCCCTCACTTTTAAATTAAAATGATAAACCCCGATAAAGATCTAGGTAGCTGCATAGTAGTATTTAAAGATGTTTTTTCTGATTCACATGAAATTATAAATATTCTTGAAAAAGAAAATAAATTAAATTTAAAACAAGAGTCATGGAGTTGGGAAAAAGCGGGTACAATTGGATATGGATCAGACCAAAATGTAAGAACTAATTACACTATGGCTATAACTAAAAATGCAAAATTTGGAAACGAAAATGCAAAAAAAATTCATAATTTAATTTTTACCAAAGTGGAGGAAGCAATTGCTTGGTATAAAAATAGATATAACATTCCATTTGAACTTTATCATGAGCCTTATACAGTTTTAAAATATAGTAATAATGAAGAATATAAACCTCATTTTGATGGATCAACAGAAACAGCAAGATCTGTTTCTGTTGTAATATATTTAAATGATGATTATGATGGAGGAGAAATAGAATTTACAAATTTTAATTTGAAATTAAAACCAGAAGCAAATAGCATGATTTTTTTTCCTTCTAATTTTGCTTATACTCATAAAGCTCACCCAGTAACATCTGGCACAAAATATGCGATAGTGACGTGTCTTCATGATTGGCTTTCCCCAGAAGTTCCACAATTTCCTATAAAAAAATCTTTATTAAATATTGGAATAGTTGGGTTAATTAAATGAAAATAATTTTTCATTCTAAAACTTTTCAAAATAATTCTGCCAAAGAATTTAATCCAGCTCCAGCAAAAAAGTTTATCCCTAATTGGTTTATGTCTGCAGATAAATATATAAGAGATAAATTTGGTAACATAGCTTTAAATTTTTATAAAACAAAAGATGGATCTACAAAATTTGATAGACAAAAAACTTTTAAATCTTGTCCAGCAGTTTTTGATTCTATATCTTCAGGGTATTTACTATTTACCCCATGCGATATAGAGATAAAAAAAAATAAAGATTCATATTCTATCAAAATAGATGAAAAGTTTTCAAACAACGTAAATCTTAAAAATTTTGCATTTTGTAATATTAGGGGTGAAGGACATGGGTTTCCAACACCAGAGGGATATAGCCCAGTTCACTTTACTTGGTCAACAAATTGGTTTCCACAATTACCAGAGGGCTACATAGCGTTATTTACACACCCACTTAATAGATTTGATTTACCATTTTTAACTGTTTCTGGAATTGTTGATTGCAGTAGCTATATAAATGGTGGACTTGCTCCATTTTTTATTCAGGAAGATTTTGAAGGCGTTATAAAAGCTGGCACCCCATATATGCAAATAATACCGTTTAAAAATGAAGAGTGGGAGCATGAAAATATTTATTATGATGAAGAACAATCCTTAGAGCATAGAAAACAAATGAAATTAATGTATGAAAATAAAGATAGTATAGAACATACAACAAATTATAAAGAAAAATTTTGGACTAAAAAATATTTTGATTGATATTGACTAGGTTATATAAATAAAGTATAATATATGTATATGAAAAAAATTAGTATAATAGCATTGGCGGCATTTGCAGCAGCATTTACCGCATACAGAGCATTTGACGATCTTGCTAAGTCTTTGGAGTCTTGGGAGATGGACTGGGAAGAAGAGATAGACCATGAGTAATTTAAAAGTAAATAAAACTAAAGTTCTTCCCTTACTTTGGTTTGCAAATATGTGTGGTTCAATTGCAGGATGGGCAATTATGAAGATATCCTACGAAGACGAACTAGAAAATTTTGGGTGGCAGTACAAGATGCATTCATTTATTTGGAAAATTACTTGGCCTGTATATTATAAATTTGGTACATTTTATGAGTTTAGTTTTGATATGAGCGGGGATGGCTGGAATGATTATGACGAAGAAGGTGTACCTTACTGGGAAAAATATAATCTCGATTGGGATTATGAAGATTACGAAACAGGAGATGCCTTTAGGCTAATTAAAAATGGAATCAAATAAAAGAACATTATTAAAAACATTAAGCTGGGAAACATTTCATTTAATTGGAGTAGCAGGAATTATTGCTATTGTTACTTATGCTATAACTGGCGATGTAGAGTATGAATATGCTACTCTGGGTGCTTTAGGATACATTGCGTGGGAAGCTTTAGGATATTATATTCATGAGCGTCTTTGGGCTAAAGTAAAAAGAATCAAGTAATGGCCTGGTTATGTCCATGTCAAGGCTGTAAGAAGGCAGTAAAGCAAGAACAAGAACGCATTTTAAAGTTATTAGATGAAATAGATTTAAATGCTCCACATCAAATAAACGCACTTGGATTTAAATTGCTTGCTGTTGATATTATTAAGAATAATAAATAATTTGCTATAATATATATATGTTTGAATTAAATAGCATTATATATGATAAAGGTCTTTATTTAAATAATTGTATTTCTAAAGAAGATATCGAAAAAGTTCTTTTGCTGTCAAAATCTGAAAAATTTGAAATCAAGCATTTTAGATGTGGTGATTACGTAGAAGTAACTAAAGATTTAAATTATCCAGAAAAAAATATTTTTGAAATTTTAAATCCGATCACAAAAAATATTTTAAAAATATATACAAATCATTTTAATAAAAATTTAAACGATTATCGTCTTGACGGAGAAGAAGTATACTGGATTAAAACCTGGAACATAGGGTCTAGCATTGGGTTTCACAGTGATTCTTGGGATTCAAAAGATGGCAAAAAGGTTCCAAATATAACAATACTTTTATATTTCACTAGCGATTATGAAGGCGGAGAGGTAATTTTTAAAAATGAAAGTGGTGTTGGTGTTGATTTTTTAAATCAAACATTTGAAGTTAATAAAAATGACATTAAAATAAAACCACTATCTGGAGAAGCAATAGTTTTTGATTCAAATACAATCCATCTTGTAACTGAAGTAACTAGCGGATCTAGAATATGTACAGATATTGCTTATGTGTAAATGATTAATATTCTGGAAATTCTTCTTTGCCAGCATCGAAAACTATTGAATATTTATCATCTAAATTAAGAGTGCTATGCCAAGCGCCACTATCAGTGCCAGCGTCTCCTCTAAACCACATTATGTCACCTGGCTCTAATATAAAAGTATCTGGTTCTTCTAGCCAACTAACTTTCCATTTTGTAAAACCATCTTTTTCATTTTTTGCTTGCCCAGCTTCCCATAATTTACCTATTTCTTTTTTGCCAATTTTCCATTCAGTAGAACCACTACACTGCCAGTGAATTATATCGTATGGATCTTTGTGTGTACTATGTCCATGGCCAGACATTCCTTTTATAATGTAAAAAGCATATTCTGGTATATCGTATACAGATAAGCATTCATTTAAAAAAGAATCAATTTCTTTTTCATTGTATTTACTTATTATAGAAGTTCTTGCATATCTTTCTTTATTATTTGCATGTAATTCTGATATTATTTTTGTATCTGGCGGGGTTCTCCAATTTTTAAAAACTGCATAGGTTTTATTGCTATCTTTTGCTTCTGAAATTAAATCTAATAATTTATTACTCATAATACACATATTATACTATTTTGGAGCTCAAAAAGTGAAGCGGAAAAGTAGAAGGGTATATTGACAGTACCTGTCATAAATTGTAAAATTGGATAGTGAGCAATTACCCTCTTCCGAAAGATCCATTTCAGGCTGCATATCTGCAGCATTTGAGGGATAGAAATGTTAAAATAGCATCTGTATGCAATTTTTGTAAGAAGGCATCCGTTGGTATAAATTCGGACGGGTATCGAATAATATTTGTATGTGAGGAGCATAATGATATATCATAAGCATTTACTCGTTAACGCTAAAGTAAAGAACCCAATGAATACCGAAGAACAGGGTATTGAATTTCTAAAATTCTTAGTTAACCAGATTGATATGAAAATTATTAAAGGACCATTTGCATCATATGTTGATGCAGAAGGCAATAAAGGTCTAACCGCAGTAGTTATGATTGAAACTAGCCATATTGCATTTCATATTTGGGATGAGATAGATCCAGGCTTAATTCAATTTGATCTCTATACATGCGGAACACTTGACCTACATAAGGCACTAAGAATATTCAAGCAATACTTTGATGTTCAAGAGCTAGATTATGTTTTATTTGATCGTGAAAATGGATTTGTTGTAGAACAGGCGGGGCGGGAAGCCGAAGGAGTATTCTATAGTAAATATCCCAATGGATTAGAGCCAGGCTTAATGGATCCAAATATAGGTGGATTTAAAGGAAAATAACAAAATGTTAGAATGGGCAAACATAAATAATTTAAAAATATTATCTGATGAGATAGGCTTATCTGGTTTTAAAAAATTTGGATGTTTGGGCTCATATGATTTGATAAATTTTGATAAAACACTTAAATTTAACATGAAATTTAAATATTCAGATAATCCTATAAACAATGCTGCAATAATTGATGTTGATTTTAAACACAGTGCAGAATATCATTCATTTGCATCTTTAGTCTACCAAAATGAAAATTTAATAACTTACATTAGAAATAATGGGTTTGAATTAAAAATATGGGAGGGGTGTCCAATAGAAGATAAAGATTGGCATAACCTAGATTTATTATTAAATGAAAAATCAGTATCTTTTTATATTGATAACAATTTGATAACTTCCTATGAATTTGATGATAAAATTAGTCCATGTATGATTTTTATAGGCGGGAATAGTACGAAAAATCTAGAATCCCATAGAGAAGAATCAATATCCCTATATGTGAAGGACATATCTATAATAGCTGACGATATATCAGTTTCATTAATTAAAGAAAATTTAGTTTTATTGGAGGATAATAATGACTAAATATATGTTTAAATGTAAGGAATGTAAGACATTATTATCAATAGAGACTGAATTGCCAGAAGATCAAATACATAAAGCTCCACCATGCCCATGTGGCAAATCTAGGATGATATCCTTAAATTCGCCAGAATACGCATATAATTTATGGGATTAAGTGAAACGCAAAAATAGAACCCCAATTCGCCAAATAATTAGACCCTATAAAGATCAATTTGATAGATCTCCAATATGGGTCAAAATTGTGGCGGCGGCTTGTGTAGGATACATATTAGTACCAATAGACCTATTTGATATATTATTCCCATGGATGGCATATTCAGATGATATATTTCTAGCTGGAATATTGCTTAAATTACTACATAAATATGGTTCACTACCAGATGAAGATCCAATAACGCCAATAGAGCTTATAAAGCAGATTCTAGGCAAGGAAAAGGTATAATAGGACTATGAAGAAGTTTATGGTGGCTGATCTAGTAAAAGATCTAACAGAAGACAGAATAAACGAATTAGTTAGAAAATACGGTATATCCAGATATGACGCTAGATATATAGTCACATCTTATCCAGACAGAGACGATCAAGAATTGATTGCTAAAATAATGGATGACTATAAAACTAGCTTGAGAGATTCTGAAGAATTTTATAAGAACTATCCTAATCCAGAAGACTGGGATGAGGTTGAAGCTACAGCTGAACTTTATGGTGTAGACATTACTGATGTAGATGATGATATGGTTGAAGCCTATCTGTCCTTTAATGAGGAAGAAAAGGTATATTTGATGGAAAATGGCGGGATACCAAAGGCTAAGGGTGAAATAGATAGTAGCCTAGGTAAAGTATTATGGTGGTTCAATATAGCACTAGGTACATTTATGTTAACTACAATATTCAAAAATGGAAACCCAGCACAATATCCTATATCTGTATCTGAATTAAGAGAAATAAGAAACGCAGACTCATTTGGAGAATATTTTAATAAAAATATTAGAGGAGATAGCCTATATAGCGATAAAGATGGATCTTGTGGATGTATTGGCGAAGATTCAAATAATCCAAAGAGACTTTGCACATCTGAAGATTTTGCCCAAATGCCACAAGAATTTAAGGCCTATCTCTGATATCCCCCTCCAATTTATCTCCTTTCTAATAGCCTTTTAAAGGCTTTTAAAGTGGAGAATTGTGGAGTAAAGTGGAGAATCATACTATTAATTATCTAGCAATTACTATTATATTTATAACAAAAAGATATTAGTGTAATGGAACGCAATTAATCTTAAATCGTATCGTAATATAATGGCATATTGATCAAATTTTGTCAATAGATTTTGGATAAAATTTCCACGATTTTTAAAATTTGCCCGTAAATGATCAAATTTGCCCACATGATTTTGATCAATTTTGTCATATTTATAACAATTCTGTTATATTCTTGACAGATTTAGATCTATTTGCTACAAAATTTCCACGATTTTGATCAATTGTCGTAAAAACGATATTTGGCCCATAATTTTGCACAACAAAAAGCACATATAACTAATTAAAGCTATATGTGCTAATTGGGCTTTATATTTATTTAATTAGAAGCTATCTTCATCCATTGCATATTTTGGATCTCTTGTTCTAGATTCTATGTTTTGGAATTCATATGCTTCCGCCCCATATTTGGCTGTTAGGACATCATCTAGCAGGTCCGCCATCAATAATCCTTCGGATGTATTGCCTTTGTCCCATTCATTTTCCATACGCATTTTATTATATTTGATTATATGTTTGACTAACTCCATTAGCCTGTCTTGGGTATATATTGGATAATATGTAGTTAGGATATTTGCTAGAACTGCTGGTGAGAATGTGACATCATTTAGACCTTCCGCCAACTTTTCTGCTACTTTAGTTTCATTTGATTTTGCCATTATATCCGCCTTTCTTTGTTAGCATTATATCAAAAAAGTGAATCCCCCACAAGCCCCGTAGGAGGCTGTAGGGGACCACGATTGTTATTACTTGACGTTCTTCTTGTCTGAGAAGACAACGCCCTTCTTAGAGGCTTCTGAGATTGCATTCTTTGCTGCAGCTGAGAAGCGGCCACGCTTACCCACGGTAATTCCCTGGGCCTTTAGATATTCACGTGTAGTTGTTGGTGTAGTCATTTGTTTTCATCCTTTCATGATGAGTTATTATGTATATTATATAGGAAATTTACGAATTTGTAAATAGCCTACGTAAAGCAATTTTTGGGCCCGTTAGCCCAGAGCCATGTCCGAAATGTCCGATTCCGTACAAAGCTCTTAGATCTATTCTATTTCTTCTACTGCGTATGGTTCGATTATATAATCAGTTGGGATTTGTTCCCACTGATGTGTATCCATGCCTGCCGCCGCATCCCAAGCAATCTCAGGGGACTCAGCATTGATTGTTACGTAGTATTTGGACAATTTGTCCCCAAATACTTTATAGTCTTTTCTAGTCATCTAGCCACCCGTCATCATCCAGGGCAACGAGGAAGTCGTTGTCTCTCATCCAGTCTCTGATTGTCTCCTGTAACATCTCCCCACCTTGGTCCATATTCATGTCCAACTTGTCGATGTCTTCATAGAACTTATTAAAGATTTGTTGTAATGTGACGCCTTCAGTGATTGCTTCGTCATAGCCAGTATCGGCGTTGTCAAAGATATCTCTAAGGATGTCAAAGGTCCATACCCAGCCAAGGGACGGGAATACAGGAAGTTTGGTAATCCTATCATTAATATCAACCATATCGTTATATAGTTTATTTAGATCTATATCAGCCACGTGCTTTTGTCCTTTCGTTAATTGCGAATGCAAGTTGATATGTTAATGCATACACATGTGAGAGACCGTCCACTTGGCCCTCCCAATACTTTCTTTCCATAGATTCCATGGCGTCGCCATAGTCGTTCTCTTCTTCTATTTCCTGTGCACGAGCCAGTTCTGCTTCAGCCTCATAGATAAGGTTTTTGAGTTCCCCGTGCAAAATATCTGTTCCAGAGATGTTCATGTCAACCTGCTTCTGCAGGCGTGGTTCCAGTTCCATTGAGTACATCATCCTAGTATATCCTCCGCCACTGACAAAATATGGCGGGCAGAAAGAATCTGTCCTCCTAGATGATTATATTCAAAGTCTAATTCAATATAATCTTTAGAGTTCATATCCAGTTTTTCCATTTCATTAGAAACATCTTCCTGGTCTTGTTCCAAACTAATTACATGAAGCTTTATATATTCAATTAACTGATTCACATTCTTCCTTCCACAATTAGTCCTTCTAACAAATCAAACGCAGATAACAATCCTTCACGAACTAAATCATTTGAAGAATTGGCGGGAATATAAGGAAGAGCCAATTCAATAGCATTCTGCATATCAAATACATCCTTTGTACTATATCCCAACATAGTATTCATCTCCTTCTTTATATCCATAGAATTCATTGTATGATTGTTTTACACTATCAGGTGCAAATTGAATAAATCTAAATTCAGCATATTCCGTGCCTTCATCTAAATTAGATTGATTCCATTGTTCAAATAGATGTTCTTCAATATCTACTTGAATTGCTCCTAGGATATGTTCTCCTAGAGTATCTGTAAACGCTTCCACTATATTTGCTCCATTCTGTATTCAGGTACGTGATTTTCATCCAAGTATATCTTATGGGTCTGACATTCTTTGACACATTCAAGGTCTGCCTCTCCTAAATAATTACAAGCAGAGCAAATTTCTCCACAATCATTCTCACAATAATCTAATGTATCTTCTGAATCACAGTCTCTACATTTATTAGAATACTCTGAATTAGATATCATTTCATTGCGAAGGAATTCACATTCGCCACCCCAACCTGTTTCTTCTTCATAACTAAGTGTAAATAGAAGAGTTGGGTATTGGCCTGATAATTTAGCAATGGCAGGAAACGGAGGAGACCAAGCAGTATTAAAGTTATAATATACAACTAGATTCTCACCATTAGAAGTAGGTCCCTCAGTATATGTATCAGGATATTTATCATCTGAAGATACAGCAACATCCCATTTTGTTCCCCAATTACGAACATTCCAGTTATACCAATCATTTGTTGCAAATTTCATTGATTCTTCAATTGGTAAAGAATGGTCGGGTTGTGCAAGATATTCATAATCAGTAACACCGTCTTCAATATAGTTATAGATGTTATAGAATGCAAATACAGGATTTGGATATGTTGTTAATTTCTTCTGCATTTGTCCATTTTCCATGTTCCATGAATCATGGACCATTTTGAATGGTTTATTTAATTGTGCTACAAGGTCATTAATTTCTGAAGGATTACCTTCAATAGTTAGACCGTTATATACCCAGTTTGGCATATATATTCCTTTCTCGTTATGGAGCATTATTATACATCCCCCCACTGACATTTGTCTATATGATGTGGGACACATCGCAGCTGATCAAAATTTAGGGGATTTTGACTTGACAACGTAACAAGCTTTAGCTACCCTCAGTTACTGCGGGCAAAAGGAAAGGCCCCTGGATCCCAGGGGCCCTATTAATATGAGGCTGCTAGCCAAACGAAAGGAATTTAAGTAAATGCTGCTTTAGTTAACCACTTGCGGAATCGCTAGTAGCGGCACCTCATTATTAATATTATACCAAAAGTTTTGCGTCCGTGTATTTCTCTACAAACGTTCGCAAATCAATTGTGAATATCGCTTCATTCTTCATTCCACGGACCTTATTAGATTCGTTGAAATGTGAATCTTCCTCATGAAGAGACATAGTCTGTTCCAGCCAATTAATCACAGGAATCTTGTGTTCATTGTCTGATATCTCATTTACTTGCAGTCCCCATCCAGTTTCCATGCCCCAACCGTCGCCAATCATTTGACTAATTGCTATACGTGTTGCATATGAAGGGTCCGACCAACGTGACTGTGCCTTGGCTACAGCCTCGCCTAAATGCTCCAACATGTTATGTCCTGCCCAATGTCCATATAGGACAATGGTCTCTCCGCTTGGTTGTACAAAAACAAAATTTGCTCTGTCACCCATTTTTTACCGCCTTTCGTCTAGTTCGTTTCTTAGGTAGTTCTTCTTTACCCAATTCTATAATTTCATAGGCCCAACTGTCAAGGCCCGACTTATTCTTATTTAAATGGTGTCCACAAAATGTAAGCTCACCATTAGTACCACGTGCAAGCCAAGCTGCACGGGCGGAACAAGAATCGCATTTAATCCATTCTATTGTAAGATCCTCAGAGGTCATTGTCTAATGTCCCAAATTCGATTTTATCTGCAACGCTGTCCATAATTGCTCCTTCTTCGCCAAGAATAGAATCCTCAGCCCATTTACGAATATTAGCAATGATTACTTCACGAGTAAACTTAACTCCGTCTTCAAAACCGTCTTTGTAGTCCATACTACCTCCTTGTATAACCAGTTGGTTGATAATCTGATTCAACTAGTATATCAAGATTATATTTGGAAATCAAGGCAGAAACTTTTTCAATGCTTCCTGTTCCTAATTCAAATACATTAGACTCAAGCCAATATGGGTCAAGTCCTGAAAACTCTGCCTCCCAATAGGCAGCCTTGCAGGCTGCGCTAGTGGGTGCCTGTAGTTGATAATACATTAGTGCGTAGCCCAATCTGCTGATTCTACGTTGTATGAATAAACCATAGCATCACCATGATATGTATCAATTGTTAAAACATCTTGTAAGAAATCTCCTGCATCAAAGTCTTCAATTTCATCAAGTGGACAATCGTAGTCAACTTCAACCTCAACGGTAGCAGTAATACGAATGCTTTGCTTTGGTTCAAACCCAAGAATATCACATAGGTCTGACAATACCTCAAACTTTTCAACGCTGGATGAATACCATTCATCTGACGTCATCTTATTTAAAATTAAACCAATTTGCTTTTCCTGTGCCTCTAAGCGTCCAGTTAATTGATTAATTCTACTCTTTGCATCATGCAAAACTGTTTCTAACTCAGTTACTTTATATAACTCGAATTCAACATCCTCGCCAGTAATCTGCTTAAGAGTTATCAATTGGTGCGGAGCATATGCATCTTGTGTTACTTTTTCCATTTTATTCCTTTCGTTGTTATATGGAGTATTATAGCGGACCTGACTGACAAAAGTCCAGGCTTTTTAGGGGATTTTTAAAATGTGACGTAAAACACATTTTTCGCCTTTACCTTCTGCGGGCATTTTTGCAGCTTTGTCAAATTAGATCGAAGAGGAGGGGCCCCTTGCGGGGCCCCATTCTTTAGAATGATTTTACAACTTGAAGAATTTTATTCTTCTCAGCAGTAATAATCGGGTCAAAACCTGAAGCGGAAGCCCACTTAGATTCTGAATTATTTTTCCGTGTCGGACGGAAATAATCAAGGCGTTCAGTAAGCGCATTGAAAGCACCCCATTTTGTACCCTTGATGTTAGCATTAGTAGGTGAATTGAAATAAAGGTCATCAAGAAGAATAACTTTATTTTCCCACTTAGTCTGAGCCAATTTGGAAGAATCTTCCGCAGGCTTAGGATAAATTGTGCGAATCAAATCATAGAATTGCTTATCAGTAATTTCTGATTTGAACAATTCCTGAGCCTCTTTCTCGAATGCGTCAAAGTATCCAAGAGTTAGACCAAGAGTTTCACGAGCAATTTGAATCTTACCTTCAGCAGTCTGAGTATGGCGAATCTTGAAAGATTGCTTAGCAGAACGCATTGCGAGATTCAAAGTGTTTTGGCATACAACACGAACAGGTGTGATTGCTGCTTGAACAGCGACAGAACCATCGTGAGATGTCCAAACGATAAGATACAATTTTGTTTTATCGTTAGCACCTTGTGGGTCTAATACCATTTCACGAGGGACAGTAAGAGAGCCGAATACAACTTTACCACCCTTGAGAGAGCCAGCAGATTCCCAAGCACAGCGAGAATCGCCATCTAGGATATTGTCAGCGAATGAAAATAATTCTTCATTCTGAACAACTTTATATCGTGAGCCGACAGTAGAAAGAACATCGGTACCATTATTGAATGGATTGGTACGAATTACCAATTGTGAATCTGATGTGTCATTCCAATTTTCTGGAATAAAATCAGTAATTGGAGACAAGCGAACATTCCAATTAGAAAGTTTTGCTTCGTCTAACATCAATTGAGTTGAGACATCTTCATCTTGATTGAAGATACGATTGGCAAGATTATGCCAAGCAGGTGTGCCACGTAGGGCGAAAGCGACTTCGTCGCCATTAGTTTCAAGGTTATGAGCCATGAATTTATTTCCTTTCATTGTTAGATTGAATCTGAATTATACACTACGCCACCGACATTTGGCAACAGATTAGATGTAAGATAGGGCAAATCGGACATTGTGATTAATCTCACAATTTAAGGGGTGTTTTTGACTTGACGTAAAGAGCTCGGCGCCCCCACAGTTCTTGCGGGCAAAAATTGGAATGGGGCGGGAATCTAGATGATTACACAGTTCAAACCCGCCCCAATTATTTTAAATTAAACCTAACTCAATTCTAGTCAATTGTTTTGGTTTAAGATTAATTACAGTTTCTTCAGGTATTAACAAAGCAACTGTCTTTTTCTTTTTTAATTCATCATAGACATATGCTTTTACTCTACCAGAAAACTGAGATAAATTAGAAAATACTAATTCAGTTAAGTATTCTTTATCTACGCCTTGCTCAGAATAAAGAGTTAAATCATTTAACTTATTTTCATCATAGATCTCAATTCTAAATCTATTACGCATAAACACCTTCTTCAATAAGTTTATTGTAAGTTATTAGATTTGTTATTGTTATGTTTAATTGCTCATCAGGATAGAGCGATAGCAGGTGATTCAACGCCTCACCAGCAGATTTGTATTCAGAATAGTTGTGATGTTGTCCCACACCTGTTCTTACTTCCATTTCCCAGCAATCTACACCGCCAGGACTTACTGAGTATTCTACTTCGAATATTTCAGCCAATCGCATTTATTTATTTCCTTTGTTAGTAGGGATACGAATTGTAGCATAGGGGGCTAGAGTTTGTCTAGCCCCCACGCTATTAGAGATAACGAGCGATAGCGTTGTAAGTTGAGGTGCTTACAACTTCCTCATCTGTCATCTTGAGAATACGGATAGCGTTAGAGATTTCCTCTTTCATCTCGTTGTATGTGTGCTGATGAATTACCTCAAAATCACGCACAGGTTCAGCAGGGAAATCTGCTTCATTACAGGTCAGGTCAAAATCTACATTGAGAGTTTTGTTCCATGAGCGATAATTTGTGCGGAAGTTTTCTGCCTTTGAGATGTTAGCAATAGCAAACTTACCAACTTCTTTACGCCATTTTTCCATAGACTTTTGGTATTTTGCTTCGTTTTCATCTTGCTTTTTGTAGTTAGCCTCTAATTCTGCTAACTTAGTTTCTAGTGCTTTGATTACTTTAGTTGTAGCAATCTTGACACTAATAGATTTTCCGTTTCTTGCCATTTGTTTATTTTCCTTTCGTTATTTGTTGAGCAAAATTGTAGCAGAGCCCACCGACATTTTGGTGAGCCCTGCCTATTTAGTTGTTATTTAGCAGGTGCGCTTGTCCAGCGTTCTGCGCCATTTACATCAAGGAGAATACGATTTACTCCACTTGGGTGATTGTCAATCGCCTTGATAATTCCAACAATACCGCTTTGGGTAGTTGTGTAGGTTTGTCCGATTTCTAGCATTTTTTCCCTTTCGTTAGTTTGACAGGGTGATTATACACCACCCCACCGACAATTATTCCTCGTAGTTAGTTATCCACGCATCTAAGTGGTGCTGTTCTACAATAGCCCACGCAGGAGCAGTATCTCTACCTTTATAGGATACTCCTTCGGGCATGGCTATTTCACGATCTATTTCGCCTTCATCATAGGCAAAAATAGCCTCGATACACGGCTCCACCATAAATTTGGGGACGGGTGGATAATGATTAGCTGATAAGTGTATAGCAATAGCACTAGATAAATCCATTTCGCCATTTGCTAAATCATAAGCAAGATTACTTCCCATTTAGCACCTCATTAGACATTGTTTCCATTTCGTCAATAGTTTCAATTAGTTCTCTAAATTGACTTTCAGTTAGTAATACTTTAGTAACTTTATCAGTTACGCATGAAGCAATAGCAGTAGCATACATAAACATCGCTTTAGCAAATTGTTCTTGGTCTAGTTCATGGCGAGCATTTACAATAAAAGAAGCAAGTTCCATTTGTTCATCGCCAATTATTCCCTCTTGAGTAGCCTCAAGTAGAGCAGAAGCAGTTGATAACATAATTCCCTTTCGTTTGTTGTTAGTGGGCTAGATTATACACTAGCCCACCGACATTATTAGGCTAGGGCTAAATAAGCCTGCGAATAACCCTCATTTACACGGTCTAATTCTGCCTGAATTTCAGATTTAGACATAGTAGATACTGAACCGATTATTTCACGGATAGCACCCTCGTTCATAGCAGTAAATAATCCAGCAGGCAGATTTTTTACTTGATTATACATTGAGCCTTCGATATCTAACTTAGATACGAATTCTACTCCGTCAACGGTGAATGGGAATAATGCCCATCTAGTCATGTCTTTCATTTTTTACCTTTCGTTTGTTGTTATGCGAGAATTATAGCGTAATCTACTGACAAATTAGTTTTATTATCGGCGTGTCTAAAAATTATTTTTGTGATAAACATCACAAATTTTAAGGGTGTTTTGGACTTGACGTAACAAGCTTGGCGCCCCCACAGTTCTTGCGGGCGATTAGTTGAAAATTCAACTAATCCCAATTCATAGTTTTACCAACAGCGGTTTTTTTATGTTTTCGTTTTCGTGAATAAGTTTTTTTAGATGGAATTGGTGTCGCCGCATTACTGCGGCGAATTTCCAAAACTTTTTTTATTCTTTCTTTATTTTGTAATTTCATTTCAACTCCTAAAACTTGGTATTTTGTAATTCGCTGCGGAATAAAATTTATTCGCATCAAATCTTTCATTATCTCTTGCGAACATCTCAGCAAAATCTACAACCATTTTTGAAAATACAGCAGGGTGAGTTTTGTCTGATACATACCGCAGAATTTCTGCGGTAGCAACATAGTCTTTTCGTGTCATCATTATTCAACAACCTCCAAAACATCAAATACATCAAACTTTTTTAGTTCGCTTTCAGGCAAGGCTAGAAAAATTTTGTTTAGGTCAAATACCGCTTCCAAATCAGTATCAGCCTCAGTAACAAAAGAGATTAGAACATTTTTTTTCATTAGTCATTTTCCTTTACAAATAAAGAGCCGTCAAAATCAGAGTTAGGGTTACAGTCGCAAGGCTCAACATTATAGTCCTCGCCTCCGCCATAAAATAACCAACCTTTTCCATAGCAGGTATCGCAGTCAAAAGATAGAGTGTGAATTACTTTCATTTTTAGTTTTCCTTTCGTTCGTTGTTTTCTGTAATTGTAGCAGAAGCCACCGACAAAATTGCGGTGAGGTTTTGCTGGCGTGTTGCTTCACGCTCAGCTTTTACATAATTTCTAAAATCGATCAAATCCATTTTTTTATCTCCTAGCATTCGCATTTTTCTGTATAATCAAATTCGCAAAAATAACAACCCATAAACTCGCCATGAGGTTCGCAATACATTTTTATTACCTGTTCATCACAGCAAAAAAAACTTTCGTCTGTTGAGTAATAATTTTCATTTACACTTATTTTCATTAGTTTTCCTTTCGTAGTATTTAGATTATAGCGGAAGCCACCGACATTTAGTCGGCATGGCTTACGGCAATAGTAGCCCAAAAATCTTTACCCCATGTTTTAGGGTTAGATGGGTCATAGATAGGGCGAACCCTTACGACATAGGCAGTAGCGTCCTCGCCTACCCAATAATGACGCTTAGAAGCGTAGTTGATAAGTCCGTCCATAGGATAACGATTAGTGGAACGATAATAAGTTCCCTCAAGAATGTTTTCAGTAGAATATTTTTTTATCATTTAGTTTTCCTTTCATTTTGTTACCCTGTAAGGGTATCATAGCCCACCGACATTTTTCTACTTACTAGCGAGTAATTCCATATTTTGAGACGCTCAATTCGTGTGATAAAAATCACAAAATCTTCGGCGTGTCGCAAAAATCCAGGGGTTGTGGATAACTCCCGTAAACCTGTGGATAACTCCACAATCGTTGCGGGCGATCAGCTTTTTGTCAAGCCGACACGCCGTATTTATTTTGTGAGTTCTCTCACATCTTCTTTTAGCATTTCCCACGCTATACGCCCCATGTATAGGGCGGGTATAACAAGGGCTAATTGCACAAGGCTAGTTAGTAGTCTATTCATGCTTTACACTCACAAGGCTCTATTGTATATTCATACCTATCGCCTACATACATCACACCTCTACCATAGCACATAGAGCATTTATCCTTAGCCATAAATCTCACCCAATTCTTCCATTTCCATTTCTTCATTTTCTAATTCTAGCATTTCCTCTAGTGATATTTCTAGTGGTTCTTCATCTTGATAGTCTAGTACCTCATATCCATGCTGGATACTTTCATACTTATAGTCTCTAGTATTTCTTTCCCATGACATTGCGTACATTATTTTTATTCCTTTACTTTCTGTTCTTATAAATCTTATACGCTACCACTGACACGATAGCAATTCCAATTCCTAGCCATGAAGCGTAGAAATCAAATTGAGCGGTTTCAAAGGCAATTCCATCTGAGCCTAGTTCTATTAGTAAGTATCTATCCATTATTTTCTATTCCTTTTCTTTTATTCTTTATCTTGTATCGGTAGATTATCATAGCGCACCGACAAGCGCAACACGACACGCCGTTAGGTATGTGTGACTTATGCCACACTCACCGCTACTGTGCGGTATGTATAACCGCCCATGCTCTTACGGATACGGACTAGATAAGCCTCAGCATCCGCATAGTAGACACACTTAGGATGCTTTTCAGCCTCCACGATTTCGCCCTCAACGGAGCGGCTACGATAAGGCTTGCCTATTAGTAGACTTTCGATATTGTATAGATTAGCACTCATTTTGCTACCTTCTTTCATTTAGTTAGTTAGTATTATTTCAGATTTATTCAATTTTATCAAGTCGACACGCTGTGTCTATTGTGTGAGGTTAGTCACACTCACCGCATGGGCATTGAGGAAACTCACGCTCTTGCTTGATACGATTAGCAAGGCGTTCTACTTTCATGTATGTATCAAACGAAGCACCTCGGAAAGATACTAACTTTCCGTCAGCGATAAGGTGAGCAGCCTTGATAATCTTTTGCTCTAATGTTAGTGAAGTCATTATAAAACTTCCTTTCTTTTTTCTATCTAATAATAAAATACTATCATGGGGGTCTGACAAATTGCAAGTTGAAAATGCGAACAATTCGGACATTGTGATTGACATCACACAAAATTCATGTGAGATACGTCACAATTATGGGCGCACTATCCAAAATGTCCGTTTTGTACAATATATGTATCATACATCATAAAAATATATTAACATTTTTCAAAATCTAAAAAGTAGTCGACTAGAATATAAGGGGTGTATAATAAAATTATGCAGCAAAAAATATATAAAGAAATAAATGATATTTTGGGAAACTACCCATTATCATTTATGAATCATGGTTTTTGTCCTGCAGATCCTGAAGTAGAAAATTTACCATTTAAACATCAAATAACACTTTATAATAAAGCTCTTGAAAACATTGATTTATATGAAAAAAATATTTTAGAAATAGGATGTGGCCGTGGCGGCGGATCAAAGTGGATAATAGAAAATAAACCTATTACATCTTATTATGCTTGTGATATAACTCCAGAAAATATAATATTTTGTACTAAAAACAGTAATCATCATAATTTAAATTATATTTTAGGAGATGCTCAAAATTTACATTACCCTGATGAATCATTTGATTTAATTATCTGCATAGAATCTTGTCATGCATATGATAACTTAGATTTATTTTTTGAAAACGCTTATAGAGTACTCAAAAAAAATGGTCGACTAGTTTTAATGGATAACTATGCAATTAGTCAAAAAGCACTAGATAATGGATTAAGATCACTTGATGCAATAAAAAAATCAATTGGAAAATTTAACATTTTAAGTTACGAAGATATAACTGAAAACGTTAAAGCGGCTTGTTTAGAAGATCAAGAGTCGATGGCCCATTGGATTTCAGAAAAATCAATTTCAGAATTTATGACTTTTGTTTCATCTCAATCATACTTAAGATATAATAATAAACATTGGGGTTATTATAAATTTATTTTTGATAAACTATGACAAATAATTTAAAAACAATATATTTGACTTCTCCAGCTGGTTCTGGAAATACATTTTTACAATCTTTTATAAATGAAAATGCATATGTAAATGTTTATACAAAGTCTCATAATGCTGATGACATATTAGAAAATGAAGATCATATCTGTATACTTAGATCTCCAGATAATTGCATAGCTTCAGCTGTAGAAAGACATGATAGATCCATTGCATATAAATACATACCAGATGAACAAAAAATAGATATCTCTAATTTAGATGCTGTTAAAAAATTAATTGACGATTACTGTTATAATCATTTTATGTTTTTAAATAAAATAAAAGATAAAAAAGTTTATTTTGTTTTATTTAAAGATGTTGTAGATAATCCAAAATTAGTGTTTGAAAAAATAATATCTAAATTTAATTTAAATATTAACAAAGATTTACCAAATAGCATGGAGAATGATTTTATATTTGAAGGTATAACAATTTCTGGATTAGAAGCAAGAAGTCCTAAAGAAAAATCAGATAATAGAAAACTTATAGATACCTTAGTTAAAGAAAATTTTTTATATCCTGAAATTGAAAAATTGTATACAGAAATATTGAAGTCGACTAAAATAGAATAATAAAACCTATTGACTCTTCAATTTTTTTAATGTTATACTTATGTTTGGTTTGTGGGGGCTTACACTGGAACTCAATATACACCAGATGTAGCTTCTCTATCTCTTAAAAGATTTTTTCTTTTTGGGGGGTAGGGGGGCTTTCCTAAAATCTAATATTCCCAGATATCACTATATAATATATATTATATATATACAAGAAAAGGCGGGAAAAATCTAAAATGAGACTACTTATCACCATAACAGCAATAGCCATAATAACCATCATATCTGGCATAGCAATCCAAATATTCTTTGGGCCTATAGCTTAATCTGGTGAAAGCAATTGTCTTATATACAATCGAGTATCGGTTCAAATCCGATTAGGCCTACTATCTTAATATTTAAAAGGGGGAATCAATGGTAAAACCCTGGGACCTATTTAATCCAAAACAACCTAGATCAAAAGAAGAACTATATACCTATAGACTGGATATTTGTGATAAATGTCCTGAATTAATACAATTAACACAACAATGCAAGAAATGTGGCTGTATTATGCCTGCTAAGGCTAAATTAGAAAATGCCACATGTCCTCTTGGTAAATGGTGATTATATGGAGATAGCTTTCTTTATTGGATGTATATCTGGCATTATTCTTATGGCATTTGCCTTATTGGCATCCCTTAATGAAGATAATGATCATTGGAGGAGAAAAGGATAATATGTTTCATGTGAAACAAATGTTCTCTTCTACTTCCGCCGCACTTTTTCGCACTTTTTCACTAAATAAGTATTAATTTTCTACCATATCTTTAAAAAAGTGTTCTGCTAGATCTGGGCCTTTTAATCCTGATTCTTGATATTGCTTTATGAGTTCTGGAGTAAATTGTGGATTTTGTTTTAGTGGAGTCATCCAGTCTAATTCAAAATCTAAAGTTTTGTCTCCTATTTGATTATAATATTCTTGTGTTTTATAATTATAAAAAGTTCCTGGATTTTCTTCATACTTAAGTACGAAATTAGAAAATGCGTATCTTATTCCAGACTTTACTTCTCTTACTCCATGTGCATAATCAGTAAATGCTCCGTGAATAATAACATCTCCCTTTTCTGGTTTATATTCTAAACAAGGCCCATCAAAATTATCAACCTTTTTGGTTCCATCAGGATTTAAATTTGGATAAAACACTTCACCACCTTCAAAATCACCAAGGTATGCTACTAAGCCATAATCTATAATACAACATGTTTTAAATACATCTACTTGAGATAGTAAATGACAAGAGTTTTTACCAGGTGAATCTGAATGGGTAAACATTCCATTATCGCCAGGTTTAACTTTTAAAAAGTTTCTGCAGGGGTGTATAACATATTCTGGGTAGATAATATCACTAATTGTTTCCCATAAATTAATAATTCCATCAACTGGAGCTGTTGTTTTTTCAGAATACCAATCGATTAAAGTGTCTTTATAAACGTTAACAACTGCATCTTCTTCTTGTTTTTTTAATTGAGATTCAAAATGATTTATCATATCTTCAGGTATGATTTTTTTAAATACAAATACACCAGTAGGCGTTCCATATTCATCTACTGATTTAGAAAGTATTGTACAGTCAGGTCTATCGTAAAACATCTTTATCCTTCCAAAATAATATTTTATTTAATACATATATAATAGGTTTTTCTATTTTTCGTTCAAGACTTGTATGTTCTTCTTTATAATGCTGTGTTTGAAAATATGGAGAATGCATTAGTTTAGAAAAATGTCTTCTTGGGCCATCAACCATTACGGGATCTCCCTTAAATCTTGTTCAGGAAAATCTCTAAGTGCTTCTACTATATTAAAAGCCAAAAAATAAGATTTTGCAACAGTAAAATCTGGAGCTGTCATTCTTATAATTTCAGCTACTTTCTCTACTTTTTTATTAGTTTCCATATGTTTTTATTATACCACCAAACAGCACAAAACCCTGAAGAAGGCGGATTCTTCAGGGTTTTGCGATAGTATATATTTTACTATTTAAGCAAATCTTTTGCAAGAAGCTCGTCATACACTTCTGATAATAAATAATTTATTGCCATCATACCTTCTGATAATTTTAATTCAATTTCCTCTGGTGTCATTCCAGAGCTAGCGCCGAGGTATCTATTACCCTCAACAAATTTATCAACCATAAGGTTTAATATAGATTCTTTATCCATTATTATCTCCTGATTCATTATAAGATGGGGCAGGCCCTAGCAGGTAGCCCTGTTTATGATATTCTACCATTTTTGATATTTGAAGTCTATCTTCTTCTGTTTTTGAAGATAAATTAGCTATTAGCGTAAGTACATCATATATTCTATGAAGCATTATATAGCTAACTAGTGGTATGTTATCTTCTAAATTTTTTGGTTCTAACCCGTCGTTATTCGACATCTTTTAACTTAATATTATTAATTGCATCATCAAGAGATAATGAATTTTCTTTACAATTTTTTAAATATTTTAAAAAAACAGATATTGCATTTGCAGCTAAAAAATCAGTATTCATGTGTATACATGGAATACTACGTGCAACCATTCTTACAAGTTCTTGATCTAAATCAACTCTTTGCATCCATAGCTCTTTTCATTTTATTGTACATTTCTAAGCCTATTATTTTTTTATACTCACAAGAAAGACAATATAAAAATATTTTATCATCGTTATCCTGATTTGGCATAAGAAGGCCTTGATCTAATGGACATTCCATTTTTTGAACAAGGCCCTCTTCTGCTAAAGATAAATATTTGGATACAACCTGTATCTTCAATTTATCTCCTAACTATTTTGGAAATTGATTTATCAATTTCTTTGCTTTATTAATAGAATTAGGCCAAGATGACCAATTCTTTCCGCCTTGAGTCATATGATACGTTATCTCTGCGTTTATGACTGGATCAAATAAAAGTACATTTGATCTCAATTCGAATTTCTCTTTACGATCTGTGCCAAGAGCTCCCAGCATATTGATCTGAAAAATTCCGTAGGAACTGTCTCCAGTATTCCTGTTGCCGTTATAAGCCATAGGTCGTCCATTAGACTCCGCTTTAGCTACAGCCCACGCCATTTTAAGGGCGTTTCCTTCAAATCCTACATTTCTAAGAAGTGATTTCAATTCTTTGTCTGTAAGCATTTCTGAAGGTTTGTATACAGTATTGCTGAATTTTTCCAGCGTTTCTCTTTTCAGTTGTGCTTCATTTTTTGTCTCTGGTTTTACAACCAAAGCCTCAGCTGGCGTAGAATTAATAACTGGCGAACCAGAATATAAAAACATTAAACCAACTGCTATTGCAACATAATGATGTAATACATCACTAAGTTTTTCTTTATTCTCCATTGGCATTTCCTCCATTAGAGATAACGGACTATAATAATAACATTGTTTTATAATGCATGTCAAGTTAGTTGACTAAAATATTTTATTTATAGTTAACTAATAAAACTATTTATTTTTAATATAAAAAATATAAAAAGTCTTCACATAGAAAAATGTTTTTGGTAGAATTAACTACTTAATAAAAAATAATTAGCCAAAAGGCGGAAAAGGTGTATATGTCAAGAGTTATTGAAAACCCATATGAGAATTTTATTGCATTATCGAGATATGCTAGATGGCTATCGGAAGATAATCGTCGTGAGACTTGGGGAGAAACAGTAGATAGATACTTTGCTTTTATATTAGATCATTTAAAAACATTTAATTATGTTCCAGATTCAAAACTTGTTGAAGATCTAAAAGAGGCAGTCTATAGCAGAAGTGTAATGCCATCTATGAGAGCAGTAATGACTGCAGGCGCTGCTCTTGATAGAGACCATGTTGCAGGATACAATTGTTCTTTTGTTCCAGTTGACAATCCAAGATCATTTGATGAAACAATGTATATACTTATGTGTGGAACAGGAGTAGGTTTCTCTGTTGAATATAAATATGTTAATAAGCTTCCCGCCGTTCCAGAATTATTTGAAAAATCTTCTACAGCCATTGTAGTAGAAGATTCAAAGACTGGTTGGGCTAAAGCATATCGTGAACTTCTTGCAATGCTTTGGGCTGGGCAGATTCCATCTATTGATGTTTCAAAACTTCGTCCAGCAGGTGCACGTCTTAAAACAATGGGTGGTCGTTCATCTGGACCACAGCCTCTTATAAACCTTTTTGACTTTACAATTGCAAAATTTAAAAGTGCAGCAGGTCGTCAGTTGAAGCCTATTGAAGCTCATGATATTATGTGTAAGATAGGTGAAGTTGTAGTTGTTGGTGGAGTTCGTCGATCTGCAATGATTTCTCTTTCTAATATTAATGATATTGAAATGGCAGCAGCAAAGTCTGGTAATTGGTGGGAAAACAATTCTCAACGAGCTTTATCAAATAACTCAGTAGCGTATTCTCGTAAACCAGAAATGGAACAGTTTATTGCTGAATGGAAGAATTTATATGACTCAAAATCTGGTGAGCGTGGCATATACAATGTTGCCGCTGCTCAAAAGCAAGCAGCAAGATGGGGACGCAGAAGCGAAGAAATCCATTATGGAACTAACCCATGCTCAGAAATTATCCTTCGCCCTTATCAGTTCTGTAATCTGTCCGAAGTTGTAATTCGTGAAAATGATACTCCTAAAACAGTAGCAGAAAAAGTTCGCTTAGCTACAATCCTAGGAACATGGCAATCTACACTTACAGATTTTAAATATCTTCGTAAGATTTGGAAAGACAATACAGAGGAAGAGCGACTACTTGGAGTATCTTTAACTGGACAATTTGGAAACAAATTTTTTTCTGGAAAAGAAAATTTAAGTAAACTTCAAGAAACCCTAGAAGGACTTCGTGAATATGCTCGTGATACAAATAAAGAAGAAGCAACAAGGATCGGAATTAATGAGTCTGCTGCTATAACATGCGTTAAGCCTTCAGGAACAGTTTCACAACTTGTAGGGGTATCTTCAGGAATGCACCCTTGGCATTCACAATATTACATTCGTACAGTTCGTGGAGATAAGAAAGATCCTTTGTCTACATTTTTAAAAGAAGTTGGAATTCCTGTAGAAGATGATTTTATGAAACCAAACGATACATACGTATTCTCATTTCCAGTGAAAGCACCAGAAGGCGCAATTCTAAGAAATGATTTAACAGCTATTGAACATTTAAATACTTGGTTGGTATATCAACGTGCATGGTGTGAACATAAACCATCTATTACTGTATCTGTAAAAGAAGATGAATGGATGGAAGTTGGTGCTTGGGTATACAAACATTTTGACGAAGTGTCTGGAATTTCATTCCTTCCACATTCAGATCATTCATATAAACAAGCTCCATATCAAGAAGTAACAAAAGAAGATTATGAAGAGCTTGTTTCTAAAATGCCTAAATCTATTCGCTGGGAAGATTTATCTTTTTATGAAACAGAAGATGGAACAAGTGGAACTCAAACTTTAGCTTGTACTTCCGATGGAAATTGTGAGATTGTAGATATTTCAGCTTAGTAGTATAATATAATTAGGGGAAACCCTAAATTCCTGGGCACAAGGCCCAGAATAAGGAGGTCTTTATGAAAGAAGATCTTAATAATGATGGAAAGGTAACAATGCAAGAAAAAATTTTAGCAGCGTTAGCAAGCTATGGTCGTCACTTTTTAGGTGCCGCTATTGCTCTATACATGACTGGCAACACAGACCCAGGAGATTTAATTAAGGGTGGAATTGCAGCATGTTTGCCTGTTATTTTAAAGGCACTTAATCCAAACGAACCAAGTTTTGGATTTACCAAGAAGGCATAATTTAATATCAAGTTAGGACAACTCTTATGCTAAAATAAAGCATAGGAGTTTTCCTATTTTAGGGGTATTTAATGGCTGCACAAAAGAATTTTGAAGTTGATCAAAACTCAACTTTTACATTTGAGGTTCAATATCTAGACGAGGATGAGAGCCCAATACAACTTCATTTTCATACCGCCAAAATGCAGGTAAGAGATACACAGGGTGGGAAAAAAATAGCTTTTACATTAACAGAAGAAGACGGAATTACAATAAGTCCAACTGAAGGCAAATTATCAATATCTATTGCAGCAGATAGAACAAATAAAATGTTTTATCCAAAATCTGCATACGATTTAGTGCTTATAGATCCAAGTGTAAATAAAACAAGACTTTTAGAAGGGTATATGACTCTCAATAGAGCCGTAACAATTTAATGGGAACAAAACTAATAGTAACTGAAAATAACCCACTTGTTGTGGTCAGAGCCTCTGGCGCACCAGGAAGAACAATTATTAGTGGAGAAGGAAACCCATCAAATTTACTAGGAGTTCCTGGAGATTTTTATTTTGATAAACTTACGACTAGATTTTGGGGTCCAAAAGACTCAAACAATAATACATGGAATATAAATAATAGTTTTATATTAGATAAACAGATAGCATTGACCCATTCTTGGGAATTAGCCCAAGTTACTGGGCCAGTTGATGGCATATATTCTATAGAAATAGAGCATAATTTAGGGTTTCATCCTAATGTTACAGTCAAGTCTAGTAGTGGCGACATATTAGAAACAGGAATAGTCTATAATAGTCTTAATATAATTACACTGACAATGGCACAGCCGTTTTCAGGGACAGCGCATCTGTCTTAAAGGGAGTGAAAAATGGCAAGAAAATTTTTGGTTAGCATTGACCTAAATAAAAACGAATTACTCAATGCCAGAATCCAGAATCTTGGAGTTGCACCAAGCAGCCCAGTTACTGGTCAAATTTATTATGATTCAAATGACAATTTACTTTATTTCTGGAATGGAACAGAATGGTTAACAGCATCTGGTGATTTCGGTGTAGGTAATTATACAACAAGATTAAAGTTTGGTGAAGCAGTAAGTCATGGTACTTCACCCTATGTTGCACGTGCAGATCACAAACATGATGTAGCAGATATACTAGGAACAACAAATCAGATAACAGTATCTAAAGCTGGCAATGGAGACGTAACCCTTTCGATTCCTAACACTTTAGATGTTACAGATGTAAATGCAGCCACATTAGACACATCTGGTCACATAACTGTTGGTGGCAATCTAGAAGTTTCTGGTTTTACAACTGTACAAGGATTTACTACAGTAAACGACTCCCTAAATGTTGCTGGCTCAGTAGATCTAGATAGTACATTAAATGTAGATGGAGCAGTTACACTAGGTACATCACTTACTGTTTCTGGAGATGCTACATTTAATAATCCAGTAGACATAAATTCATCTTTAAATATAAGCGGAGTAACCGTAGTAAATGGTGAAACTACATTTAATGAAGATGTAATTATTGCAAACGGAAGCTTCTTAACAGTTGCAGGCGGAGTAGATGTAAATTCCACATTAGATGTAGCTTCCACAGCAACATTTGATGGAAATATACAGGCAAATCAAAATTTAACAGTAGCTGGAACAATTACTGGAAATGTTACTGGAGATTTAACTGGAAATGCAGATACTGCATCACAATTAGAAACAGCAAGAACAATTTCTCTATCTGGAGACGTTGCTGGTTCTGTATCATTTGATGGCAGCCAAAATGTAACAATATCTACAACCGTACAGCCTAATTCAGTAGCCCTTGGCGATGACACTACAGGCGCATATGTTGCTACAATTCAAGGAACTGCTAATGAAATTACAGTATCTGGGTCTGGCTCAGAAACAGCTGCAGTAACAATTGGATTGCCAGATGATGTAACAATTGCTAATAACTTAAATGTTGGTGGAGACTTAAATGTTACTGGTAATATCAATGCTGTAAATACAACACAAGTTAATATTTCTGATAATTATATTAACTTAAATAGTGATATGCCAGAGGAGAATTCTCCTTCAGTAGATGCAGGCATTAAAGTACATCGTGGAATAGAAAATGATGTAGATATTAAATGGAGTGAATCTGCTGATCAATGGCAACTAACTAATGATGGTATAAATTATCATGAGATAACAAGAAAGTATAGTGCTACATTAAGCACATCAGCAACATCATATACTGTAACTCATAATCTTGGAACAAAAGATGTTACTGTACAAATTTATGAAGTCGGTTCTCCATTTGCACAAATAGAGGCAGACGTAGAACATACATCAACATCTGCAATTACTATTAAGTTTGCGGTGGCGCCTTCAGCTGGAGCTTACAGAGTAGTCGTTATCGGATAAGGAGTTTAATAATGCCAAAGCTTAAATCATTATTAAACTTAGTAACATTAGAAGAAGATCCTGCTGCTGGTTCTACTGGAGATGTTTACTTTAATACAGTTTCTAAAAACATAAAAATTTATAATGGTGCAATTTGGGTTGATTTAACTCCAGGTTCTACAGATCCTGCTCCATTTTATATGCATACACATTCATATGATGGAGATGTTCATACTATTGATATACAAGAAACAATTAACTTTAATACAGATATTAACAACGAATCTAATGTTGAAGAAGAAATTCCTGTTATAATAGGACTTGATGGTGGTGCACCAGAATCAACATATAACAATGCTTCTTATACACAGTTAACATTGTTAGACGGAGGAGAAATTGGCAACTAATTTCCCAGCAAGTTTAGATAACCTAAACAATCCAAATGGCACAGATAGCATGGCAGGACATGCTGCACTACATGGAAATGTAAATGATGCTATTGAAGCAATACAAGCGAAACTTGGCGTAGATGGATCTGCAAATGCAAGCTCTATAGACTATAAAGTTTCACAGCTAGAATCTCAATTATCTGATTTAGATAATCAATCAGATTCTACATTAGAATTACTTGGACTAGAAGGCAATAATGACCTTACTATAACAGGTATAGAAAACAAGACTGCTGTAGATACATGGGCGGCATCAGTATATAGAACAATTAAATATAATCTTCAAATAACAAGAGGATCTGAATACCATACATCAGACTTCTTATTATTAAACGATGGCACTGATATTAACGTATCAGAAAGTAATATTATCTCAAATACCTCAAATAATCTTGCTTCCGTCACTTTTGAATCAAATGCAGGTATAATTAGTTTATGCGTAACTCCTACAAGTTCTGCTGTTACAGCCAGATTTGTAAGAACTGCGCTTAAAGCTTAAATAGGGGGTTGTCAGAGTGGCAACAGTTAACAAAAACTTTAGAATTAAAAATGGCCTCGTAGTTGAAGGATCAACAGCTACAGTAAATGGTCAAAATATATTAGTAGAAGGTGGATCAGATAGTTATATCGTCAACCTTATTGGTGGGCAAGCAACTTCTACGAATACAGCAAACGCTGTTGTAAAGCGTGACGGGTCTGGCAATTTCTCAGCTGGCACAATAACAGCAAACTTATCTGGTAATGTAACTGGTGATGTAACTGGTACAGTTTCTAGTTTATCAAATCACGATACAGACGACCTTGCAGAAGGCACAAATCAATATTTTACAGATGCTCGTGCTAAAACATCAGCAGCAGATTTATTAACTAATGCTAATTTAACCAATATTACAATTACTGGTACTGGCGCTGGTCTTACAATTACTGCTGAAAATGGTGTAGCAGATTCTGATACAGATGATTTGGCAGAAGGCACAACTAATCTTTATTTTACAAATACACGTGCCCGTCAAGCAATTTCTGGCGGAACAGGAATATCTTATGATAACTCAACTGGCGTAGTTTCTGTAGACAATACAATTGCTACAAAGACATATGCTGACAATGCAGCTTCTTCTGCAATAGATAATGCAACCACAGATAATATTGATGAAGGTTCATCTAATTTATACTTCACAAATGGTCGTGCAAGAAATGCAGTATCGGCTGGAACAGGAATTACATATAATGCCGCAGATGGTATTATCAATGTAACTTCTGGAACATATGATGCATATGGAGCAGCTTCAACAGCTGAAGGAAATGCACAAACCTATACAGATAATGCAATTAATGCATTAGATACAGATGACATCGAAGAGGGTTCTTCCAATAAATATTTTACAGATGAAAGAGCACAGGATGCGGTAGGAAATGCCGTAGGAAATGGACTTTCTTATGATGATGCAACAGGAGCAATTTCTGTTGACACAGATGTAATTTCAACTAAACAATATGTTGATGATGCAGTTGCAGATCTTGTTGATTCTGCACCAGCCCTGCTTGATACATTAAATGAATTAGCAGCAGCCATTGGTGATGATGAGAACTTTGTTACAACAGTAACAGCATCAATTGGAGAAAAGGTCGCCAAGGCTGGCGATACAATGACTGGAGCATTAACACTTAATGCAGATCCAGTAAATGCTTTACATGCAGCTACAAAGCAATATGTAGATCAGGCAGAAACTGATGCAGTTGCTTCCGCACAATCTTATACAGATGGAGCAATTCTTGCAGGTAATGCAGTAGCAGAGCCAGTATATGCAGCAATTGACTTTAATGGTCTTGCAAAGAATGTTGCAGCTAAAGTAACTGTTCCAACAGCTAGTACAGTAACTGCTTATCAATGGAATCATAATGGATTTACAAGCGGTAAATTTACCGTAAAGGTAGCAGCTGGAACACATACAGAATTGTCTGAAATTCTTGTAACAACTGATACAAGCAATAACGTACACTTTACTGAATATGGTATGGTTGGAACAAATGGATCACTATCTACAATTTCAGCAGATTTTGATACAAACAAAGTAAGAATTAGAGTAACAACTCTAAATAACAACAGCACCGTAGTGGTTGCTGGAACCTTAATCGGTTCATAAAAACTAAATAATTAATTGGTGGGGGAATAAAATCCCCCACCTAAAATTCGGGGGATATTGAACTCGTGTCAACAACAAATAGAGATTTTAAAGTAAAGAATAACCTTGTAGTCCAATCAGGACAGGTTACATTAGGCTCAGTGCCCCTCGCATTTAATACAGATAATAATAAATTAAGAATTCAGGTCAATGGTCAATGGATCGATATATCAGATTCAAATGATATGGGATTTAACGACATAGATCTAGCTATTGATTATAATGGCGCACCAATATATTCTGTTGGTGGGGATGGGGTTATCACTGAGGCAAATAAAATGGCCGATGGCGGTTCCCCAAGCACTTCATCATTTGCTTTAACGTTTGATTCAGGAACAGTAGCCTGATAAAATTAGCAAATGGTATAATTCTAATATAGGGGTATAAAATAAAATGGCAACAGTAAGATTACAAATTAGAAGAGGTACAGCCTCTCAATGGACCAGCGCAAACCCAATTCTAGCAGCTGGCGAAATGGGTGTTGAAACAGACACACGAAAAGTTAAAATTGGTGATGGCACCACTGGCTGGGCTTCATTAAATTATATAGCAGCAGACAATCCAGAAATTAGCGAAATAGCACAAGATGCTATTGACGCAGCCCTTGTTGCTGGAACTGGTATTGTTAAGTCATATAATGATGGCGCAAACACAATAACAGTATCTGTTGATACTTCCGTAATTGCTACTAAGGCAGAATTAGCTGAAGTTGCCCAGGATTCTATCGATCAAGCTTTGACGGCGGGAACAGGTATAACAAAGAATTATAATGATGCTGCAAATACCCTAACAGTATCAGTTGATACCGATGTAATTTCTACAAAACAATATGTAGATGATGAAATTACTAATTTAGGAAATAATCTTAATAACACTATTGGAGATTATGTTCCACTATCAGAAAAAGGAACAGCATTAGGCGTAGCCACATTAGATGCAGACACGCTAGTTCCACTAAGTCAATTAACAAATGCAACAGACTATGCAGACAATTCAGCATTAAATGCACAAGTTGCAGCAATTTCAGCAGCATCAGACGCTTTAGATAATCATAATAGTGATCAAACAAATGTTCATGGAATTGTAGATACAGCAGCATTAGTTACTCTTGATGGAAATCAGACATTAACTTCTAAATCATTAACATCCCCTGCATTAACAGGAACTCCAACTGCTCCAACAGCAGATCCATCGACAAATACAACTCAAATTGCTACAACTGCATTTGTTTCTACTGCAGTTAATAATTTAGTAGATGGAGCTCCAGGACTTCTTAATACATTAAATGAACTTGCAGCAGCAATTAATGATGATGAAAGTTTTGCATCTACAGTTACAGGATTAATTTCAAATACTGATAATGCGCTCACAGCACATCAAAATTTAACAACTAATATACACGGTATAAATAATACAGCTAATTTAGTTTATACAGACGATATAAGATTAAATAATGAAAGAACCCCAGTAGATGATTCTGTAATAACTCAAAAAATTGCAAATAATGCTGTAACAACTGATAAAATTGCAAATGCAAGTATTACAACAGCAAAAATAGATGTTCAGGCTGTAACTACTGAGAAAATAGCAGATGATAACGTTACTACTATTAAAATAGCAGACAGTAACGTTACTACAGCTAAATTAGCAGATTCAGCAGTAACAGAAGATAAGATTGGATTTGCTGCTGTAACAAATACAAAAATTGCAACAGATGCAGTAACAACAGAAAAAATATTAGATGATGCAATTACAACAGACAAGCTTGCCGTAGGGTCTGTTACCACTACAAGACTAGCAGACTCTTCTGTTATAGATAGTAAAATTGCAGATGGAGCTGTTTCGACTTCCAAGTTAGATAATATATCAGTTACAACAGAAAAAATAAATAATCAAGCAGTAACATCTGATAAATTAGCTTCTGATTCTGTTACAACAGCTAAAATTGCAGATAGTAATGTAACAACTGATAAAATTGCAGCCGAATCTGTTACAACTGCAAAACTTGCAGACGATGCAGTAACAGAAATTAAAATTCTTGATGGTTCTATAACATCAGCAAAGATTGCAAATGCAACAATTGTAAATGCAGATATTAACTCTTCTGCAGCAATTGAACAATCTAAGATTGCTAACCTCACATCAGATTTAGCTCTTAAAGCTCCTCTTGCTGGACCTACTTTTACAGGAACTGTTGTTTTGCCATCTACAACTTCAGTTGGAGATGTTTCAAGTACTGAATTAGGATATTTAGATGGCGTTACGTCTGCAATTCAAACACAGATAGATTCTAAATTAAATTCTGCTACTGCCGCTTCAACTTATGCACCTATTGCTTCTCCAACATTTACTGGAACAGTTTCTGGTGTATCTAAGTCAATGGTTGGCCTTGGTAACGTAGACAATACATCAGATGCTAATAAGCCAGTTTCTACTGCAACACAAACAGCGTTAGATGCTAAGCTATCTCTTGCTGGCGGAACAATGACAGGAGCACTTACACTTTCGGGCGCACCTACACAAGACGCACATGCAGCAACAAAAGCATATGTAGACAATGTAACTGCAGGAATTAATTTCCATCAGCCAGTTCGTGTTGCTACAACAGGAAATATTACGCTTAGCGGAACACAAACAATTGATGGAGTTTCTCTATCAGTCGGTGATCGTGTTCTTGTAAAAGATCAAACTACACAGACACAAAATGGTATTTATGTAGTTGCTTCAGGTTCATGGACAAGAGCAACAGATGCAGATAATACACCAGACGGAGAATTAAAGGGTGGAGATTTTACTCTTGTTCTTGAAGGTACAGTAAACTCAGGTTATGGATATGTTTGCTCTAATACATCAGCAATTACAATTGGAACAACAAATGTTACATACGCAGCATTTAACGCCGCTAAGGCAGTAACTGCTGGAACTGGTTTAACAGAAACTACACCAGGTACACTTGCCGTAGATTCATCAACTGTTCAATACAGAGTGTCTGGAGTTTCAGATACAGAAATTGGATACCTTGATGGTGTTACTTCAGCAATTCAAACACAATTAGATGCAAAGGCTCCAACTGCAAATCCAACATTTACAGGAACCGTAACAGTTGCAGCATCTGGAGTAGCATTCACAGATGGAACACAAACAAAAGCTGCAGTTCCATCATTAACAACAATTGCAGCAGCTACAACAGGTGCTTATAACTTATCAACAGGTGGGTTAGCATTAAGAGATCAATTAATTCCAGTTGGTGGAGCACACGCTATAACAGTTCCAACAAATGCAACTACTGCTTATCCAGTTGGAACAACAATAAGCTTTTATCAATCAGCAGGCACAGGTGGTAATTTTGTTGGAGCTGATGTATCAGTTTCAATATTAGCTACACCAGGAGCAACATTAAGAACAACATATTCATCAGCAACGCTTACTAAAGTTGCAACCAACACCTGGTTGCTTGCTGGAGATTTGAAAGCATAAAGAATAGGGGATAAATAATGACAAAAAATATAGGTACAAAGTCATCAGCACAAGATAACTTTATCGGACCAGCGTGTGTGACTAATTTAGTTGTTACACCTCTTCCTTCTAACAGACCATACAATGATGGAAGAATAGATTTGTCTTGGACAAATCCATCTACAGGTAATACTCCATCGGGTTATAAAGTTTATAGAAATGGATCGTTAATTGCAACTGTAGCGCACCCATCAAACACTTATTCAGATACCTTATTAGCAACAGGTTCTTCTAATACATATACAATTAGATCATATGATGCTTACGGGGAATGTGTTGGAACAACAAGTTCTGCAATAGTTGTAACAACAGTTCCAGCTGCACCAAGTCAGCCAGGAGCAACGGCAGGAGTAGATGCTGATACAGTCACATGGACTGCTCCAGCAGATGGTGGTTCAACAATTATAGATTATTATATTGAATCTAATGAAACTCCAGCAAAAACAAAAACTGTAACACAAGCAGGTAGTGGTAGCACAACAATAACAAATGAGCCAAATACTAGCCAGTCTTATAGAGTTAGAGCTAGAAATGCTAACGGTTCTGGAGCATTTAGTATATATTCAGCTCCTGTAACAACATTAGCTCCATCATTTTTTAGCCCGCCATTTTTCCCACCAGGATTCTTTGCGCCGCCATTTTTCCCACCAGGATTTTTTGCGCCTCCATTTTTCCCACCAGGATTTTTTGCGCCTCCATTTTTCCCACCATCATTCTTTGCGCCTCCATCATTCTTTGCGCCTCCATCATTCTTTGCGCCTCCATCATTCTTTGCGCCTCCAGGATTCTTTGCGCCTCCAGGATTCTTTGCGCCTCCAGGATTCTTTGCGCCTCCAGGATTCGGTGGTTTCTGGTCGCCAAGATTTTATTAATATTGACTAAATTATATAATTTTGGTACACTACACATAAGGAGAAAAAAATGAAAAAAGTTTGGGCACTTGTCACAAATACTAACGGTATTATAGAGTTTATCGACCTAGAAGAATCTAGAGATAGCTTGGAAAGAGTTGAAAGATATACTTCAATTCTTTCCAACCCTATTTTATTAAAAGATGTTTCTAATAATAAAAAGGTACAAATTGGATCTGTATGGGATCCAAATACTTCTTCTTTTGTAGAAGGTGAATTAGAAAGAAAAGCAACAGATTCTCCATATGCTTTTGCGATAGTTCAAGATAACTCAGTAAAAGGTATTATAAAAGTTTGGACAGAAAAAAGAAAAGCGCTATTTAATATTGCAGAATCCGAAGGGGTTATTGCTGTAGATTGTACTGATATGGAATATTCTAATTTAAAAATTGGAATGTCATGGGACGGTACACAGTTTAAAGAATAGAGATATTAGTGTCTAATGACATTGTTAAGCAAGAAGTATTTGCTGGAATCTGGGTATACAAAAATCAGATCAATAAAAATATAATTGATAATGTAGAAAATTTTTTAAAAAAATATCCAGATAAATATAGTTGGGCAGAAGCTACTGTAGGGTATGCTCAAAAAGTTCCATCTTATAGAGATTGTGTTGATTTTAAAATACAAAACATACAAGTTATGGACATGGATAACGCAAGAAAAGAATTAAACGACATTTGGCAGTACGCATATGATATGCAAATTAATGCAGTCAAAGATTATTGCAGAATGTATAATATTGAAATGAAATATTGGGAAGCCATGAATTTTATTAAATATGGCCCAGGTCAACATTTTCAAGAGCATTCAGATCACGGATATTCTTATATAGCCACAGTATCTTTAGTTTCTTATCCAAATGATGATTATGAAGGTGGAGAACTTTATTTTCCAAAACTTAAATTAACAATTAAGCCAGAGGCTGGCGATATTGTTATATTCCCATCTACTTATTTATTTTCTCATGTAGCAAAACCAGTCACTACTGGAACAAAATATTCTATAGTTACTATGTTGGATTATAACGATAATACACATAATCCAGATTTTGATATGCTTAGAATGAAAAAAATGAATTCTAATGTGCCAAGAGAAAGTGATAAAGATGGAAGTCATAAAGGCATATCTTACTAATAAAAATTTATCACAAATAAATACTTTACCAGTAAAAAGAAATTGGATGGATAAAACTTGGAAAAAACATGCGTATCATTGTTTTCCAGTTACATTAACAAATACATTAGGCTGGTATTTATCATTTCCAGAAGACATTACATTTATTTGGGACGGTATCTCTGACTCTGCTGATAAACATGTTAAAATTATAAAAGGAGAAAAATATGCCTACACTGGAAGGGCAAATTCAACAATAAGTTTTAATACAGGTATTAAATTTAAAACCGATGAAAATACTACATTGCTTACTATGCCAGCCCCTAATTTTTTTATTGACGGGGCACAATGTTTTACTACATTAATAAGTACTTCATTTTTTAAAGGGGAATTACCAGTAGCCTGGATGATAACAAAACCAAATACAGAAATAACAATTCCAGCAGGTCATCCAATATGTTCAATAATTCCAATATCACTTTCAAATATAAATAATTCAGAAGTTCATATATTAAATCATGAAAGTGATGATCATGCTGATAATATTGGATACTCTCAAGCAATTATTGAATTAAATAAGAAAGCAGAATGGTCTAATTTTTATAGAGATGCAGTTGATCATAAAGGAAATTCAATAGGCGAACATGAAGTAAAATCAATAAAATTAAAGATTATTGATAAAACTATAGATATTTAAATTTAAATATGATATATTAATAGTATGGGAGAATCAGTGGAAATAGTAAATCAAGGTATAATGGGCGGAGGAAGAGCCCCAATATCTGTAACCCCATCTGGATTTTTTGGTACAGATATTAGTAATATAGTAGAGCTTCCAAATTTTTTAACAGAAGAAGAAAAAGAAAGATTAATAAATTTTGCTTTAAATAATAAAGTTTGGGACGAAACAGAAACACACGTAGATGAAGATGGTATTGTTTTATATGATGCTAATATTTGGAAAGATAGAGTGTGTACTGGTAATTCTTTGATGAAATCTGACCCAGAGATAGTTGATTTATTGTGGCAAATGATTGATAGATTAAAAATAGAAGTAGATAAATTTTTTAATGTTGATGTTCAAGCGACAGGTCCTGCTATAGTTAGATGGCCTGTAGGGGCAAGACAAGAACCACACGCAGATAAAGAATTTCATACTGGATTAGAAGAAGGAAGACCAAATGATTTTCCATGGTATGACATTGCTGGCTTATTTTATTTTAATGACGATTATGAAGGAGGAGAATTATATTTCCCAAGACAGGGTATAGAGTTCAAGCCCAAAGCTGGTGCAGCATATTTTTTCCCAGGCGATAAACATTATGTACATGGAGTTCGTCCAGTAAGATCTGGTAATAGATTTACATCTCCATTTTTTTGGACCATCCTAAAGCATACTGGAGAAAAACAACCACCAGAAGGTTCGGAAAATAATTTTTATAAATCACCAGCATGGCAGAAATATTTTGGAGGAGATTCGCAAAATGCATAACTTAAATTTAAGAGAAGATTTACACGAGCTATCTTGGGAAGAAATATATCCAGGAATAATTGTATATAGAAATATGTTGTCTGATCCAGATAGTGCATATAAAATTATGATGAGATCAGAAGAAAGCAGTAACGGAAAATATTTTTTTAAAACATGGGATGCTTGGGCACATTTTGGAACTTATACACAGGCAAAAGGCGAAGGCGAAATTGATTCTGCCGAAAAAGGCATTATTTTTGAAGAAGAAAAAAAATTATATGAAGAGATAGCTGTTTCTTACGATAAAGCAATTTCACATTATTTTAAACATACTAATATTAAAATTCCAGAAAATGCAAGATATAGCGGACAATCTTGGTGTAAATACTTTAATAAAATTGATCAGTTAAATAATAAAATGACAATGCAATATCATACGGATTTTATTATTTCTCAAAAAGATATGCCAGGAGAAAAATTTCATACTACATGCACTTTTTATATAAATGATAATTATAATGGTGGAGATATAGAATTTTATATAGATGGTCAGTTTATAAACCATAAGCCAAAAGCTGGAGACATTGTTGTTTTTCCATCAGGCGAGCCATATTGGCATGGAGTAAAAACAATACCAGACGGCAATAAGTTTTTTATTAGAAATTTTATTATGACAGATTATGATGGGTCACAGGAATGGCTTGCTAATCAAAAAAGATTGGGAGCGTACAGATGGGCTAAGCAAGAACTAGAAAGAGTTGCTTATGAAGATCCAAGAAATATGTTATATGTTAAAGATGGAAAGATTATTCCTTATGAAGATATAATTGAAAACATTCCATTAGAAGGAGATTTATATAAATGAATTTAATAAAATATAGAGAAGGAGATCACCCAGTATGGGTTTATGAAGATTTTATAACGCCAGAGGAATGTGCTGGTATTATAAAAATGTTTAATAACTTAATAGAGTCTGGAGATTTTTCCTGGCATCCAATTTCTTTTTATGAGTCATATGCATACAATATGCCGCATCAGCTTACAAACAATCCAAAGACTTTAGAAAAATGGTATAAAGATGCAGGACTTCCAAATAATTTTTTTGAAGACTTAGAAGAAAAATTTAAATGGGGAGCAGAACAAATTATTGGAGGCCCAGCTTATAAAATTAGTTTTCATTCTCAAAAATGGATTCCTGGGGCATTTGCTGGATTTCATTCAGATAATAGCTACGATGGAGTTCCTAGCGCATTTGAAAGAAGTAGATATGCAGGATTCTTGTATCTCAATGATGATTTTGGCGGAGGCGAATTAAATTTTAAAAATTTTGATTTAAGTATAAAGCCAAAAGCTGGTATGTACGCAATATTTGATGGTGGCCATGAAAATATGCATGAAGTAACAATTGTAACAAAAAATGACAGATACACAGTGGGATCATTTTGGGATGATAGGCCAGAGGAAGCTTATGATGTAAATAAGAAATCTTCTTGGGAAGATGAAATTAAAGAAACAAGAGCAAAGCAGGCTGTAGAACAAAAAGAGTGGGAAGAGATAAGAAACAAAGGTAAAAGAATAACTCCAGATTGGAAAGAATATGATGCAGAGTTAGCAGAAACTGGAGAAATAGATGCTTGAAATTAAAAACATACCTCCAAGACAGATGTATGTAATGTTCGATATGGTTTTCAACCATCAGAATATATATTATTTTGAAAATACAGTTAGCTATCCAGAAATTTTAGTAGATTTAATAGAAAAAATTGATTTAAATCCATTGTCCCATGAAGCAATAAGTAAATGGGGAGATTGGACCGCAAGCGATGATAAATCGTTTATAATTGGTTCTGGGAAACATATTGATTCTTCTAAAAAAAATATAAATACTGGCGATGATTTCCTAAATAAACAAATTTTATATGTTATAAATAGTCTTATGATGTCTCCAGAAATGACAGCAAATAGATTTTATGATACACAGATTATCTATCATAAAAAAATGAAATCTAATTACGTTCCAGAAAAACCAAATATAAATTTACAATATATAAATTTATATAAATATAATGAAGGTCAGGGTATGGGCCCACATTGTGACGCAGAAGACCCTACTGGCACAGGAACAAATTTAAAGTATTCAATGGTTACATATCTTAATGATGATTATGAAGGCGGAGAAATTTATTTTAAAAATCAAGATGTAAAAATAAAACCAAAAGCTGGAAGCCTGGTGCTTTTCCCTTCAACTGCACCATATCTACATGAATCTTTACCAGTCACTAAAGGCAGTAAGATCATGTATACAACTCACTGGCTTAAATAATGCGTTTTCATGTAGTATCTTTACCACATACTCAAACAACTAAACAATTTGTTAATTGCGCCTATACAGAAAAAGTTAGGCGTTTTTGTAATATGATGAAATCTTTGGGGCATGAAGTTTATTTGTATGCGGGAGATCAAAATGAGGCAGAAGTTACAGAATTAATTTCATGTATTACAGAAGAACAAAGATTAAAATCATTAAATGGTCAGCACTTTACATCTGGGTCTTTTGATTATACAAAACAACATTGGGTATCATTTAACAGAACTGCTATTAATGAAATAGGAAAAAGAATAAAACAAAAAGATTTTATTTGTTTAATTGGTGGACATGCTCATAAGATAATAGCTGACTCATTTCCAAATCATATATCTATAGAATTTGGTGTAGGATATTCAGGAGTTTTTAGCCCATATAAAGTATTTGAATCATATTCTTGGATGCATTCAATATATGCACAGAATAAAGATGCAGCAGCATCAAATGGTGCATTTTTTGATAGAGTTATTCCAGGATATTTAGATCCAGAAATGTTTCCACTTGTAGAGAAAAAAGATGATTATTATTTATTTATAGGAAGACTAATAGATAGAAAAGGCTATCACATAGCTCAACAAGTATGTCAAGAATTAGGTAAAAGGTTGATAGTTGCTGGCCCAGGAGATTTTAAAGGATATGGAGAATATGTAGGTCCCGTTGGACCAGAAGAAAGAGCTAAGCTTATGGGTAATGCAATTGCTACATTTGTCCCAACACTTTATATAGAGCCTTTTGGTAATGTTAATATTGAATCCCAGGCTTGTGGAACTCCAGTTATTACAACTGATTGGGGGGCATTTACCGAAACGGTAGAGCACGGCAAAACTGGATTTAGATGTAGAACTTTTGAAGAATTTTGTGAGGCAGTTGAGGCGGTAAAATCCTTAGATCCAGTATATATTAGGGATAGGGCAATTTCCCTTTATTCAGTAGATATTGTAAAATATCAATATGAAAGATACTTCCAAGACTTATTAAAGTTATGGGGGAAAGGCTGGTATGAACGAGATATTAGAACATATCAGATGGTATAATTAAAAATTATGGCACCAGAAACATCATCTTTGGGATTTCATTATCCCCTCCAGACAGACCCACCAAATGTTCCAGCAGATTTACAAACATTAGCTGAACAGATAGATGACTATTTAGAAACACACTCAGGACCTACAGGCGCAACAGGCGCAACAGGTCCAGTTGGTGCAACAGGTCCAGTTGGAGCAACTGGAGCAACAGGACCACAGGGTGTAACAGGTGCAACAGGACCAACAGGTATAACTGGTCCAGCTGGTGCAACAGGACCACAGGGTGTAGTTGGTGCAACAGGAGCAACAGGTCCAACAGGCGCAACAGGTCCAATTGGTGTAACAGGTGCAACAGGACCACAGGGTGTACAAGGTAATGTTGGAGCAACAGGCCCAGTTGGTGCAACAGGTATAACTGGCCCACAAGGTGCAACTGGAGCAACAGGCCCAGTTGGTGCAACAGGTCCGCAAGGTGTAACTGGTGCAACTGGAGCAACAGGTCCAGAAGGCGCTGGAGTAACAATATTAGGTCAATTAAATAATGAAGCAGAATTACCAGCATCAGGAACACCAGGAGATGGATATACAATTGCTGGAGATCTTTATGTATGGTCTGCCACAAATAATGATTGGATTAACGTTGGACCGTTACAAGGTCCAGCAGGAGCAACAGGCCCAGTTGGTGCAACAGGTCCCGTCGGCGCAACAGGAGCAACAGGATCTGTAGGTGCAACTGGCGCAACAGGTCCACAAGGTGTGCAGGGTAACGTCGGCTCAACAGGACCAATTGGTGCAACAGGTCCGCAAGGAGACGTAGGTGCAACAGGTCCGCAAGGAGACGTAGGTGCAACAGGTCCCGTTGGTGCAACAGGTGTAACAGGTCCGCAAGGAGACGTAGGTTCAACAGGCCCAGTTGGTGCAACAGGACCAATTGGTGTAACAGGCGCAACAGGACCACAAGGTTCAATTGGTGCAACAGGCCCCATTGGCGCAACAGGAGCAACAGGCCCAACAGGACCAACAGGAATTGGCGCAACAGGAGCAACAGGTGTAACGGGCGTAACAGGTGCAACAGGTCCAGCTGGCAATTTTGGTGGAGCTACATTTGACTATACATACAGCTCAACAATTACAGCATCAGATCCAGGAATTGGTTTTATAAGATTTAATAATGCAATAATTTCAAGTGCAACGGCTATGTATATTGATGCATCTAACGACGAATCAACAAACATATCTTCATTTTTAAATACAATTGATGATTCTACATCTACAATTAAAGGTCATTTTAGAATATCAAAGAAAAATAATGATGCTGTATTTGCACTATTTACAATATCTGGACTATCTGATAATACAGGATGGTTTACAGTTTCTGGATCATATGTTTCTGGAAATTCTGCCACTTTTAGTAATAATGATGATGTTATTATCACCTTTGCAAGAACTGGAGATAAAGGAGATACGGGAGCAACAGGAGCAACAGGTCCAACAGGCCCAGTTGGCGCAACAGGTCCAACAGGCCCAGTTGGCGCAACAGGAGCAACAGGCCCAGTTGGCGCAACAGGAGCAACAGGAGCTTCGGGATCATCATTAACTTATTCCAATGGACAGACTTCTGCAGCAAATAAAATATTTTATAATTCAACTGGCACTAATCCAACAGCAACAGCAGCAGGCGATATCTATATTCATCACGAGGCTTAATCATGGTTACAAAAATTCATGACGGAGCTAATTGGAAAAATATAAATGGATTAAAACTTTATAACGGTACCGCATGGAAAAATGCAACAAAAGGCTGGATATGGAATGGCTCTCTATGGAAGCAATGGTATCCAGAATATCCAATAAATACAGGATCTCCAACAGTATCTGGATCTACAACACAAGGACAAACACTATCTGTAACGAACGGATCTTGGAATACTAACTTAGCATATGCTCCAACATCATACACCTATCAATGGAAAAGAGCTGGATCTAATATATCTGGTGCAACATCTTCAACATATACTACAGTGACAGCAGATATAGGAAATTCAATAACTTGTACCGTCACAGCTGTTAATAATAGGGGAACGCTTTCTGCTAATTCAAGCAATGGAATAACAATAGTTGCTTCAACATATACACTTACATATAATGGAAATGGTGGAATTGTACTTGGAAATGCTTCTACATCTACAACAGTAAATGCTGGAAGTGCAGTCACTTTGCCTTCAGCAAGCAGAGATTATTATACTTTTAATGGTTGGTATACAGCAGCCTCTGGTGGAACTTATTTGGGAACAACAAATAATTCTTATACTCCTCCATCTACTACAACAATATATGCACAATGGTCTGCAATATCTTATACAGTAACATTTAATGCAAATGGCGGATCTGTTAGTCCAACATCTTCATCTGGAACTAATTCTGGTGGAGTTGTATTGCCTACGCCATCTAGAACAAATTATAGTTTTCTTGGATGGTATACCGCATCCTCTGGAGGTACTTATATTAATGGAGGAGGAAATACATATTATCCTACAGCTTCAGTTACATTATATGCACAATGGCAAATAAATACTTATACGGTCACATGGGATGCAAATGGTGGATCTGTTAGTCCAACATCAAGCAGTGTAAATGCTGGAAGTTCTGTCACAGCTCCAACACCAACAAGATCTGGTTATACATGTACTGGTTGGTGGAATAGTACTTCAGGTGGAACAAAAATAGTTGATGTTGGGTCATCATATACACCAGGATCAACTACAACACTTTATGCACAATGGACAGTCACTCCAATTGTTCCTACAATTAGCAGTTTATCTGTAACTAACAGTAGCACATTAACATATGTAAACTGGACAGTAGATTATCAAGATACATATTCTATATCAGTTAACCCATCAACTGGAGGCGCTGGAGGAGGTTCATCATTCACTGGCACAGCAGATGCAGATAGACAAAAATATATAGGAACTCACACAGCTGGAACTACATATAGTATTTCATTGACCGTTACATCATCTACAGGACACACTGCTACTTCTAGTATTTCATGGACAGCTCCAGGTGGTGGTGGTGGTGGAAGTACTGCTCCAGCAACTCCAACAGGATTAACTGCTTGTAATAATGGAAGCGGAACAAATTTATCTTGGAATGCAGTATCTGGCGCAACATCTTATGAATTATGGTATCAATCTTCTTCAACACAGTATACAGGAGATGGTGCAGATTTTACTGGAATAACAATTCCAAGTGCTACTGTTGGAGTTTCTGGAAGTTGGTATTGGTTTGTTAGAGCTAGAAATTCTTCAGGGGTTAGTGCTTATAGCGTAGGAGATTTTGGTGGAGACAGCTGCGGTGGCGGTGGAGGAGGAGCAGTATAAAATGACATACCAATATAATTTTCTATCACAAAATGATAAAATTGTAATATTGAAATCAAAAATATATTATTTAGAAGGAAACCTTTATTCTTTATCTATAAATAAAATAGAAGCTGAAAAAAATAATGATGAAAAAGGGTTGGCAGCATTAGAACAAGAAATTCAAAAATCTATAATTTTTATAGATGAACTTTATGGTATGCTTAATGAACTTGAACAATAGTTTATATAATTTATATAGGAGAAAAAATGCCATCATATGAAGAGCTAAACGATAATGAAAAAAATCAAATAAAGATAAATGCTAAACGTAATTTGGAATACGGCATGTATGCTTTAGAGATTGATATCTTATTAGAAAAAGCAAAATCAAATCCAGACTTGGAAAAAATTTCAATTATGGAAAATGAAATTGCAGAAAAAGAAAATCAAATACTGGCATTAGGAAATGTCTTATAGATCTACGGTATTAAGTGATTACCCGCTAGCATACTATCCTCTTGATGATTTTACTACATCTAGTGATGCTGGTTATGTAGACCTGCTTGCACAAAATGAAGACTATCAAGAAATTTTAGATAATTATGATAGTTATCAACAAATAACTGGAACTAAACCTTTAACATATGCTGAATTACTTTTAACTTATGGAACATATGCAGATGTAGCAGCAGCATATGCTTCTTATGCAAATCTCGGAGGAGATATTGCGTATGATAATTCTGAATGTCAAAATAATAGTAAATATGTTGGAAGGCCAATAGGAGGAATTGTCCCTATAGTAAAAGGAAATTCAACAGCGGCTAAAATAGGAGATTCAAATTATATAGAATATATAATTGATAAAGATTACTCTGGACAAACAACGTCTAGCAAATTTGCTACGTCAGATTCAGCAGATAATGATTTTACAATAGAACTTTGGTTTAAGCCTAAAATAACAGGATCATTTTTTACACCTTTATTTGCAGATAAAACGACGGGAAGTGAAGTAGGATTATTTTATTATAAAAACAATATAGTATTTCAGGTCGATACAGAAAAAATAGAGTATACAATACCATATACAGATAAGGCGTTCCATGTCGTTGCAATTTATACAAACTCTTCTTTATCTCTTTATATCAATAATGTTCTTGAGGTTACAAAATTAATAACTAGTAATCCATTTACTAGAAATTCTGTAAATTTTAAAACAGGTCCTTGTGGTATAGGACAATATTTTATTATAAATAGTGTTGGTGTTTATAGATATGCTTTATCTCAAAATCAAATTAATAATCATTATAACGATGCTAAAGCAATTAGGCCGTCTCAATTAATTGAATCAAATGGTGGTGAATGGTTTAATTTGTACGACGATAATTCAAGATTAGCTTATCAGTACGCATGGCCATCTAATAAAGCTTGGGAATTATTTATTACTGAAGATTTATATTTTGATCAAGATAAACAATATATATCAATTTTAAAAACAGAAACGCTTCAAGAAAAAACAGTTGTAATAGAAGATGAAATTGTTTTGCCAGGCAATACTATGGACTCGTCTAAAATAGAGTGGGACGGAGACAATGGCATAATTGTAGAAACAAGTGATGATGGTATATCATATGTTCAATGTAATAATGGAGATGAAATTCCACAATATCAATCTAACAACTTCAGCGAAGAAAGAAGATTATTTATTAGGGTCACAATTGCTACTTTAGATTCAAGTAGATATAATCCCAGATTAAATTATTTAATTGTAAAGTTTTATAATAATATGAAAAAATTAGCCGTAAATGGGCCTTCTTATATCACTCCAGAAGAAGGGTCTTTTGTTTTGGGACGGGTTAGCTCAGAGATCCTACAGAGAGACTCTAGAAACGGTTTAAAAGCCAATACAGGCTCTAGCTTTAAAATAACTACCGCAGACAACATAAACACAATAGAATTCTTCTACACCCCATACAGCCTTTCTGAGGCTGGATCAATAATATTCGCTGGAACTACATTATTATCTTGGAATTCGAATGGAGATATAGCCAGAGCAAATATAGAAGAAATATATGTAAATAATTACACTAAGACAGGCGAAAACAATATTAAGGATATATTGACCGAAGGAGATCTAAATTATGTCGTTTTGACATTTATGGAGCCAATTACGGGAGATATTATTATAAATGGTTCTTCTATCGGCGGCGGCACTTCGGGACTATATCAGAATATTGCATTATATGAGTATCAATTTACTGCGTTAGATGCATTAACTAATTATAATTTATACAGATATGGTGACGTATATATCCTATTCGACCTATCTAATTCGTCCATGACCCTGACAGAATCCTCAGTTGAGGCATATGATTTGGAATGGGAGCGTACAATTAACCAATAATTTTGTCATAATACTTGACAAAACCCTAGACTTGAGACTTTGAAAGTGGTAAAATAGTAACCTATGGAAATTAAAAAGCTTGGATCAAAAATAAAGACTGGAGAAACCAGACTTGGCGTATATGTATGGGAAATGCCAGATGGCCGATGGATAGGTGATGATGATAAAAATTTCTTATCAATACAGTCAATGTACGGAGATAGATCTAGAATAAATTTGCTTGCACAGGCGGTAAGAAGTTATGGAATTGACGAGGGAAAGCCTAAGTTTTTAGAAGGTAGTAGGCAAATAGATGACGAAGAATTTCAGCGTCAAAAGACAAGACTAGCACTTGGACTAGTTCCTGACGAATTAGATATTGGCGTTTATAAAGATGAAATGAAAAAGTTGGGTAAAAAATGATTGAATACGAAGAAGATACACCAAGTCAAGACATTGAAATATCTAATGTAGCAGATTGGATGAAATTTAATACCCCATCTATTAATAATAATCAAGATCCGTTTTCTATTGAAGGCGAAGATATATTAAAGCTAAATGGTTTAAGCCCTGCAGTTAGAAGAAGAGTAAGTAGAGATATACAGAAAAAATTTGTTGGAACAGAAGGAACAGCAACTCAACAGTTATTAATACAGCAGGCAGTTAGTGGATATGCATTATTTGATCTTGTTATGCCTGAATATAATTTAGATTATTTATCTACAATATACGAGATATCTCCATATAATTATGCAGCAATTAATGCTAAGGTTGCCAACATTGTTGGTTTAGGATTTGATTTTGTAGAAACAAAAAAGACAAATGATTTGTTGGACGGTATTGAAGACGAAAAACAATTAGAACGTGCCCGTAGAAAACTTTCTAGAATTAAACAAGATTTGCATGAGTGGTTAGAAGATTGCAATGAAGAAGAAACATTTAAAGAAACTTTAATTAAGTTCTACACAGACGTAGAAGCAACAGGAAATGGCTATTTAGAAATAGGTAGAACTACTGCTGGGAAAATAGGATATATAGGACATATTCCTTCAAAGACCATGCGTGTTAGACGTTTAAGAGATGGCTTTGTACAATTACTTTACGGCAAAGCAGTTTTTTTCCGTAATTTTGGAGATCAAGAAACTGCAAATCCAATAGCTGGAGCTACTGATAGACCAAATGAAATTATTCATTTAAAGAAATATACTCCAAAAAATAATTATTATGGAATTCCAGATATTATTGCAGCCCAAAGCGCAATGGCTGGAAATGAATTTGCTGGAAAATATAACTTAGATTATTTTGAAAATAAGGCAGTCCCAAGATATATTATCACCGTTAAAGGTGCTAAATTATCACCAGAGTCTGAACGTAAATTATTAGAATTTTTCCAGGTTGGACTTCGTGGAAAAAACCACAGATCTTTATATATACCATTGCCTCCAGATTCTCCAGATTCAAAAACTGAATTTAAAATGGAACCAATTGAGGCAGGTGCTCAAGAGTCTTCATTTAATATTTATAGACAATCAAATAGAGATGAAATATTAATGGCTCATCGTGTTCCAATAAATAAAATTGGAACAGCCACAGGAATATCTTTAGCAAATGCCAGGGATGCAGATAAAACATTTAAAGAGCAGGTATGTGCCCCAGCACAAGATATTCTAGAAAAGAAATTAAATAGAATTATTATGGAAATGACAGATGCACTCCAGCTTAAATTTAATGAATTAAGCTTGACAGATTCTGATACCCAGTCAAAAATTGATGAGAGATATTTAAGATTCCAGGTAATGACTCCTAATGAAATTAGATTGAGAATGGGGTTAGTGCCAAGAGAAGGCGGAGATAAGCCAGTTGATTTACAGGCGCAGGCCGCTGAAATTAAAGCTCAAGCAATGCAAAGTCGTGAAAGAGACCAAAATAGATCTGCAAATTCTCCAGATAATTCAGGGGAAGGCAGAAATGCAAAAGGCGACGGTAGACAGGTTGAGTAGTCCTACTCAACTACTTATTTGCCTTTAGATATATAAAAGCCTATAATATACACATATGACCATTGAAAAATCACATTGGTCTTCTGAGGGAAATGTTATTAATTTAGCAGTTCCTTTCACGAAGGTCAATAGAGAAAAAAGAACAGTCTCAGGGTTCGCAACATTAGACAACCTTGACCAGACTGGTGATGTTGTCACGATGGAAGCAAGCATGAAAGCTTTTGAAAATTTCCGTGGCAATCTAAGAGAAATGCATCAGCCAACCGCAGTTGGTAAAGTTGTTTCATTTAGACCAGAAACATACTATGATCCAAAATCAAAAGAATTTTACAATGGTGTTTATGTAGATGCATATATTTCAAAGGGTGCTCAAGATACCTGGGAAAAAGTATTAGATGGAACACTACAAGGATTTTCAATCGGCGGAAAAATTATAGATTCAGAAACAGAAATGAACAAAGCAACAGGAGAATCTGTTCGCTTTATTAAGGATTACTCACTTGTTGAATTGTCAATAGTAGATTCTCCAGCAAATGAATTATGCAACATATTGTCAATTGAAAAAGTCAATGGTCAAATGATTTTCAAAGGCATTGCTGCAGATGTCAAAATGGAAAATATTTTTTATTGTGCAGATAGCGATTCTGTATTTATGTCAACAGAAGCTGAGTATATTTCACCAGTAACTGGTAAGAAAACAGAACTTATTGGTTGGGTGGAATCAAACGATACAAACAAAGCAAAAGAAATAGATAAGATTCTTGATTTATATAAGTCAAGATTAAACACGTTGCCTGATGTAAAAATTGCAAAACAGGCAAACGCAGAAGGAGGTAATGAAGTGGAAAATTTAGAAACCACAACAGCTACCGAAGAGACTGTTGAAAAGTTACGTGTGCCAGGACAAGAAGCTCCAGCTCAAGCTGAAGTCGAAGTTGAAGCACCAGTAGCTGAAGTAGAAAAGTCTGAAGAAGTAGTCTCTACAGAAGAAAACACTTCTGCCGAAGTTCTGGAAACAGCAGCCGAAGCAACAGAGGTTGTAGAACCTGATTTTGCAAAAATGCTAGGCGACCTTAAAGGCTTCTTCTCGGAGACTTTGGAAAAGGCCTCTGAGGCAAATGCCGCTCAGGTTTCAGCAATTAAAGAAACTGTTGAAACGTTTAGCAAGGGCGTAGATGCTCGAATTTCAGAATTAGCAGAAAAACATACAGCACTCTCTACCGCAGTAGAATCAATTAAGAATACTATTGAAGGTGTAGAAAAGAGAGTGGACGCAGTCGAATCTGAGACTGCAATTAAGAAGTCCTCTGACCTTGGCGGGTCACGGGAAGTAACAATAAAAAAATCAAAATGGAACGGCACTTTCCTCGGTTCCGTTAGTGAATTGATAAAATAAGGTAGGTGAAAATAACTAATGAGTAATGAACTATTAGCTAAAGCAGCAGCAGCCGATACTACCATGACAGGTAGCATGGTTGGAGCAGCAGATCCCACCGACGGTATCCACGTTGGATCCGAAGGTAAAGGCGGTCTACTAAATCCAGAGCAGTCTGCACGATTCCTCGATTACATGTTCGATGCAACAGTAGTCGGTAAATTAGCACGTACAGTTCGCATGCGAGCTGATACGACTGAGATTGATCGTATTGGCGTAGGTGAGAAGCTTATGAAGCTTGCTTCTGAAGCTGAGAATACTGGCACAAACGCTGCCGTACAATTCTCAAAGATCTCTCTTACAACCAAGAAGCTACGTCTTGATTGGGAACTTTCAACAGAGTCTCTCGAAGACAATATCGAAGGTGCCGATCTAGAAGACCACATTGCACGTCTGATGGCAACACAGGCTGGTAATGATCTTGAAGATGTAGTTCTTAATGGTGATACATCTCTCTCATCTGACAATCTATACAAAGCTTTTGATGGCATTGTAAAGATTGCAAAGGCAAACGGTCACGTTGTTGACGCCGATGGCGCTAACATCTCCCGTGAAGTCTTCAATAATGCCCTCAAGGCACTTCCAAGAAAGTACAAGCAACGTCGTCCAGACCTTCGCTTCCTTTCTGGATCAAACCTAATTCAGGATTATTTGTATTCAACATCACAAAATATCCAGAACGTAAACCCACAAGATATTGCAGCAAGCATTATCCGTGGCGATACAGCAGGTCTTGGTGGCCCAGCAGGATTCACAGCTCCATTCGCATTCGGTATTCCGATTGTTGAAGTTCCTTTGCTTAAGGAAACTCAGGGCGCTGATTCAGATCAGGGCGATATCCACTTGACATTCCCAAATAACGTTGTTATTGGTATCAAGCGTGATGTCACTGTCTATCGTTTCTTCTGGCCAAAGAAGGACTCTATCGAATATACAATGTATACTCGTGTTGGAGCTCAAATTGAACAAGCAGATGCTTGGGTCGTTGTTAAGAACGTTAAGGTTGCTTCCTAATTAAATAGGAATTAAACTGCAAAAAAGCCCCCAAATTAATTTTTGGGGGCTTTTACTTTTAATCTACTAATGCTATAATTAATAGACCTAATATTAAGGAGATAATATGTCATTTGACACATTGAAGGTAAAAGAATTAAAGCAAATTGCTGAAGACTTTGCCGTAGACACCGAAGGACTAAAAAACAAAGCAGACGTTATCGCAGCACTAGCAGAAGAAGGCGTTACATGGTCCGTATATCAAAATACAATTAAAAATATTGAAGATAATAAAGAAGAGGTAGAAGTTCTTCCAAAATTTGATCCTGCTCAAGAAGTTGACAAGGATGCAGTACTTGTAAGAATGACTAGAAATAATTACAGATATGATGTTCTAGGTTATACATTTACCAAGGATCATCCGTTTGTTGCAATGCCAAGCGAAAAGGCACAGCAAATTTTTGACAAGGAGGAAGGGTTTAGATTGGCTTCGCCAAGAGAGGTACAAGAGTACTATAACTAAACCTTATAAATGGCAGAGATATATAAAGGACGTAGTACAGCAATAAAGGCAAAACTATATTATAGGGGAGAGCCAGTTATTACTGATTCCGATGTTATAGTTAAAGTTTATGACATTACTCAAGATCCATTAATATTGCCATCAATTAATCCCAACTCAATCATATATAATACTATTGCAGAACAAGAAGAAACAGATTTTGGAGTGTATAGTTTTTATTTCCCAGTAGCGTTTGTAGGCAGAGATAGAAAATTTAAAATAGAGTGGACATACGAATATAATAATGAAATATCGACACATATAACATATGTAGATGTAGTAACACCATATATTTCTATAGAAGAAGCTATTGAAGATTTAGGATTGGGATCTGATTCAAATGATCCAAATAATAAAACTTATCATGAATTAAGAATGGCGGAGAAGTACGCTAGAAAGCAAGTAGAATACTACACTGGACAAAAATTTAATTTATTTGATGACACTATGACAATTATGGGTAATGACTCAGATACATTGCCATTAACAAGAAAAATAAATAATTTACATACGCTACATGTTAATGATTCTTTATTAATAGATAATTTAAACAATGTTAATAATTTAGGTTTTGTAGTAGAACCAACAACAAGTGGATTTGGAATTAAAATAAATCAATCAAGCATTCTGGATAACGATACATATATTGCTAATGGAATGGTTCCTCCAACAATTTATGACTCAAATCCAAATATATTTAAACGTGGAAAACATTATGATGTTTATGCCAGATTTGGTTGGGATGATGTTCCAGACGAAGTAGAGCAAGCTACAATAGAAATTATGCGATCTTATTTTTCAAAAGATCGTGCATGGAGAGATAGGTACGTAAATAAAATATCTACAACAGATTGGGATTTTGAATTTGCATCAGATGCTTTTACAGGAACAGGATCAGCATATGCAGATAAATTACTTCTTGATTATGTTGTGACACAAATGGTTGTGTTCTAATGTTTAGCATAGTTGATGGGCTTTTGGCCATGACCATAGATGTATATAGACAAGAAGAAGAGCAAGATCCAGATACAGGGGTCATGAAAAGACAATTTATGTATTATAAAACAATTCCATGCTATGCTCGTGGCATCATAAGCCAGAGCACGACTAGAAATTTAGACAAACAAACATTTTCTAATAAATATGAAAATCAACAATATATAGAAGTAAGAACTATTGAAAGATTAACTCAAAGAGAAAAAGTTGGTAATGTACGAGATTCGGAAGGCAATTCAATTTGGATTGAGTTAAACTATCCAACTGATACTCCAACTATATTTGAGGTAGTCGGATCAACGCCAATAACAGATCCATTCGGATTAGTTGTTGGATATAACACGTCATTAAAGAGATCGGAGAATCAGCAAATTGGCTTCTGAAGTAATGGCACTTCAGGCTGCTAGCGGATTAGTTAAACTAATGGCTGGACAGCCAGTCAGTGGTGCTATAAAAGATTCTACTGTAGCTCAAATATCTGCAGCAATATTTTATAAAACAAATGTGCTAGCAAAGCTAACTTCTAATCCAGCATTTCAAAAATCTTTTAATAATACTATATTCAATCAGATAGATAAAGATTTTGGCGATTACATAGATTCAAAAGCTACAGTATCTCCAAAATCATTACATCACGTATATGAATGGGACCAAACTGGAATAAAAGAAGCTAGATTATTTAAATTAAATAGAATCTCTGATATTGGTTTAGGATTTACTGTTAATTATGAATTAATGGATTCAAAATCTTTTGTGCCAGCAAAAGGGTCACGGAATAGACATGTGTTTATAAAAAAAGCAGAAGTAATGGAGCAGGGTAAAACTGTTATTATTACTCCAAGATCTTCAGAAAGATTAGTGTTTGAATTAGATGGGGAAACTATATTCATGCCAAAAGGACAATCGGTAACTGTAACAAAACCTGGAGGAGTAGCAACAAAAAATTCATTTATATCCGCATACAAACACTTCTTTACTGGAAATCTTGTCAATATGTCAATAAAAAAATCTGGGTTTCAAAGATTATTTAATTCTGCTATGACAAGAGCACTAGACACTCCAGTTAGTATTAAAAAAGTTCAATATAGATTTTCTCCAAACTCTGTTGCCAGCCAAGCTGAAGCAGCATTGTTAGCAGCATTTTCGGGGGTAGCAAATGCCTAACTATAAATTAGATGCAATGTTTGAGTTAAGAAAGTACCTTTGGAATAAATTAAAAGCTGCAAACATATTCGATGCAAATGATTATTATTCAGATAATATTAAAGAAACTATGATTCCGCTTATCCCAATTCAGCAGGCTCCAGAAATGAATCAATTTTTGAGCGGCAAGAAGCATATAGTTTACGACAAAATAGGAATATCTTATGAGAACAATTGGTTGATATGCTGTGAACAAATATTGTTTACTATATATGCCACCGATCTGGCTGATGTAGTAGAAATAAGAAATTTTATGATGGATGAATTTAGAAGAATGGATGATTCGGCGGAGGATATAAATTATTGGTCTGGATTATCAGACAGATTTAAGTTCCATAGCATATTTATAGCAGACATATCCCCAATAAAGCCATCAGAAGAAATTCAAGGATTTTTAGAAACAGATGTAATACTTGAGGTTAAATATTCAAGAATTACAGACAATAACGGCAGGTTCGCCTAGTTTGCTTTAGGCAGTATTATACTCTAAAATTAGTCATAGAGGAAAGGGCCTAGCCAGCCACAAATATATATATTTATTTCATGAAATAGGAGGTTAACTTCATGGCACAATCAGCAGGTAATGCTAAAAATATTCTCGTTGGTGCTTCCCCATTGTTTATTTCAAACATTGATATTACAGAAGGATCAGCATACAAGGAAAACGCAGAACCAGGTACAGCAGATGCAGCTGCATATGAGACATCAAAATCTTATACAGAAACACTTAATGGTGTAGACAGTGGTGCATTCTATTACAGAAACGTTGGTTTTACTAACAATGGTCTTCAGATCACTTATAACCCAACATATGATTCTGTAACGGTTGACCAGTTACTTGATACAGCTAAGCTGTTCAAGTCTGCGATGGAGGTTATGATCGCAACAGAAATGTCCGAAGGTACATTAGAAAACGTTCTAGTTGTATTTGGACAGGGATCAGACACCTTGACATCACCATCTTCAGGAACACAAAGTGGAAATGATGTTCTCGCACTTGCGGGTGGATCACTAGGTGAGGCTCCAACAGAGCGTCAGCTAATTGCAGTTGGACAAGCTCCAACAACAGCTTCTCCAAAGACAGAGCGTGTATATTATGCACGTCGTGTTCTTTCTGTACAACAGTCACAGTTCTCTTTGGCTCGTACAACTCCAACTACGTTCCCAGTAACATTCCGTCTTCTTCCAGATGCTTCAAAGGTCGGTCAAGAATACGGTTTAATTATTGACCGTGCTTGGGCATAATAATTAAAATTAATTATTAAAAATAAAGGCCCCCAGAAATGGGGGCCTTTCACTTGTAGTCTTAATATCCTTATGTTATAATAATTAAGACAATCCTTAAGGAGGATAAATTGGCTACAAAAGTATACGACATAGAAGAAATTGAACTTCAGAATGGCAGTAAAGCTATTCTAAAGCCACTCACAATTAAAGAGTTGAGAAAGTTCATGACAGTAATTCAAAAAACAGCAGATGTCCAAAATGAAGATGAGACGTTAACAATTTTAATTGATGCATGCGCTGTTGCTTTAGAAAAACAACTTCCAGATCTTGTAAAAGATAGGGACGCATTAGAAGATGCTTTGGATGTTCCAACAATTAACCGCATTCTAGAAGTTTGTGGAGGAATTAAGATGGACGACCCAAACCTGATGGCGGCAGCGGTTCTGGCTGGTCAGAACTAGATCTTGCCGCTTTATTAGGAGAGTTATTTCTTCTAGGAAACTGGAAGAATTATGACGAAATAGAAAGCAATCTATCAATGCCAGAGATTCTTCAGACTCTGAAATCAAAACAAAAAGCTGAAGAAGAAAATAGAATATTTTTAGCATCTTTACAGGGAGTAGACCTTAGAGATGATAAAAAAGAAAAGGAGGGTTCTAGTTTCGACGATGTTCGAAGAAGGGCTTTAGGAATAAACGCATCTGGTGATGATGTAGTATCATTACAGGGTTCGTTTGCAAGCGAAGCTGGATTTGGAATCGGAATGGGATTAGGATACTCTAAGGAGTAATTAGTGGCTGACGAGCAAATTGTAACGAGTATAGTCGCCAAGGCTGACTTATCAAACCTTGTATCAGAAGTACATAGGGTTACTGCTAGTCTACAAAAATTACAAAGAGAATTACTTGCATCTAATAAATCAATTGCAGCATCTACAAAAGTTGCCAATAATGCATTTAGAGATACTTTAACACAAAGTGGCTTGTTTTCAAGCCACTTTGTTAATTTACAATCAGATGTAGATAAGTTTGGTAAAAATTTAGATGGCGGAAGATTAAAATTAAGAGATTATTTCAGTACATTTCAACAGCATGCAAAGACATCAAAAGGATTAATTAGAGAACTTGCTAGAGAGCAAGTTATGTTACAAAATGCAGTATTGCAGCCATTGGGTAGAAATGCTCAAGGTCTAATGCAATTTAATGTTGCAGTTCCAAGAGGTTTAGATTTAGTTAAAAATAAATCTCAATTAGCAAGAATGGAATTGCAGATTATGAACAAGGCTTTACTAGAAGGATCTACTCAGTTAATCAACTGGGGTAAAAATACTCAATGGGCTGGCCGTCAGTTAACGGTTGGATTAACAGTCCCGTTAGCAATGTTTGGAACACAGGCAGCAAAAGCATTTAGAGAAGCAGATCAGGAATTAACAAGATTAGTCAAGGTCTATGGAGATATATCTGGGTCTTCATCACAGCAATTAGATAAAATAAGAAAAGATGTAACTGAAACTGCAAAAGAATTATCTCAAACAATGGGAGTAAGTTTTAAAGACACTCTAGCTTTAGCAGCTGATATTGCTGCAACAGGTAAAACTGGTAATGACCTATTAGCTTCAGTTAAAGAAACAACAAGATTATCAGTATTAGGTGAAGTAGATAGGCAAGAAGCAATGAAGGCTACTCTTGCGATACAAACTGCTTTTAAATCTAATACACAAGAACTAACCGAATCAATTAACTTTTTAAACGCAGTTGAAAACCAAACATCCACAACGCTTAACGATTTGGTTGAGGCTATTCCAAAAGCAGGAACCGTAGTTAAGCAATTAGGTGGAAGCGTAGAAGATTTAGCTTTATATTTAACCGCTATGCGAGAAGGCGGCGTTAATGCATCAGAAGCAGCTAACGCACTAAAATCTGGTCTTGCATCTATGATTAATCCTACAAAACAAACAGTTGCTGTAATGTCTGATTTTGGAATAGACATAATGGGCTTAGTTGCTCAAAACACTGGCAACACAACAGGAATGATATTGGGATTGCAAAAAGCTTTAGATGGTTTGGATCCTTTAAGTAAAGCAAGAGCATTAGAGCAAATGTTTGGAAAATTCCAATTTGCAAGAATGGCTGCATTATTTAATAACTTAGGTAAAGAGGGAAGCCAGACATTACAGGTTATGAATTTAATGAATGCTAGCGCTTCAGAGCTAGCTTCAGTTGCAGGACGAGAATTAACATTAGTTACAGAATCAGCTTCAGGTAAATTTAAGAGAGCAGTAGAATCGTTAAAGGCAAGCCTTGCTGGTATAGGAGATAACTTTTTAAATTTTGGAACAAAAATATTAAATATATTTGAAAAGATTGTTGATTTTGTAAGCGGATTACCAGATCCAATTAAAAAATTTATAGCTGGATTTGGTGCTATAACAGCAATTGCTGGACCATTAATTATGATAACTGGTGTTCTTGCTAACTTCTTTGGCTATATAACAAAGGGCATTGTTTTAATGAAGTCATTCTTCCAAGGAACAAAGGGTTGGAAGATGCTTACACCAGAAATGATTGCTGCAGAAAAAGCAGCTAATCTTGTAGAAAAAGCATTTTATTCAGACGCAACAGCTGCAGGTGTATTGCATACTGCATTACAAAAATTAATAAATGATTATGCAAGTCTTGAAAGAGCAATGATTAATGGCGTTGTTCCAGTAAGCCCAGGGGTAACTCCTTCTGTAACAACAACTGGCGGAAGATTGGTAGTTGCTGGAGGAATAAGAGAAGTAGACCCTACTAACCCATTAGTTGGTGATATAGATACACGTTCAATGTCTCATATTAATCCACGTGATCCAAATAACCCTGCTTCAATATTTGGTGGTGTTCCAGGAGCCACTCCAGTAAATCAAAAAATAGGTAGAACTCCTCAGATATACATGACGGATCGTTTGCCAAACATAGAAGGAGTTACTTCAATAAAGGGAGTGTCTACTGGAATTGTTGCTCCAGAAGCTGCTAAATTCCATGCGCTAATGGCAACTTTAGGAATGCAAACAGAAGCAGAGGTTGCAGCATTAAAGAAAACAATAGCATTAGGTGGAACAGTAAGCACTGATTTACTACAAACATTTGACGACATTTTACCAATAACTCAAAAATTTACACAAAAAGCTGCAACTGAATCTGCATTAATTGTTGATGATTTAATGGCTGCAAAGATAACAACAGAACAAGCAATAACCAGAATTATGGCATTAAATGCTGAAATTGATATGATGATGAGATCTGAAGTTTCAGCATTTGCTGCGTCAAGAGGAAGAACAATTGATTTTACAAAAGCCCCATTAATGGATCAGCCAGTTGTTGATGCTTCAGGACAATTTACACTAAGAGATTTATATAAAAAAGATGCCAACAAAGCAGTAATGGAAGAGTTTGGAAGATTAAGGGGTATAAGAACATTTGGTGCTCCATATAGTATACAAACTACAAGATTGCCAAGATTTAATACGGGTGGCGGAGTCGAATCATTTGGTCCAGGAAAAACTGTAGTGTCTGGAGATACATCAATTAATTATGACGATAGGCTAGGATCTATTCCAGTTGGTGGATATGTATTAAATCAAGAGGCTGCTCAAAATCCAGATTATGCTGATATAGTAGCAATGGCACCGTATACATATGAAGACGGCGGAAAAATTACAGCAGCCCTAACTCCTGGTGAAATTGTGTTTGGTCCTAAAATATCAAAAATGCCAGAGCTTTATGCAATCGTAGATGCTGCAAATAATGGATATAATTTGGGCGGGCAAATTATGAGAGGCATAGGCAATTACGGTAATTGGGATGATTATAAATCAAGAGCAGCAATAGCAAATAGATATGATGTATCTGCAGATTGGACAGAAGAAGCTAAGTTTAGAATGAAAATAAATGCTGCTTCAGCGCTAGTGTCTATTGGAGTAGATCCAAAAGAAGCGGTAAAGATGGCTCATGAAGATGTAGAGAATGCATATAGGCTATCTACATCCAAGACATCTGGAAGAGTAAATAGAGCTAAATTTAAAAAAGAAGCTTTGAGAATAGTAAAAGCAAGACAAGCTAAATTAAGTAAACTAGGATTGTCAAAGAATCTTATTGGCGTAGGAGCAGGCACAATGAATTTGCATGCTTCTCAAATAGATACAGGCTCTATCAGTTTATTAAGAGAATTAGCAAATGATCCAGATGTAGTCGCTAGATTAAAATCTGGAGAAGTTGATAGAATATATAGTTCAGTATTTGGATTAGATACAGAACATTTAAATGCTGCAAATGAAAAAGATCTTCTTGATTTATTAAGAGATAAAACAAAAAATAAATTTGCTTCAGAGCACATGTCTCCAAGAGATATTTCTGGTAAAACTTCAAGTAGTGGTTCTTGGGGATATAGCGCAAGAGGAAATTATTTACAAGCAATGGCAGGGGAATCCGATATCAATTGGCTTCACTCACAACTTGGAGAAACTAGAAATAGAAAATTGTGGGGTAACTTTGTAGCATTTGATAACCCACACGCAAAATCTTTAATAAACTGGGCTACAAAAACTTCTGGTGTAGGCAGCATGGATGAATTACGTAAATCAATAAGTAGGGGTGCTGTAGGAAATAGATCATTCTTACAATTCTTATCTTTACTTAATAACCCAAGATTTAATTTAATGCCAAGAACTTCATTTGTAGATGCTAGATTAAATGAAGGCGGTTTAATTCCTGGAGGGTCTATAGTTCGTGGAAGAATGGGATATGGAAATCCAATTTCATTATTGTCTCCAGAAAAAATGCTAAAGGTATTAGAGTGGGCTAAAATACTTTCTAGTAAAAAATCTTTAGGAAATTTTGCAGACACTCCAGCTGCTAATTATAGTCATATGATAGCCCCAAGTACAGGTAAAAGCTTTCCTATTCCTGGAGTATCAGGTCTTTATAAAAACGATAAAGGTGAATTAGTTTTCTTTAAAGGTGTTCCAAATGAAATATCCGCAAAAGCAGAGATGTATGGAACTAGAATGGCTAGAGAAGTTTTTGGATTGGATTCTCCTGAACAAATAATAAGAACAATTAAAAACCCTCTAGACCCAACTGGAAAATCAAAATTATTAGGACTTGAATCTCCATTTAATCCAATGTTTGCTACAGGCGGAACTAAATTTACACCAGATCAAATGATTAGGCAGACAATAGCATCTTTACTTTTTGGTAACAAAGATTTATCAAAATCAAATGTATTTGGAAATGTATTAGCTGATGTTGGGCCAGCAGGCGTCTTTTCTAGAGCATCAATGAATACTTCTCATGCCACTAATATGCATTCGATGGAGCAACAAGCTTTAATTAATTTACTTGCAGTTAGAGGTGGAGCAAGAAAAGATTTTACACATAATACAAAAGATATTGCTGCGTCAATGAGTTCACGTCAATACGGTGCAAAAATGAAATCGTCTATGACAAAAATGAGGCCCAAGCTTCTTAAATTTATAGAGTCTTTGCCAGAATCAGACAGGGCCCCTTATTTAGCAATGCTAGGCAGACTTGATGAAGGAATGAATGTAAATTGGTCTAAATATCATTCAGCTCATTCTGTACCTAAATATAATCGTGGTGGAGGAATTGTAAGAAGAAGCAGAAGAAATTACGGCTCAAATAATCCAAAAGCTGCAACATGGCAAGGTAATCCAGGTTCCTGGAGAGAAACTCCAAGACAAAGTCCTTACTATGTTGCATCTACTGATGCACAACCTACTAATGGTCAGGTAATAATGGCACCAAATCCTGGCATGGCTAAGCAAATGGGAACTGGCGCAATGATGGGAGCATCTGTAGTTGGCAGCATGGGTGGAATGATGATTGGCGGACAACTTGGTGGAACATTTGGGGCAATTGCTGGAAGCATATTAGGAGAACTAGCAGCTTATCAAGCATTGTCAAAAATAGGTTTAGCAAGTAAGGAAGCCGCAGAAAAAGGTTCTTTGGCTAAGAGAGCATTCCAGTGGATGTGGAGACTTCCTGGCCCAATTAAAATTGGTGCAGCAATAATTGGTATCGGATTAGCTATTAAAAAAGTAAACGATATGATTAATGAGCATAGAAGAATTATTGATCAAGGATTTGCTCCAACACAAGATACTGTAGATAAATTAAATCTAAAATTTACTTCTCTTAACGATACATTAAAAGCAGCTAAGGATAGAATGACTGCAATAAAAGAATCTGGCGGAGCGCTATTTTCAAGTTATACCAGTGCTGGTGTTCCAGGGTTAACTGTATCTATAAAAGAATTAAAAGAGTTACAGGCAAAAGTTAAACAAGAATTTCCAGATTTAATTAAAATGTTTGACAAAGCATCTGGAGCAGAAGTTTCTGCAAAAGCCGAACAATTAAAAGCCCAATTTGTTGCGGGAGGAATGTCAGCACAAGAAGCTACTAATATAATATATGCTTTAATATCACAATCTAATAAAGCTGCTTATGCTGTTAAAGCAATTGCTTCAGAAGGTTTTAGAGCTATAAAAGATGAAGCTACTGCTGCATCTTCGGCATTAAACACATTTTTTAATTTACTTAAGAATGGAAATGTGGATCAGCTAGGAGACAGTTTAGATACTTTATTTAATGCTTTATCAAATGCAGAGCAAAAAATTATAGGATTAAAAGTAAATCAATGGGGAACAGTAGATGCAGCCGAAGCTTATCAAATTCAATTAGAGAGAATAAATAATTCACAAGCAGGCTCTGTTAATTTAACAAATGAACAGTTAAATAATTTAAAAAATCAAAATCCTATATTAGAAAGTATATTAGGTAAAAATGAAAGTTTAGCTAGCGTATATGCAAAGATAAGATTGTATACAATGGGAGTATCAATGGATCTATCAAATTTAGATCCCGCAAAAGCACAAAAAATATCAATAGCTTTTATGAAGTTAGATACACTATTTAGAGAAGATACTTCATCTAATCCTTTCCAGGCTTTAGTAAAACAAATTAATGAAGAGTCTAAAAAGACATTAGTAATTAATGAAAAAGTTATACAAACTTATGAAGATAGAAAAGCAGCTCTAGAAGACGAAATAGAAAAACATCAAAAGATAATTGAATCTATTAAGGAAGAAGCTGATCAAAGAAGACAAGCTTTAGAGCGTGAACAACAAGATGAAGATGTATTGCTTCAAATTAAAAAGAAACAGCTTGAATATAATAATGCAATGGCTGCAGGAGATATGCAGACAGCAGCACAAGCTCAGTTGGATATTCAAAGACTTGTTGGCCAACAGCAATTAGAATTAGCTAAGAGATCTATAAGTGATAAAGAAAATCAAGATGTTTCTGCACAAGAAGACATAATTGATTCATTGCGTGATAGATTAAAATCTCTTGAAACAGATTATGATAATTTACAAAAAACTTCTGATGCAGCTACAAAAAATGTACAAGCAATGCAGGAGATGCTAAATAAAGCAATTCAAGCATTTATGATGAAAGAAGGCGGATATGATGATATTGAAAAATCTATAGTAAGAAAAACTATAGAAGATATGAAAGCATCTAAAGATCCAGTAATTCAATCACTTGCTCCAATACTACAAGCAGAGTTAGATGGAACTACAAATAAATTTGAAAGTTCATTAAAAGATATATTTGGTGGAATGAATGTAAGACAAGATGAAATGATTAGGCTTCTTGGAATAATCGCTGGAGTAAAAACTAATACTGGAACAGCATCTGGAACAGATGGAAAAGAAACTGTTGTGCCAGTAGCTGGTCCAGCTGGCAAAAATGATCCAGTAACAACTTCTGTACCTCAAGGAAGAAATGGTGACAGACAGTCACTTGGAGTAACGCCAGAGGGCAAACAAATATATACAGAGCCAGCAAGTAAATTTATAAATAATGCAAGAGGATTGAATCCTGGAGATGTAGTAAAAGATCACATATTTGTTGATGAAACAAATAAAGTAGTTAAGTCAGATATCATTGTTTATTCTAAAGAAGATATAGCTGGAGCAAATAGAGTATTTTATTATAAAAAATATTTAGGTGGTACTTTTAATGGATTAATTCAGGGTCCAGGAACTAGCACTTCAGATTCAATTCCTGGTTATGTTATGGGATCAAATGGAGGAATTTCTCCAATTAAAGTTTCTAATGAAGAGTATATAACAAGAGGTGCCTCCGTAGATGATGTTACTGTCCCAAATATGGATTTAATAAATAAATATGGTTCAGATGGCGTTATAATGGCTGCAAAAAATATTCTTGGTTTTGCCCAAGGAGGATTTATTGGTAAATATGCTGCAGGTTCTACTGGCGGTATAAAACAGCCTACATATAATTTTAATAATCTTGAAGACAGAATGTCATACTCAATGCAAAAATTAATTTCAGCAGGACTCACTAAAGAAGCGGCGTCTGGAATTGTAGGTAATTTAATAGCAGAATCTACCTTAAATCCAAGATCTAACGAAACCCCACATAGACATCCTAAAACTGGAAAATTATTTTGGGCAGGCAGAGGTATAGCACAATGGGGCGCTGATGCCAGATGGAAAAACTATTTAGCTTGGCTAAAACGAAATGGAAGAAAAGACGTATACAGTCTTGAAAATCAAATAGACTTTTTAATATATGAAATGCCAAGTCAAGGCACAACTATAAAAGCAATGAATAAAACAAATAGTATTGCTGAAGCAACTAAATTATTTATGCTTAAATATGAAAGACCACATAAAGATTACTATAGATTAAATACAAGAAATTTTTGGGCTTACAGAGCATATAAGATAGCAACTGGTAAAGATTATATTGATGTAGTTGGATCAAAATACTCAGGACCTGACGAGGCTAGATCAAATTATAGTAATTTAGTTTCTTCTCCAGATTTTGTAGATAAACAAAATTTAAATATGAATACTTTAATTCCTATGAAAGTTGCAGGGATTACTAAACTTTCTGCATTAGGATTTAAAGAAGGTGGATCTTTAAATCCTTTAATAAATAATCGTAAACCAGGTGTTCCATATACAAGAAGCGGAAGGCCTATAGGTAGTCCGCATGGAAGATATTGGGGAGAATTAGAAAGACTATATCAACAATCACCAATTGGATTTGATAAATATGGTAAGCCAATATTTAATAATGACGGAAAAGATCCTTGGGGTGGAACAGAAATTCCAGGACTTAAATTTACTGGAAACATTCCTCAATTTTCAGATTATTGGCATCAGATGGCTGAACAGCCAAAGAAACCTTATGGAGGTCCTGGATTAGGTTTGGATAAATCTCCAGAACGCTACGCTGGTTCTGGAGCTTCTATGGGTGGAATAGGAAATGGTGCATACGGTCTTGGCCCATTAATGTTTAATCAAGGTGGATATTTAGGATTTAAAGATGGTGGAGCTCCACATGAAAAGGGAATGCGTAATCAAGTCCCAGCTAAAAAATTAAATTGGTTCCAAAAGTATGTTAATAGTCTAACAAAATCACAAGATGAAGCACAATCATTATTAAATAGTAGTAAATTTACTTCATGGATGTCAGCAGATCCACTAGGACTTAAGTCATTATTAAGAAAAGTTGCTGGTCAGGGAAGAAAGGGAGATACCTTATCTGCAGCATTATTCCCACTCAATTTTGTTGGTACAGGAGCATTAGCAAAACTAGGCGTTACAGCTGCTACAGGGTCTACAGCAATTAGTTCTACTAAGGCAAGTACAACTATAATGAGAAACTTGCGTAAAGCAATAGTTGAGTCAGCAATTAGTTCTGGAAGAGCTGTTCCAAGTATTTCTTCTACTGACTCATTAAAGTTATCTACGTCTATGTTTGATGAATCTTCAGACATTGGAGCAGCTTTTAGAAAATATTGGGGCAAAGCTTATGATATTTTAGTTTCATCAAAAAACCCAGTTGTTGAAGGAATGAGCAAAGACGATTTCTTTAAATCCATAGTAGGAAATGCAGAAAATGCAACAAGTAGATGGAAAGGGGAGGGATTTGATTTTTCTGGCCCATCTGCTTCTCAAATAGATAAACCTTCAGATTTTATTAAAGCTGCAAATGCTGCATATCTTCAAGCACATGGATTAAGCGCTTCACAGCCGTTAGCAATGTTTAGGGCCGTTAGAGCTCCATGGAATTATGATAATTATGTAAGTGGAATGATGATGTCAGATCCATCTCTTACTCCAGAACAAATTTTTAGCACAAACATAGCACATGAGCTAGGTGGCTACTGGTCATTAAATTCAAGAATGGCTGCTTCATATTTAAGAAACTTAGGTTTGACAAGAACTAATCTTGCGGGTAAACAGTATGGAGGACTCTACAGGGCGGATATTCCAGCAGAAGCATTTCCAACTCCAATAGGAATGGGCGGAATGATGGAGGAATATGCAAATGTATTTAATCCAGCAACCATAGATAGCTTAAGGTCAGCAACAAGAATTGGTTTAGGATGGAATGGACAAGGCGGCCCTCAAAGATATTTAAGAATGTATGATTTTTATAAAACAGCATTAATGCCTTCAAAAGGAAAAGTATCTCCAGAAGCAGTAGAAAGATTAAAATCTGTTTTAAGTGAAAATGAAATAAGAGCATTAATGCAGATAATGAAAGATTCTGATTCTGGAAGATCAATAAAACTTTCATCTCCACTCATGACAGCAATGCCAGGACATTCTAAATATAATTTAGAGCAAGGTGGAACTACTCTTTGGCTTGATATAATAAAAAGAGCAGAAGAAGCTTTAGGTCAATCTTTATTAATTCCAAAAATGGCTAAAGGTGGCTACGCTGGTCAAATAAGAAAATTCCATGATTGGAATGGCCCAATACCTGGTGCTTATGGATCAGAAGTGTCTGCTATATTGCAGGCTGGAAGAGAAGGCGTTTATGATACAGACTATGTAAATGCTTTAAGAAATGGTACAATGAATACTACTTCAACCAATAATAAAAATATAAATATTGGTTCTGTTCAAATGACATTTACTGAACCAGTTAAAAATGGAAGACAGGTATTTGAAGAATTTAAATCTTTAATGTCTTTTGAAAAAAGTGCATCAAATAGTAATATCAGTTTAGGAGTAGGTGCTTAATGACAATTATAACATTACCAAAGGGTAATTTAATAAGAGTATATGCAAAAGACCCTCTTGCTACCCCCGCACTTACTTCCGAAACATGGATAGAATTATCTGATCATAATAGGTCAGAAGTAGATGTATCTTCTTTGAGAATTGAAGAAACTCAAAGAATGGCAAATGGAACATTAAGAAAATTTTATGTAAATGATAAAAAAATGTTTAACGTTTCTTGGACAATGCTCCCGTCATACAGGGTTCAAACAGCCGATGGTAAGTGGGGAGCGGAAGATTTAAGAGAATTTTATAAAAGCACTTCAGGAAAATCAACTTTTAAAATTAGATTAAATTTTGCAAAAGGCGGTTCAAAAGATTATGGTACTACTAATGAAGAAGAATATACTGTATCATTTACAAATTGTAGTTTTCAATTAGTTAAGCGAGGAGTAAACGCTTTCTGGAATGTCTCCTTTAGTATGGAAGAGGTATAATGTTAAATATATCCTCAAACTTAACTAATTTATTTAAACAACAATCTTCTATTATTGCCAAGCCAGGCGCAAGAATAGAATATAATATGAATTCATTATTAGAAAATTTAACAGTAACTACTACTGCAAATGATAATGATTATATTTCTCAAGTTACACCTACAATAAAAATTAATCCTTTTAAAAAACTATTTCCAGTAGACTCAATCGTGAAACCGTTTAGACCACAAATTGGTGGAATTAAATATTACATTGCAACACAATCTGAATATCCAGATTCTACTTCTCCGTATAATAATTATTCTACATTAAGGGTATACGAGTATCCAAGTGATATGCCAAGGGTATACTATGCAGGTGATACAAATGAATATAAATATTTTGTTACTCCAATTGGTAAAAATTTAGATGTGTCTGTTAATTATGTTAATTCAAATTCTACTAAAACAGCATTTATAAATAAAATAATTGTTACATTTGAAAAATTTCATTATGTCCCGTCTAGTTGTAGTGTGTATATAAAATTAAAAAATCAACAAGAAAGTTTAGTAGGTACTTATACAGATATTACTAACGGAAAATTAATTTTGCATTATGTAGATAAAACTGTAGATGCATGGGAAAGAAATTCAAATGATGTTTATTCCAACAGCGATGGCACAGAATTTAAATATGCTAACCCACTAGAAGTAGAAAAAATTAGAGTTACAGCAACTAATCAGTCTGATAAAATAATAGGATTAATAGAAATTTCTGGAAGACTTGTAAAAGATATATCTGAAGATATAGTTTCAATGCAAATTAAAAAAGAAGCATCCGCAAATTCAGAAGATATATTGCCAGTAGGAAAAGTTTCTGCCAATTCAATGGTTTTAGATTTAGCCAGATATGAAGATAATTCTATGAATAGTGCTACTTTGCAAATTAAAAATTATAATTTTGAAGACGCCTCTATTAATCCAGATATCATTTATATGGTTGCAAAAGCAGAAATTAAAACTTATTTTAAAATTTATCACAGTAATGCAGTAACTGTAACATCAAATTATGATGTAGTTCAGCAGGGAATATTTTATATAGATTCATGGGAGATATCTGGGTACGGTTCTGTAAATATACAAGCATTTGATTATGCAAAATTTTTAATGGAATCAATAGCTCCAGAAAGACTATACGAGTCTTATCCAGCAACGGGAGTAATTACTGGGCTTTTAGATTCCGTAGGATTTACTAATTATTATTTTAATATTAAAGAACAGATTGACCCAGTTCTTGGAACAAATGTAAAGTCAGATAATTCAATTCCATTAATTAATTATTGGTGGTCAGACGGAAGAAAAAGCGTTTGGGAATCAATTCAAGAAATATGTAATGATACACAGATGAACGCTTTTTTTGATGAGTATGGAACATTATTAATATCAAGTAGAAACTATATATATGATAATACAAAAGAAAAATCATTTACATTTACATATGATAAAGACGGAACAACTCTTCCTAACATAGCATCTTTTAGCCACAAAGAAATACCAAGCGCTAATCAGGTTAAGGTTATTTATAATAGCCCATTTAATTCTAATTTAATAGGATCTTCAGAAGCATTGTATTCTTCTCCAGTTAGTTATCTTGCTGCAGGGGCTCTGTTATCCGAAACCACAGCCTCTAGTCCAGCAGCAGGCGAAGGTCTAGAAATTCAAATAGATCAAATGACAGAATACAATAATATATTTTCTCCATTTTCTTATTCAGGATATTTAGTAATTAATTCTGAAATTATAGAATATGATGCTGTTCAATATAAATTAGTTAATAAGCTAAATAAAAAGGTAGAATATGTTTGGATTGAATCTGAATCTGATGTTGCAAAGTACCAAGCACTAGCAGAAAGCAGACAATACGATCCATCGACAGGTATTTTAAATGTAACTTTTGGACCTAGTAATAAATTAAGGATTAAACAGAGGGGTGCTTTAGGCACCACTCCAGCAGCCCATGTTAAAACTAGCGAGGCTTTTACGGGAGGGGGATGGAAGGCCTATAGGGCTTCCTGGGCATAATGGTGTTAGCTTTTAGTGGTGGATTCATGCTCGATAACGACGCTGGAGTTGATGAAAACAAATCTATTATAAATTCTCCTGAAATAATTCAAATATCTGATAATGCAGTCGAAGTAACTATTGAAACTATGAACATGGACGAAGAGCCGTCTTTTTATAAAGTAAATATTATAAATGTAACGACAGCAACATCACCAGTTGCACTAAATCCAGACCCGACATCTTCCACATTTATAGTTCCTAATTTATTAAAAGGTAATAAGTATAAATTAGAAATTGTTGCATATTTTGCTTCTCAAGATAAAGAAACTCAGGTTTTAACAACTCCAACGTTTACTATGGATGAAGAAATAGCAGGTCAATCCTTATTAGGAAATTCTACAGATCCAAAAGATATAAATAGTAATTTTTATAAAGGGTATTTAACGCTTGCATCAAAACAATCTGATGATAAAAAAAATACACTTGCAACAAAAACTTTTGAATCAATAACTCTGCCCTCCAGCACAGACGTATTACTACCTGGCGGTAAAAATACTGTACAGTCATATTCAGAAAAATATTATTCTTTTGGAACAAGTTTTAGATTTGCTTCAGATTTAGATAATGGTAAATCTGGAGCAGGAATAGGATTTTTTGCAGATGAAAGAGGAAATAAGGGATATTATCTTATCATGGAAACAGCAGCATCAGCTGCCGAAACATCTAGAAAAACATTAAGATGGGTAAAATTAGTAACAGGTAAAAGCGGAGTTGAGACATTAGCAGAAACAATAGATGTTTCAATATTTGCTGGAGAAATATATAACGTAGATATAAGAGTAAAGGTTTCAGGCAAAACAATTGAAATGAATGCTTATATAAATGGAATAAAGTTTTCTGCTTCAGACACGAGCAAGTATGACACTGGGACCAAGAAGGTTACTAAAATTGTTGAGCCTACTAAGAAAATTGCCCTTCTTTGTACAAGAGGAAAAGCTCATTTTGATTATGTGTATGCTTTAGAGATAGATGCAAAAAAGTTTTCTGATGTTTCTGCAATAACAAATAAATATTATGGAAGATATTCTAAAGATTTATTATCAACAGCTTTCGGAGAATTAAAATTTCAAGAAGGAGAATTACCAAACAATGTAAAAAATTTTGTTGATGAATTTGGTACTGTTGTTAGAGAGATTAGAAAGTTTGATGTTCAATTTAATAAAATTCCAGCTTACCCTATAGGGTGGGATACTGGAGTAAATTCTGCAGTATCTATTCTTTCACAAGATTATAATAATTTTTCATCTCAAGTTTGGGCAATTAATAATAGTTCAACAACTACTCCTCTTGCTGATGGTAATTCAGCAAACTTTTTCTTATATGGAAATCCAATTACTGAATCGTCTACTTTAGAATATGAAACAAAAATGGACAATGATTATGCTGTAAAAAGACCAGTAGTATTTGAAACAACCTGGGTACAAAGATTAGAGGACGCTAAATCTTTGGGGGATTGGATAAAGACACAAATAATTAATAAAGGAAGAGTAGTAAAAATGAAAGTTTTTGGAAACCCATTAATACAAATAGGAGATATAGTTTCAATTAAATATGCTTATCAGAATTTTATTGGGACTGAAACCCTTGTGGTCACACAGGTATCTCATACTTTTCAGCAAGGCCTTTCTACAGATGTAGTATGCAGGACAATATAGGTAATGGTATAATAAAAAAATGGCAACTAAAGATACTGTAAAAAAATTACTTAGACAGCAAGAGTCCCCTATTGTTGTCGTAGCTCCAGGTAGTAAAGCTGCATTATTTTTAAATCCCAGCAAAGTAAAAAATGAAAATCCAGTTGTAGAGCCAATAAAAGATTCTAATTTTTCAAATTTAAATTTTAAATCCAGAGAAGAAGATAGTGGAATAAAAGGTGATGAGGAAAATAATGAAGAAGATCCAGGCGGAGGAGTAGATGTAGTATCTTTAGATTCTGTAGAAATAGTATATCCTCCAAAAAAGATTTATATTAATGGCCAGCTACATTGGGAATATGAAATATATATAAAGAATACTTCTAAATTTCCAGATACAGTAGAATGGGTAGATATTCAAAAAGAAAAGAAAACAGAGGTAGGAAATGGTTAAGGGCACATATATATTTAGCGAAAATGGTAAAGAGATATATAGATCAGAAAATATAATTACTTTATACGGTAAAAGATTTCTTGCCAATTTTATTGCAGGAAATATAACTGATCATAAAAAAGATTTAGCGTTTGGCATAGATTATACTGCTGCCACTGAAACTGATACAAGACTTGGATTTGAGTTTTATAGACTTCCAGTAGAATTTGGTAGCACAGATATATATTCAGATGAAAATGGAATAAGATATTTTGTTGTATATAAAACAGTCCTTCCAGTAGACGTAGCTGGTGTAATAAAAGAAATTGGAACTTATCCATCAAGAAGATCTTCCTCTAATAGTTTTGATAGTAAATTTATATCAGATTTCTCTGATCAGTTTGCTTGGCAAGATTCTGATTTATTTAATCCAGAAAGATCTACAACTGGGGCATTAGTAGGAGAAGATGTTTTAAACTTTATTTCAGGAACAGGAATAGAAAAAGAATATTCTTGCACAATAACAGAAACAGATTTTTCTGGGTATAGCGTAAACGATTCAATTAAATTTTCTTATTATAAGAATGATAATAATTTAGATAAAATAAAAATTAGATTCTATAGTTCTGATACTGCCTACTATGAGGTAGAAATAAATGATAATTCTGGAACTGGCAATAAGATATCTAGCGACATCCTATTGTCTGTTCTGTATGCTGGAGCAAATTCAGAAAATCCAGATATATCTAAAATAAATAAAATTGGAATAGTAGTTGTTCCTAAATCTGGAGTTCAAGCTACAGTAGGAATGGATGCACTTAGAATTAACGATGAAGATTCTTTTGACCCAACCTATGGATTAATTAGTAGATCAGTACTTTCTAGCCCTCTAACAAAAACTATAGGAAGATTGGTTGACGTAGAATATCGTATGGAGTTAAGTTTCTAATGCCTTTACCAGAAGAAGAGTTACAAGATAAACCTGTAAAGTCAGACAGGGCTGGATACTTTAAAGTAATTTTAACTGGACTTAAGCCTGGAACTACATACCCTTTACAATTTAGATGGGCTTATAAAGATAATACTTTTAGCAAGTGGAGTGCAAAAAAAGATTTAATTACTCCTAATGAAGAGTTGCCAGGAGATCCAAAATTTGAACCAGGTGATGTTGTTGCAGTACCTGGTGGAATAATTATAAAATGGAACGGTCAAGTAGGAACTGGAATAGACGTAGATCCAATTCAATTTGATAGAGTAGATATACACATCTCTGGAACTTCATACGGCGATGGAACAAAACCAGCTGGTTCATTTAAAGGAACCTTTAAGCATTTATTTAAAGCCGAACCAGGCATATATATAGTACAAATTAAAATATATTATAAAAGCGGAGTTTCTTCATTTTTTAGTGAAGCTTATACAGTTACTGTTCCATCACAAGAAGAAGAAGTTCAAGCTCCAGTAACACCTAAAGGATTTACTTCAGAAAGAGTTCTTTCTGGAATTGAAGTGGCATGGGATGGTACATATACTGGCGGTGCAGAATGGTATGGATTCCAGGCTATTAATATATATGCTGGCACATCTTCAACAGCAACTTCTGGCACTTATATAAAAGTTGGTCAAATGACCGCAAATAAAACTGGCAATAAAATTGTTGCTCCAGTAGATGGAACTTATATTAGGTATGATCAGCCAGTTTATTTTCATGCAAGCTCTTTAAATAAAAAAGGCGAAGAGTCTGCCATGGTTTCAAATGTTACGAGCCAAGCTACAGGAGCCAGATCTGCAATCCCTTCAGATTTATCAGATAATATAATTACAAATGCTAAATTGGTTAACGATGCTGTTACTGCTGCTAAAATTGCTACAGGTGCAATTACTGAAGTTAAAATAGATAACGATGCCATTACCGCAGCTAAAATAGCAGCAGGTGCAATTACTGAAGTTAAAATAGATAATGCTGCTATTACTGCAGCTAAAATTGCAGCAAATGCAGTAACTGCTACTGCAATTGCAGATAATGCTATTACTACTCCAAAATTAGTTACAAATGCTATTACTGCAGATAAAATTACTGCTTCTGCAATTACCGCAGATAAGGTAGCAGCAAATGCCATTGATGCTGATAAAATTGCTGCCAATGCAATTACAGCCGCTAAATTAGCAGCAGGTTCAGTAGAAGCTGGAAAAATTGCAGCAGGAGCAATTACTGCAGAAAAAATTGCAGCAAATGCTATTGAATCTGATAAGATTGCAGCAAACGCAATTACTTCTGCCAAGATTGTAGCTAATGCAATTACTGCAGATAAAATTGTTTCATCTGCTATTACAGCAGATAAGATTGCAACTAATGCAATTACGGCAAGTAAAATACAAGCTGGCGAAATTGATGTAAATAAATTAGCTGCTGGCACAATATCTGTAAATAATCTTGAGGCTGGATCATTAAAAACAACTACATATATTCGTGCAGGTGCCGCTGGTGGCGGAAGAATAGACATGTCGGCAAGCGCATCAAGTGGACTCCCCGCTGGTTTATATATTTATAATTCAGGAGGAACTGCAGTTTTTGAAGCCCCACTAGGTGGCGGTGTTACAATTACTGGTAATCTTAAAGCTACAGAAATATCTACAAGCTCTGGAAAATTTTCAGTAAATACTTCAGGAGTTTTAACAGCTACAGGTGCAGATATAGGTGGAACAATAAAAGCAGATGGCGGAAATATTGGTGGAATCGTTATTGCTGCAGATGCAATTCAAAATGGCGCAAATGCAGCAGGTTCAACATTTAGATTAGATAATGCAGGTAAAGCAAGATTTGGTTCTGCTGTAGGAAATTCTATTATATTGAATCCTACTGCATCAACAGGTGCTGGCACAGATGCTGCTAAATCGTATATTTATCACAGCACAGACGGAGGTTCGACATCTGCTGGAGTTTTTAGACTGCAAGCTGATGGCAAATTATTTGCAACATCAGCAGATCTATCTGGAAAAATAACAGCAGATTCTGGTTCGATAGCTGGCTGGGCAATAAACAATTCAGACATTACAAGTTCAAGTGGCGGTACAGTATTATATAATAATGGAAAAATTACTATAGGAACAACAGGAGATGATTCCTTAAAACTAAATGCTGGTGCAAATTTAGCAATGTTTGCTGCCCCAGGAAATGCTTCTATAATTAATTTTTATACAACAACAAGCCCAACATTAGCAGATGCTAGAATTCAACAAACATCAGGTGGAGATTTACAAATACGTGGCTGGTATGGCGGAACATATAGAACAGTATTTACGGCTAGAACTTATATAACAGAAGGGTGCTTAGTTCAAGGATATGGATTGGCAACTACTACTGCTCCATTTATGGCAAGAAGAGATAATGCCTCTGCTGCTGATTTAACATCAGATTTATCTGTTCAAACAAGAATGATTCAATTTTCAAAATCTTATGCTGATGGAGGAGATTATAGAAGCGTAGGATTCATATCAGCTGGCGGAACCACTTCATCAATTTCTTTTGGTACAGGTTCAGACCCAAGATTAAAGAAAAATATAGAATTATTTAATGATACATCATTTTTAGAAGATATTAAAAATATTAGTGTGTATAAATTTCATGGCATAGATCAAGAAGATAGTAGTAGAAAAACAATCGGTTTTATGGCTCCAGAATTTTATCCAAAATATCCAGATATTGTTGAAGGTATTCCAGGCGGAGTAGATGAGAATGGTGATCCCGCATACATGAATATTTTTAGAGAAAATTTAATACCTCATTTATTTAACGCAGTTAAACAATTATCTATAAAAGTTGAAGAATTAGAATCTAAATTGAACTAGACAATTTCAATATAATTATGTATAATATATTAAAAGGAGCAAAATGGCAGAAAAAATAGAATTAGTATTAGTTGCTTTACAGCAAAGAATGGGTGAAATGGTAGTTAATTATGAAACCCAAATTGCATTGTTAAGGGCAGAGATTACAGAATTAATTGAACAGAAAGAAAGCATGACGGAGGACGGCAATGGCTGATTTTAAAGCAGTTACATTTTATCAAGGCGCTCCAATAGATCCATCTCAATTAAATCAATTACAGACAAACATAACAGAAGCTTGGACTGCATCTAATAATTTATTAAACCTAACTTCTGGCGGAACTACAAAATCCACTATTCCATTTGTATATGCAGATACTACATCAGTTCCAATGTCTGCTGGCAAGGGAACTAAAACTATTAATTTCAATGGTCAATTTCAAACTACTCCCAACATGGTAGCATCTCTTGGAATAAATGTATCAAGCAGCAATGTTGTATTTTCTGTTGGATCAAAAGTTACTGGTGCTAATGCTGCTACAATTTATGTTAATTGCTCAGATAATAAATATACAAAAGCAGTTACAGTTAATTTTATTGCTGTTGAAAACAGAGAAGTTACTAGATAAATAAGGCTTGACATCCTGTTTTTTTATGTTACAATTTACTACACATTAATGCATTGTTAATGTAATATATTTTAGGAAATAAATGACAAATGATTTAAGGTGGATGTTGTCATCCGACCAGCAATTCCCATATCAAGATAATAAAATGATAGAACTTTGGTTTAAAGTTATGGAATGGTTTAAGCCTCATGTAGTTGATATACTTGGAGACACAGACGATCAGGCATGCTATAGCAAATATACTGAAGGAAGATCTGCTGAATTTCTTAAAATGTATAAAGATCAAAATGGAGCAGCAATTGTTCCTTTAATGCAGCACGAGGCAAAAGGGGCAAGAGAATTTTATGCAAGAAATAGAGAAATTGCTGGACCAGATGCAGAACTATTTACTGCTTTAGGAAACCATGACATTCGTATCTTTAATTATATGGATGCTAAACTTCCAGATTTTATAAATATTGTTACACCAGAAGCACTATGGAATTTAGATTCTTTGGGATATGGTTATATTTATTATGATGCTTTACCAAAAAAACGCTATGGAGATATTCATGTGCATCATGGTATTTCTATTGCCGACGCTGGAGCGGTAAGAGCTGATATGAATTCTTTACAAGTTTCTTTAATTCGTGGACATTCTCATAGATTGGCATCACATTTTCAAACATACGAACTTAGAAATAAGGGTAAGGGTGAAACAATTCGTGGATACGAAATTGGACACATGTGTGATGAAAAAGGTCCAGGCATGAAGTATATGCAGCATCATGATTGGCAAAAAGGATTTGCAATTGCTCATATTGAAAATGGTAAATATCCACATGTTCAATTAATTCAAGTTTCTCCAGATTATTCATGTGTAGTAGACGGCAAGGTGTTTACATTATGATGAAATGTGGAAGATGTAATGGTAGAGTTTTTGTTGATCGTGTATTTTCACAAAAACTTCACGTAGAGCTATTCTGCATATTATGCGGAAAGCGTTGGATGATAAATAAGGATACGAGTGCATTAGGGCGATGGCTGGAACAAGTAGAAAAAAACAAACTAAAAGATTTATCTATTTCTTCTTAAATAATAAAATACATAAAGTATTAAATTATTCACGTGCGAAGGACGAGTTAATCGCTTGGTGTTATCCAGATAAAAAGCGTGTATTGTATTCTTATTCACAAGTAATTAAAAATATGGAAAATGCTTATTCAACTAAGCAGGTGGCCCAAATTCTTAATAAACATAAAATTACAATTGAAGATTATATTCTTGAAGGTAAAATTAAATATCCTCAAAAAGTATATCCAATTGGTAATCCTGAAAGTGATTGGTATAAATTTATGTATAGTGAATCTGACATAATGGATATACATCAGTTTATTTTAGAATCAGGTTATTCTAAAAATATGCCTTCAAAAAATGAATTAAAAGCTCTTCTCAAACACAATTTAATATTGTATACTAAGACCGATACTGGGTTTGTTCCAGTCTGGAAGGCAGATTAGTGGAAAAAGGCAAAGTCGTTATATGCGATATTTGTAATAAAGAGATAGAAGTACGATGGGGCATATTCGCTCACGATACTTTAAATAGACACAGAAAGGCGGAACATAAATAATGTCTGAGACAAAGGTTAAAGTTGATTTATCATTTACAAGAAATTTAGGAAATTTTGAAAGCATAAAAATTGGTATTGGCGTAGAGGATTTTGTTCGCCCAGAAGAAAATGTAGACATGGCTACTGAACGTGTTTATAAGTTTGTTGAGTCAAAGCTTGTAGAGAAAACACAGGAAGTGGAAGAAGAATTAAATAGTGGCAAGTAAAGAACCATATATCCTATTATCTTTATATCAAAATTTATATAAAGATAAATATGGTAAAAGTCCATCTTTAAATAAATATAAAGAAAAGTGGGCTATGCAAGATGTCATAGATAGTATAGGATATGACCGTGCAAAAAAGGTTCTTGAATATTATTTTGAAACAGGCAAGGATAAACATCCTTTGCAATTTTTTTATTTTAATTTTGACAGATTAGAAGATATGATGTTGCAAATTGAAGAAGATAGAGTTTTCAGGAATATTCTTCTTGAGAATACAAAAAAATTAGTTAAGGGTGAGGAATGAATACAGAGGCAGAATTAATATCTGCAGTATGCAAAAATAAAGATATTAGCACCCTGTTAGCAGATAATGCAGATGAATTATTTTCATCACACAGAGATATATGGGATAGTTTAAAATCATATTATTATAAGTTTAAAGCGGTTCCAGAAGTTGGCGTACTAATGGAACGCCATAAAGACTTTGAGCCAGTTAAAACAACAGCAGAAACTGGATATTATTTAGATAAACTTAAGAATGAATTTGTTTCAAGTAGACTTAAAACAATTATGCTACAGGCTGGTTCTGCGCTAAAAGAAGATGCAGCTTCTCGTGTGCTTGGGAACATGCAATCGCAATTAGCTACACTAAGTAGGTTTACTAATAATGTTAGAGATGTTGATGTAATTGATATAGATGCTGCAGAAAGACACTATCAATCTGTAAAAGAAAGATCTGCAGCAATGGGCGGAAGCCCAGGAATACTAACGGGTATTGATGCAATTGATAAAGCATACCCCACAGGCATGGCTCCAGGACACCTTATTGTGGCCATAGGATGGCCAGGAAAGGGTAAGACATGGTTTACTTCATATCTTGCCTGCAAAGCTTGGGAGCAGGGCTTTAAGCCTATGATAGTATCTCTGGAAATGGCTCCAGAGAATATGAGAGATAGAATATACACAATGCTAGGCTCTGGATTGTTTAGAGCTAGCGATTTATCAAAAGGAGATATTAATTTAGATGACTTCAAATCATGGGGAAAGAAAACGACTTCAGGGAAAAACAGTTTTATCCTTATTTCTAACGAAGGCACTGCGGAGGTCACGCCTGCGACAATACAGGGCAAAATTGATCAACACAAACCAGATCTAGTTATTCTTGACTATCATCAGTTATTTAATGACAATAAGCGTAGTAATTCAGAAGTAGAAAGAAATAGAAATATTTCAAGAGACTTCAAGTTACTGGCAGTATCAAATAATATTCCAATTATTGATATTACTGCTGCAACTGCTGATGATATATCTGATCAAAAAGAACCTCCAATGATGAGCCAGGTCGCTTGGTCAAAAGCAATTGAATATGATGCTGATATGGCAATGGCAATTCATAGGCATGCAAATACAGATTTGGTTGAGGTAGTTTCAAGAAAGAACCGTCACGGACAAGACTTTAGATTCTTTTTAGAGTGGGATATCAATCGTGGTATCATCAAACCTATTTATGAAAATTTACCAGAATTAAATAATGACACACAAAAGAATAAAGCGATTTCAAATTAATGTAGAATTTTTAGATGATTCTGACATAATAAGGATTAGACATCAGTATGAAAGCTTACTAATTCATGATATGAGAGATAAAGGTTATGTCAGAATACTTGACATAGACCCAGCATTTTCGGTAGAATTTAATGGTGAGACTTGGAAGTTTTTAATGACTATCCAAGGAGTTTATGTGGGAAAGAAGAAGGCATGGGATACAGAGGGAATGGCACAAGGGAAATTAATTCCACGTACACTCCGTCCCAAATTAGGGGTGTAATAAAAGCTCTAGGGCTAGATATATTGTCTGAATCAAATAACAATATATCTATGTTTTGTCCTTTTCATAATAATGTACACACATTTAGTTTTAGTATAAGCACAATAACTGGAGCATGGCTATGCTTTAATCCATCATGTGGACAGTCTGGCAACTTAGTTGATCTTGTAAAAAAAATATTAGATAAAAATGATTTTCAAGCACTTAGATTTATATCATCTAAATCCTCTAGCCAAGAAGAAATATTTGAAGAAGAATTAAATTCTATATTAGAAGATAAGCCAGAATTTATAGAATTTTCTCAAACTATACTTGATTCACTTTATAGTGATTTGGGTAAAAGTGAACATGCTCAGTCATATTTTGAAAGTAGGGGTATTAACCTAGATTCAATGCATTATTTTAAATTAGGATATTCTTCTAACCAAGATATGGTTATTGTTCCAGTGCATAGTCCAGATGGAGTTCCAGTAGGCTTAGTAGGTAGATCTATATCGGATAAAAGATTTAAGAATAGTACAAATTTACCTAAAAGTAAAACTTTATTTAATATTCATAGAGCTAAAAGAATTGGCGATACTGTTGTAGTAGTGGAATCTAGTTTTGATGCAATTCGTGTTCATCAAGCAGGATTTCCAAATGTAGTTGCAACATTAGGCGGGCATGTATCAACAGATAATATTAAATTATTAAATAGGTATTTTAATAAAATAATAATTATGACTGATAGTGACGAGGCTGGAAGAAATTTGGGAATTAGTATTGCAAGTAAATTAAAAAATAAAAACCTCTTGTGGGCTTCTTATGATTATGGTAAGATATATCCACATGATGCAAAAGATGCTGGCGATATGACAGATGAAGAAATAAAGCTATGTATTAATAATGCGGTATCCGATTTCGAATATCGATCTTGGGCAACGTGATATAATAGAAAAACAGACGGATATATACCGTCAAATATAAACTAAGGAGAAATTATGAAAGCTACAGGATTAGCAGCTTTAAAAAAGGTAATAGATAAGCCACAATCAACAAGTGGTTCAGAAAGTAAGGGACGTTGGGTTAAACTCGAAGATGGAGAAAGCGTAAAGATTAGATTTCTTCAGGAGCTAGACCCAGACTCACCAGATTATAATGATAAATTGGGTCTTGGATTTATTGCAGTAGAACACACAAACCCAAAAGATTATCGTCGCAAGGCTCTTTGCACAATGGAAGATCAGGGTAAGTGCTGGGGTTGCGAGCAACATAGAAAAGACTATAAGGCAGGATGGAAAGGCCGTTCACGTTTATACATAAATGTATTAGTTGATGATGGCAAAGAAGATCCGTACGTAGCTATTCTTTCACAGGGATCAAGTGGCAAAACAGTTACTCCAACTTTAATAGAATACGCTGGAGAAATGGGTTCAATTACAAATCTTATGTGGAGAATTAAAAGATCTGGAACAAAAACAGATACTAGCTATACAATTATCCCACTAGCCAAAGATGAGGCTAAGTTTGATGCCTCTGGGCTTGAGCTTCATAAGCTTGAGGAAACAGCGATTCGTGACCTACCTTATGCGAATCAAGAAGCTTTCTTTAATGGAGAAGGCGGACATGAAGAAGAAGAACCATCTACATCTAGCGATGTAACTTGGTAGTAGTCGAAAGGCGGAGAGTTAATGTCATTTGTGCATCTTCATGTGCATTCTCATTATTCATTGATGGATGGTCTTAACTCTCCTGCCGAACTAGTTTTAGCAGCAAAAAAATCTGGGCAAAAATCAATTGCTATAACAGATCATGGAACATTGTCATCTCATAGAGATTTTCAAATAGCATGCAAAGAAAATGATATAAAGCCAATCTTGGGGGTAGAAGCATATATTTCTCCTACTGATAGATTTGACAGATCTTCTAAAACAGATAAGTCAATTCAGGCATATAACCATATTATATTGTTAGCAAAAAATAAAAAGGGCTTAGAGAATATTAATTCACTTCAGGAGATTGCATGGAATGAAGGTTTTTACCATAAGCCACGTATTGATAGAGAGGTGTTAAAAGAATATGCGGAAGGTATTATTGTTCTTTCTGGATGTCTTAATGGTCTTATTAGTAAGAGCATCGAAAAGGGCGAATTTTCAGAAGCAAAACTTATACTTAAAGATTTTAAACAAACTTTTCAAGAAGATTTTTATGTGGAGGTTCAGTCTCATAATCCGCAGGAAATAAATTTAAAACTTCTTGAACTTGCAGATGAACTTAAAATTAAGGCAGTTGCAACAGGAGATGCTCATTTTGCTAACGGTGAAGATAAAGTATTAGAAGAAGCAATGCTTATTTTATCCACAAATCCTAAAATGGATAAGGATGCAGATTTTGATGAATCACGTAAAATGAAAGATATGCTAGATAGATTTAATTATCTATATCCAGATAGAAGAATATCTTTTCAGGATTATAATTTATTTATACAAACTCGTGAAGAAATTGAGGTTGATTTTAAAAAGTCTGGGATAAATAGAATTGATATATTTGAAAATACATTAGAAATAGCAGACAAAATAGAGCAATATGATTTTTATCAAAACCTAGACTTGCTTCCAGTTCCTAAAACTAATGCGGATGATAAATTAGCTGATATGTCATTTGCTGGATTAAAAAAATTAGGATTAGATAATAATGATATTTATATAGAACGATTAAATGAAGAATTAAATATAATTAAGCAAAAGAAATTTGCGTCATACTTTTTAGTAGTTGCCGACATGATTAATTGGGCAAAATCTCAGGACATGCTTGTAGGGCCTGGACGTGGTTCTGCTGCTGGATCACTTGTATGTTACACAATTGGCATTACAGATGTTGATCCAATTAAATATGATCTTCTATTTTTCCGTTTTATTAATCCAGAACGTAATGATTTTCCTGATATTGATACAGACTTTGAGGATCGACGCAGAAAAGAAGTAAAAGAATATCTTAAAAAGAAATTTAAACACGTAGCATCAATATCAACATATACTTATTTTAAAGATAAGGGTGTGATTAGAGATGCTGCTCGTGTATTTATGGTTCCCCTTGGTGATGTTAATAAAGCATTGAAATCAATCGATACATTTGAAGACTATTTAGATTCTCCAAACACAAAAGAATTTAGGACAAAGTACCCAGAAGTTACTTGGCTTGCAGAAAGACTTCGTGGAAAGATTAGAAGCGTAGGCGTACATGCTGCTGGTGTTGTAGTGGCAAAGGACGATATTAGAAAGTACGCCCCAGTAGAATCTCGTGAAGATGCACAAGATAAAGTCTCTGGAAGAATTCCAGTTGTTGCATATGATATGGATACTGTTGCTGACATAGGTTTGATTAAACTCGATGCTCTTGGGCTTAAAACATTATCTGTTATATCTGATACATTAAAATCAATAAAGCAAAGATATAATAAAGACATAGATCTATCAGCCCTAGATCTAAATGATGAAAAAGTTTATAAAGTATTAAGCGAAGGATATACAAAGGGTGTATTTCAGGCTGAAGCAACTCCGTATACAAATCTATTAATGAAAATGGGAGTAAGCACATTTGAAGATTTAGCTGCATCTAATGCTCTTGTCAGACCAGGTGCAATGGATACTGTAGGCCCATCTTATATCAAAAGAAAACACGGAGAAGAGGCCGTGAGGTTTGTACATCCAATCATGAAGCCTTTCACAGAAAATACATTTGGAGTTATCATTTATCAAGAACAAGTTATGCAAGCTTGCGTACACTTGGGAGGTATGACCTGGTCAGAAGCTGATAAGGTAAGAAAGATTATTGGAAAGAAAAAAGATGCAAAAGAATTCGATCAGTTCCAAGATAAATTTATTCAAGGCGCTTCGCTACATATCAGCAAGCAAGAAGCAGAACAACTCTGGAAAACATTTGAGGCCCACGCTGGATATTCATTCAATCGTAGTCACGCTGTCGCTTATTCTATGCTTTCTTATTATACCGCTTGGCTTAAGCTTCATTATCCTTTGGAATTTTTATTCTCGCTCCTTAAAAACGAAGGAGACAAAGATACAAGAACAGAATATTTAATTGAGGCAAAAAGATTAGGTCTTAAAATTAAATTGCCACATATTAATGAGTCAGATATTAATTTCTCATTGCAAGGAGATTCAATTAGATTTGGTCTTGCTGAAGTTAAATTTATTTCAGATAGCATAGCAAATAAAATTATAAATAACAGGCCATATTCTACTTATGAAGATTTTAAATCCAAGGCAGGTAAAAAGGGAAGTGGAATAAATTCAAGAGCAATTTCTTCGTTAAATGCTATTGGGGCAGCAGCTTTTGATGACAACCCACGAACTGGCAAAGAATCTGAATCTTATTATGAGTTTTTAGGAATACCTACATTTAATCTTGATTTGCCTCCAAGAATAAAAGCCCAAGCAAGGCCAATAGAAGATTTTGATCCACTTGGTTCATTTGTCATATTTGGAATGGTAAAAAATATAAAAAGAGGTGACGGTTGGGCAAGAGTAGAGATAGTAGATGAAACAGGCTCCATAGGATTGTTTCATAATGAACAAACACAAATAGAAACAAATCAAATGTACTTTATATTAGTGGGAGATAATCGTATTGTTAGGTACATAAATGTAAAAGATATTGATCCAAAAAATAATGATTTATTTATTGACTACTTGTATAGAAGAGAATATGATCTTGCGGAGGACGAGCAGATTGTGGTAAACTTTACTCCGTATAAAACGAAAAAAGGACAGACTATGGCTCACATAGTAATGTCTGATAAATATAAAAATCTAAAAAGAGCCATTGTTTTTGCAAGTATGTATCCAGTAGCCTTAGCTAAAATGAGG